GAAAATTTTTATGTTTATCCGGGGCTGCGTCACCAAATGGAAGCCATAGAGGATTCAGAACTCTTTGAGTTTTCTACAGAACATTTTGAAGAAGACAGTTATCGTATTATAAAAGGTGATTAAATTTAATTAATTAACTTCACTATATTTAATGAATAAAAAAGTTTTTCTATTTAACAAATAACCCTTGACTCTGCCTCCTCCGGTGCTATACTATGGGGGTAACTTTTAAAAGGAGAGTTCTGTAATGGCTCGTAAGAAGGTGACCCGGCGTAGGGTTCCCGTAGTAGATGACGAACCCACATTCGACGGAGAGGTCGAGGCGGACGTTCGGGATGATGCCCTGAGTTGGTATCATCATAATCAAATTTCAACAAATATATTGAGATCCTATTTTATTGAATATGCCAAGAATATCGACCCGGCGATTGTCCCGGCGGTAAAGGCGGCACAAGTCTGGGTGTCTTCTTCCTGGGGGTCTGTTGCCCGGATGCTCTCGCGTGGTCTTCAGGATGAAGACTGGAAGCGACGAACCGATGGTCGCGTGATCGAGATTGTCCAGAAGGGCAATGAGATCCTTGCCGAGAAGGGTGTTATTCAATCAGCAAAGAAGAAAGTATATGTTCCCAATATTCAGGAACGCATTCGGGCCGTCGCTGGTGATTTGATCGGTGAGATTGAATTTGAGGTGGACGAGTTCCTTGTGGACGGATGTAAGTCCAAGTTCAATCTCTTCAAGTGGTTGCAGAAGAAGGAAGTCAAGGGTGTTCATGCTTCGCGCATCAAGAATCATTATGCGGGAGTGTTGGATGAGATTGAAGATGTCATTGCCGGAGATGATGACGATCTGGCAGAGGGTTATTCTTTCTTGACCAAACCGAAGTTGAAGAAGTATCGAAAGTTCATTAATGAACTTGTTAACGATGCCGAGACTTTTGGTAGTCTAGCCAAGGCAAACCGGAAGCCGCGTAAGCGGAAGGTGAAGTCGGTTCGTGATGTGACTTCCAAGGTGAAGTACAAGGTCAAGGACGACGACTACAAGATCGTTAGCGTTGATCCGACTAATCTGATGGATGCGTCACAGGTTTGGCTGTTTAACACCAAGGATCGTTTCTTGCACAAGTATACCTCTACCCGTGGAATGGTGGTCAAGGGAACCACGCTCTACGATTGGGATGAGACGGATTCGTTTAAGAAGAAGATTCGTAAGCCGGAAAAGGTTCTTCCCGATGTTGTCTCTGGTGGTAAAGTGAAGTTGCGAAAGTTGATGGATGGAATCAATGCCAAGGAATCCAAGGTCACAGGTCGCATTGGAAAGGACACAGTAATTGTGAGGGTGGTACAGTAATGGATGGTTTTATTTTTGGGTTCGTAGACAATGCTGTTCTTATTTTCGGTGCCGTAACAGGTCTGGAAATTGAAAAGTATTTTGAAGGAAGTGGAGTTAAGGGTGCTGTCTTTGGTGCAGCAATCGGAAACTCTATTTCAGATGGATTGGGGTGTGTGTTTGATCCTGCACTCCAACCCATGATTCTTGGAGTGGTGCTTGGGACATTGGTTCCAATTCTATTCATTCCATTCTTAGGTAAAAGGCTCAAGTAATGATTTTAGTAGACTACAATCAAGTTGCCATTAGCAATTTAATGGTAAGTATAAACACATATAATAAGAATGCAGAGATCAATGAAGATTTGATTCGACATATGGTTCTCAATTCTATCCGAGCCTATAAGGTTAAGTTTGGGGAGAAGTACGGGGAGCCTGTGATCTGTTGTGATGGAAGAAATTATTGGAGAAAAACACTTTTTCCTTATTACAAAGCAGGACGCAAGAGAGATCGAACACAGTCCGGTTTGAATTGGAACGAAATCTTTGAAACGCTAAATAAAATTAGAGACGAACTGAAAGATTATTTTCCATATAAGGTTGTCGATGTGGACAGTGCAGAAGCCGATGATATTATTGGAACAATTGTCTTGAATAAGAGTCCGTTTGAACCAACTTTGATTTTATCAGGCGACAAAGATTTTATGCAACTGCAAAAGATTTTAAATGTGGATCAGTATGCACCTGTTCAAAAGAAGTTTCTCAAAACCAAAAAGGCTGGCGAGTTTCTTAAAGAACAGATCCTACGCGGAGATCGAGGCGACGGCATTCCGAATTTTCTGAGTGCCGATGATGTACTTCTCTCCGGTAAAAGACAACGCCCAATTTCAACTAAAAAAGTAGAGGGTTGGTTGGTATCCAACCCAGAAGATTTTTGCGATGACGCGATGTTGCGCGGCTATCGTAGGAACGAGCAATTGATTGATTTGGAATGTATACCGGAAGATGTATCCAAGGAAATTTTGGATCAGTATTCCAAAGAGCCTGCGGATCGAAGTAATCTATTCAACTACTTCGTGAAACATAATCTTAAACTACTAATGGAAAATATACAGGAGTTTTAAACAATGTCGAAGAAGAACCGTAATAAGAAAGAGCAGTTCGATGACTATCTAGATGAGAAACAGTTTTGGGCCGGTGGGAAGAAAAACTCAAACAAAAAGAGACGCAACCGCCGCCGAGATGCAGAAAAGTTAATCAAGGATATGACTACAAATCAAGAGTATGATACTTATTACGAAGAACTTTATGAAGATGAAGTGTATTCATAATCATAGCAGGAGAATATCGTGACAGAACCTTAACGATACTGAACCCAGTATACTAATAATATATAAGGAGTTTCTTACCAAGGGAGCCGAGTAGCCAACACCATAACTGTGGTTAGTAGCGAAGTGGATTATCGCGATCCCGTGGAAGAGTTGGTAAGTTGCCCTATCTCGTTGGGGCTAAACTTTGCTGTCTGTGAAGTAGTATTCTAAGGCAGGGATGACAACGGGTCTTCCCGAATGGGACGGTGACTGGCACCGATAAGAAAGGCGAGCTTAGTCAAAGAAAGATCGTGTCTTAATTATAATAAAGTAGGTTGGTGGCACAACCATAGACCTTTATTGACAATGATTTCCAGCTTTGGCGTAAATGATAACGCTCGTACTCTCCTATCTAATTAAAAATAGATTGCTTGGACATTCAATGGGTTCTGTCATAAGAAATCGAAACCGGGGAGCTTGCCACTCCCCGGTCTTTTTTATAAATATTTTATTTAAGGAATATTGGTTTGTTGGATTTAACAATTCTTGAAATGGTTTTATTGGCAACGGTCATAGCTGCTGCCTGTATTAATTTTTATTTTGGTCGAAGTAATGGAATTGAAATTGGAATGAAGGGGACGTTGGAGTATTTGGTTAATGACGGTACTCTCAGTCGTTTTGTAAACAAAGAGGGAAATATTGATTTTTGTTCACGCGGAATTATGAATGATATTTGCCCCAAGTGTGGATTCCACGAAGGAGATAATCTTGGCGAACAAGAAACCTAATAAGCCTCGCGATTATAATGCGATGGATGCCTGCCTCCGCTCTGGTGGTCCGATGAAGGATCGCCGGGAACCTAGAGGTGGTGCAAAGAACACACAGGAAGAATATCTTGCAGATTTTGTTTGTGACTTTTGTGAGGAACCTGTGAATCAAGTTCGCCGAGTTTTTATTGACGGCGAATATGAACGAGTGAAATCAAAAGCCCTATACGCCTGCGAAGAGTGTTCGGAGGAAAAGGATCGGCAACGATTAGGCTTATAAAAATGCTATATAATGATAGGAGCAAAAAATGAACTGGCAACCCGTAGAAAAAATTAACCCGGAAAATATCGTTGATGAGGAATCTCTTTCTCCGCTTCAGCATTTTCTTCGTAAAGAAACTTTGGGAAAGGCCTTTGAGGAAATGGCTAAACTTCCCCATCGTGAATCTAGGATTCTTATTTTGCATAGTTATGAGGGGAGAACTTTTGACGAAGTTCGCAATAAGATTGTTAATATTGAAACTGGATTGCCGGTTTCTATAGAACGAGTTCGCCAACTTGAGAACCGTGCTTTAAATAAGGTTCGTGATGCTCTAGTTGAAGGTGGATACGGGTTGGAGTAGATTCATGCCTTCTGGATGGCAAGACCATAATCAAAAGACACAAGATGTGTTGTCGAGGTTTGAAAAGAGAGTGTATAGAGTGTTTAGTCTTATTGGAGTAGTTTTGGCAATTGTTATGTCATGGCAGTATAATCATAGTGTTCTATGGGCAATTCTTCATGGATGTTTTGGTTGGTTGTATGTTTTTTATGCCTGGATTTTTAAATAGGAGCAATATTTGAGTATGCATATTTTGAAGGCCCAACAGTTTGATAAGTCATTTCTTAATGAAATTTTTGAAGCCACTTTTTGGCTTAAAACAAATAATAAATTACCAGAGTTAAAAATTAATAGACCGATAATGGCATCGCTTTTTTATGAGCCATCAACGCGAACTCGATTTTCGTTTGAGTCTGCAATGTTCAAATTGGGCGGCAATGTTCTTTCTACAGAAAATGCCGAACAGTTTTCTTCTGCTGCAAAGGGAGAAATTCTAGAAGATACTATTCGGGTTGTGTCTGAGTATTCTGATGTGATTGTTCTTCGTCATTCGGAAGAGGGATCTGTAGAGCGCGCAGCCGAGGTTAGTTCTGTCCCGATTATTAATGCTGGAGATGGTGCAGGACAACATCCGACTCAGGCATTGATTGATCTTTATACTATTGAAGATGAATGTAATGGAATCGACGGTAAGAGGATTGCGCTGATTGGTGATTTGAATTATGGAAGAACAATTCATTCACTTGCATATTTGTTGACTAAATATGATATAGGACATATCTATTTGGTGGCTCCGAAGTTTGTGCAAATGAAACCGGAATTGATCGAGCATTTTGACAAACATAATGTTAGTTGGAGTACCTGTCATCGGCTGAAGGACATTGCATCAGAGGTTGATATTTTTTATCAGACTCGACTTCAAAAGGAAAGATTCAGGTCAGGATCATTTGAGCTATTTGAGAAGTATCAAAGGATTGCCCATCGGTATAAGATTGATGGTGCTGTGTTGAGAATGATGAAACCAGATGCAAGAATTTTACACCCGCTCCCTAGACTGGGAGAAATTTCAGTTGAAGTTGATTCTGATCCGAGGGCAGCATATTTTAGGCAAGCTAAAAATGGACTATATATTCGTATGGCATTGTTGTTAAGGGTTCTTCGGAGAGAGATTTATATATAGAAGAGGAAATAGGAAATGATGTGGTTGTTTAATAAAATTTTAAATTGTTATACGCGGAATATGATGGAAGTAATTGCAATTAGGAATTATAAATATTTTGGTGATCTGCGAGAAATTCAGCGAAAGAAAAATTAATGCCCATATATGAATATGAATGTAAGTATTGCAAATATACTTTTGAAGCTCTTCAAAATATTAATGCAAAGAAAAAACGAAAGTGCCCAGAGTGTAAAAAGAAGAATGCGTTGAAGATTCTTATTGGGAATACTTCGTTCGTTCTTTCTGGGGATGGTTGGACGCCAAAGCATTATGATAAGTAAGGATAATTTAAATGCCACTTTATGACTATGAATGTAAGGACTGCGAATTCCAATTCGATGAATTGATTCGTATGGATGATCGCAAGAAACCTACTCGCAGGAAATGTCCTAATTGTGGCAAGAAAAAGGTTAGACAAATAATGTTGGGGACTCCCCCAACCGTAGATCCAGTAAATATTGGTGTGCGAACCACAGATGATACATATAAAGAAGTTATTGCAAAGATTAATGCAGAACATCCCCATGCCGGTCGAGACGGCAAGGGGTGGCGACCACTTCAAAAACTTCAAAGGGAAGGAATTCCCGATACCTATAAAGGACACAATGAATTAGATAGAGAGAAAGGATGGTAGTATATTATGTTTATTCATGAATCACCAGTTGAATTGCCAAAACAAAATGTAAGGACTTTTTATGAGGATGGCTTAAGGTTTTATGACACAGAGAATGGAAAGTATCCATCTATTACGTCTATTCTTTCTGCAAACCCGGAGAAGAAAAAGTCGCTCGCCCGATGGCGAGCCAGGGTAGGAGATGAAGAAGCAAATAGAATTTCTAAATTTGCATCTGGCAGAGGAACAGTAGTTCATAAAATTTGTGAAGATTATTTAAACAACGACGGCGAAGCTATTCGGGGTGTGATGCCTGATGCAATTGAGATGTTTAATACTCTCAAGCCTATATTGGATGAAAGTTTAGATAAGATATATGCCCAAGAGGTTGCATTGTGGTCTGATCGGTTTCAAGTTGCAGGACGAGTTGATTGTATTGCCGAGTGGGACGGGGTTCCAGTAGTTCTAGATTTTAAAACTTCAAGTAAACCCAAGAGAAAAGAATGGGTCGAAGATTATTTTATTCAATGCGCTGCCTATGCCGCCATGTTCTATGAGATGACGGGGTTTCCAATTAAAGATATGGTAGTTGCAATTATGGTAGAGGGGTCTGAACCTCAGATATTTAAAGAGAAGGTTGGGCCTTGGATTTTACAGTTAGATCGAAGAGTAAGACAATTTAATGAGATTCATAAGAACAGTAATTGAGACACTTTCTGAAGATGGGTTTGCTGATATTTTTAAAGATCCGTTTGTTATAATGTTGTATTTTATTATATTACTTTCATTTATTTTTAGGGGTTGCGTATGAGAGATTTGGCAATAGGTATTGCTACAGTATTTACATTTTCACTTTACACCTTTTGTGTGTTTATGGTTGGCTATGAATGGCGAAAGAGTCAGAGTCCACAGGTTCAAAGTCATGTGGTCAGTATGATTTTGCATACTCCTCCATCAGCAGAAAAGAAGAAGGCTCCTTCTATTGTTCCAGATTTATATAAGAATCAAGAACACAAGATGGAAGCAGAGGCTATTGAGGAATCTTCTGAGCTTTATTGTATGGCACAGAACATTTATTTTGAAGCCAGCAATCAGAGTCGTGCAGGAATGGTGGCAGTCGCAAAGGTTGTAATGAATCGTGTAAATAATCCGGGTTGGCCGGACACAGTATGTGATGTGGTCAAACAAAAGATGCAGTTTTCTTGGTACTGGGATGGTGTGCATGATATACCCAATAAGAAATCCAAGGCGTGGAAACTGGCAGTAGAGGTTGCATCTGAAGTGATGTATGGAAAGATTGCGGTGGATGATAACCTCGGCGAAGCATTTCACTATCACGCGGATTATGTTAATCCGTCGTGGGCAAAGAAGAAGGTGATGATCGCCAAGATTGACGATCATATATTTTATGGAAGGTGATATATTATGGCATATCGTAGGAACGCAGCAAACAATTTCTCAAAGGAAATTGAAGGAATTGTAAAGGGAACAGAGATGTCCTATATGGATGCAATCGTATACCATGCAGAAAAGAATGGTGTAGAGATTGAATCTGTTGCAAAATTGGTTAATGAAAATATCAGAGAGAAACTAAGAGTCGAAGCACAGAATCTTAATTTTATAGAAAAGACTTCTAGACTTCCTTTTTAAAAAAACAAAATGAATAGTACGACCCCGAAACATGGGCAGGGGATTCACCACGCTGCATATAGTGAATTGGTGGCTCCCGTGTTTACTCCCTATGCAAACGGCAAGGGAAACCTAGATGTTGGTATGAAGCCAATTGAAAATGAAGAAATTTTTCATTTTGATTGTTTCTATCCTTATTATATTGCGATGAAGAATATGCTTTTTGAAAAGCATCGCGGTGTGGTGTATCAGGATATTAACAAGAAGAAGACTTCGCCTGCCCATAAGTGGGCTGCGCTCGCGGCATGGTTGGATCTTGTTGATATTGAATTTCCATATATGAGTACAAGAACCATTGGGCACAATCCTAATTATGGGCAGCTTGAATGGAACAATAGTGATCGGAGTCTCTTTCAGTTAGATCGTGACAATAGGGGAAAAGATGAAAACACTTTGTACAGGTGTTACTATGGTGGACCTCAAGCTGATCTTCTGCCTTCTAATGCAACGCAAAACTATACTTCCAAGTATGGTCTTGAGCTTTTGACGCGAGCGATCCAAGAGGATGTTTGTATTCTTCGTCGTCGCGACGAGGGTTGGGTTCTCATTGCGGGTTCTGTGTGTTTTCCTTCGCATTGGTCATTGAGGGATAAGATTGGTAAGCCGCTGGATGAAATTCACTCTCCGGTTCCCCAGATCAATGAGGCTATTGGTGATATAGTTACCAAGAAGATGGATGAGATGGAAAAGGATAAGCCAGTAGAAAGATTTAATTGGACATATTCAACTTCGGGATTATTGAATAGGGCATATCCGCGACATCCCTCGCCGCCAGTCACCGAGGAAGATGTTCCCCACACGTTCATCCGAGTGGAGCGCCAGACACTAAAGAAAATTGATAACGGGGATATTATATTTACAATTAGAACTTATTTGCATTATATTGAACAAATTTGTCGCGATAAGGACTTGTGTTCTGGATTGCTTTCTGCTATACTAACCACACCCAAAGATGTTCTTGAGTATCGCGGAATGACTCCGCATCGGGATGTGTTAGTTAAATATCTGGAAGAGTGGGATAATAAACATGGTATCGAGTTTTGATGTCTACCAGACTTATCTTGCATTGAAGTTTCATTTCAATAAAAAGGAATATGATTATTTTAAATATCACGGGAAGGTCAGGCCCAACGAGGGATCTTTTAAGTTGCGACGTGATCGAATCTTCTTTGAGAAACTCGCAAAGAAATTTAATCGGGTTGATGAGTTGGTGAATTATTTGATTGCCAACATGACCGAGGATCGACAGTTTTGGATTCGGGATCTGGTTGGAGTCAAGGCAGAAGCTCGATATACGAAATGGAAGAAGAAACAGGAATCCCTATCTTATCTATTTAAGGAAAATGTTTCTAGGGTTGCTGACTCTTGGGACGGTACATTTGATGAATTGTTTGAATGTTCCGAGGGTCAGCACCCGCCTCTTTTTACTATGTATGAGCGTGGAGAAGTGGATGCCGAGACGCTAATTGGAATTGATTCAGTATTGAATTGCTTTGAGAAGTGGGACAGAGAAATTGATGACGAGTTGGTCTGGGGTGATGCATACTTTTATCTTTGTAAGTATCGTCCCTTTTTAAAAATAGATTCTGGTAAATTTAAGAAAATATTACAGGAGGAGTTTGTAACAAATGATTAAAGAATTTTTTCAATCGAGAAGAAAGATTCGTTTACTCAAGGCAGAAAACAAAATTCTGAAGGATCAGATTGATCGTTGTGTAGAAGTTATTCAAAAGCAACGAGAAGTTTTGGATGAGTATCAAAATTATGCAAAGGAGGCAGATGAATTAATTCATAATAGATTACTAAATAAAAATGAAGATATTCCTGAAGCACTTTAGGAATATTGGATACGACAATACGACAAAATAATACAAGGAGAAATATATGTCATTTAGTCAATTAAAAAAGAATCGCAAGAAGAGCATTGACAGTCTCACCAAAGAGATTGAAAAGCTCAATAGCAACACACGAACCGAACGGGGTTCCAACGGAGATGATCGCATTTGGAAGCTGACTGTGGACAAGGCTGGAAACGGCCATGCAGTTCTTCGGTTTCTTCCTGCACCGGATGGTGAGGATATTCCGTGGGTTCGCTTGTTCACTCATGGATTCCAGGGACCGGGTGGTTGGTATATCGAGAAATCGTTGACCACTCTCGGAAAGAAAGATCCGGTGTCCGAGTATAATACTCGACTCTGGAACTCTGGTGTCGATGCAGACAAGGAAACTGCTCGCAAGCAGAAGCGTAAGCTACAATATTTTTCAAATATCTATGTAGTGAGCGATCCTGCGAATCCTGAGAACGAGGGCAAGGTCTTTCTGTATCAGTACGGAAAGAAGATCCATGACAAGATCAAGGATACCATGCACCCGGAGTTTGATGACGAGACTCCCGTGAATCCTTTTGATTTGTGGGAAGGTGCCGACTTTAAGTTGCGCGCCCGTCAGGTTGCGGGATTCCGTAACTATGACAAGTCAGAGTTTGCCAGTCCTTCGGCATTGTTGGATGACGATGGAGAGCTTGAACAGATTTGGAAGAAGGAGTATTCTTTGGAAGCTCTTGTTGCTCCCGATCAGTTCAAGGAGTATGCGGAATTGAAGTCTCGTTTTGAACGAGTCATTGGAAATTCTGCTCCGTCGAATGAAGTTGAAGAGAGAGAGTATGTTCAGCCTGCACCGTCGCGTGCGGTCGAAGCTGCTCCTGCATTGGAGACTTCTGATAATAATGGAGATGATGATAATTTGTCATACTTCAGCAAGTTGGCAGAAGACGTTTAGTCTTTAACATAGTCCAATAAAATTAGGGGGGTTGCCTTTTTGGTAGCCCCCCTTTTTTACGGCCTTTTGTTTTTATTATTTTACATCCCCATTCATTGCAGCGGTATTCCGCACATTAGGAGTTCCTTGCATTGCAACTTGGGTTACAGTTCCTCCACTTGAATTTGTAACTGCAATCGCCCCGCCTCCCGCTGTCGCTCTTGCATTGTCATATGCCGCTGTTAATTCATTAATTTGCTTCTGAAGCCCATTGATTAAATCATGTTGGGTCATAATTCTATCAGCATAGGAGTTTACTTTATCAAGAAGTCCTTGTGTTTCTGATGGGCTTATTCCCTTTGTTTTTCCCGCCTCGTCGGTGTCTCCTCCTAACCATCCACGAAGAGTGTCTCCCATTGAGCCCATTTTAGTAAAGAACCATTCCTGTACTTTTCCAAAATCAAAACTAAGAAATTCTGAAAACCAGTTAACAAATTGGTCAATGAAGTACATTATTATATCACCCATTCCATTGATTTTGGTTCCATCGGCATTTGTCGCTTTCCCTGCCATCATTTCTGCTCTAACCTTTTTCCAATTAATCATGTCAAGAAACCAATCTTTAATTCCTTCCCAGACACTATTTAACATTCCCGATAATGTCCAATCTTCATCTTCTGGAAAAGTTCCTTCGGCTGGAACTCCTAATGGTGTTAATCCAAAGAGGCCATATATCCAATTTATCGCAGAAGTTAACCAACCAGTTACTATTCCAGAAATATTGAATTCAAATGAATCTAGCTTCGCTTCTAGGTCTGTCCAGCCAAATTTTCCTAGAAGCCATGCAACAACGTCTTTTGCTAAGTTTAAAAGGTCATCAGTAAAAAATCTTAATATACCTTCAAAGGCCCCAAGAATTCCGCCCATTACACCATCCCAGAATCCTCCCGTGGCATATTTTTCCCACCCTTTCATAAATCCCTTAATAGCCTCCCATGCCATAAGTAATATCGTAAGGGGCCAGGCAACCTTAGCCAATAATCCTAAAAGTCGTGGACCAATACCCAGGATTGGATTTATAATTTTAGAAAGTTTTGGAAACCATTTTGTCAAATTGGTTGTAAGTTTCGTCCACATTGTTGATATGCCTTCAGTAGCCTTTAGCCATTTTCCCTTTATCCATAGTATAATTTTTTCAAAGGGAGCCAAAATTCTTGTAACCAGTCCTCCTATTCCAAGTTTTTGAATCTTCTTTAGTCTTAATACTAACTTACCAACCCAGGTCTGCCTTATCCATGCTCTTAGTGCCAATAATTGATTATCAAGTTCTGTGAATAATCCAGCGAACCATGCCATAAGAAAAGTTCCCAACAGAACAACCGCCTGAAACAGTTTCCCCCAAATATTGTCTTCTTTTTTTCCTTTTTCTCCCTTTATGCTGCCAAGGGCATCAAGCATTTTTCCCCAAAACCTTCGATTTTCTCGATCATTTTCGACTGCTTTGAGTTTTCCTTCTTCTTCTTTTTTGGCTCTCTTTTCTCCTTGACCGAACAATTTATTAAATCCGCCCTTTGTCCATTTCGCAGCAGTTTCTCCGGCCTTTCTCATTAATCCAAATCCACCAGCCACTTTCAGAGTAAAATCTCCAATTTGAGAAGTAATTCCTCTCATGTTTGTGTCCAGAATTGCGGGAAGGCCTACAATGCCTTCGGAAAATCCAGTAAGATGTTGTTCAATATGAGATAACGAGGCAGATTGCCGTATCATCATATTGAATTTTTGTTTTTCTCTTTTGATTAATGCCTGATTTACTTTTCTTTGCCAGAGAGTTTTGGCTATATTTTTGGTAACTTCTAGCTTTTTGATACGAAGCATTGCTGCTTCTATTTTTGCAGTTTTTGAGGTTTGCTCTTCAATTACTTCTTGTTCATCTGCTGCAACATCTGTGGCCTCTGCAATCACGTCCAAGAGCTTTAGCATTTCTTGAGTTAATTTAAGAAGCTGATCGTTGGATGCCTGGGTTTTTTTATCTACTGCTGCTGCTGGGTTAGGAAGGGCCATTAAATTTATATTCCTTTACTTAAATTTTGCGTTTTGGGCTTCTGTTCTTTTTCTTTCTTCTTCTAAATGAGCAAGTAAAAATGCAACATAAAGTTCTCGTTCCCAAGGAATCATATTATCTAAATCGCTTAAAGTATATTTATGATCCTGCATCATTGCAAAATTAACCTTATAATAATTATCAAGGCTATCGTGAGATAGCCCTACTAAAAAAAACTTTGCAGTCCCTCCAAATCAACTGCATCTTCTAAGCCACATTTGTTGCACTTATATTTAACATTTTCCTTTAGTTTTGGCATTGTCTCGAAGAAGAGTTGAATTTTTTCAAATTGATCTTGGGTCATTCCTAAAAGGAATTCTTCTAGTTCTTCTAGGGTATGGTCTTTTGCGCTGTATACATTATCAGAATCATAAATGTTATCAATACATTTAACAATAATTTTTAGAATTTCATTCATATCCTCTTTTCCTTCAGTCAGCCCTTCAATTTCAGATAACAATTCAATTTTTGGGTATCTCATAATCATCCCAAGGTCTTTTGTTAGTTGAATTTTAGGATTATGCTTTTTGTCTTTATGAACTTTAATTTTTGATAAATCTAAATTCATTTCAACAATTCCACCACAAGTGCTTTCTTCCATGACATTTTGACACTTAAATTGTAGAGTAGATTGTTCCCCAACAGACTTAGATCGCAGTTGTAGAAAAATATATTCTATATCAAAAATTGGAAGGTCTTCTACTTCTATGTCGTCAATGCAACAATTGGTTATGATTTGGCGTAAAGAATCTACCATTTCTTTTGAGTCTTCCCCTTCGTTTGCCATGAAAAGAATCTTTTGTTCTTTTACTAGAAAGGGTCGGTATTTAAGTTTTTCTCCGGTCGATGGTAAAGTCAATTCATGTATCGGTACATCAAGTTTCGGTAATGCCATAATGTGTTATTCCTCCAAGGTAATTGCAATTAATTGTTAATAAAATAATTATCAGATGAGTGTGTTTTGTTTGTTGATGTTGATGCAGATGCAACTGATCCTGCAAAACTAATTCCTTGTTCAATTTTAGCAGAAACCTGTCCTTCTGCTCGACTAACAACAGCAACTCCAAATCTATCTAGGGTTGATGAAATATCAAAATTTGGATAAAGAGAGTTAATATTAAGATTGCTCGCAAAGGGGTTGAGTGGAATTGGCTCTTCCCTCCATTTGCGGAATGCAAATGTTACTGGTAAATTATGAAATGAATTTGATTGAGAATAATCTAATGCAAGGGGCTGAACCATCATCGGATATGCCTCCAAGACTTTAATTGCATATGTAACTCTTCCCTTACTATCTAATTGTTCAATGTCAATGTCCGTAGTATAATTGCTATAATAATTAAAATCACCAGTTATGTTGTCTCCAACGGCATTCATCCAATCATCAAAGGTTCTCTTTACATCCATGTCTTCTGTGCAATAAATTCCCAATTGAAGATCGTCATAGATAAAAGAATATGGCATTTTGCGAATAGGTCCGTATGTTCTAATTTCGTTGGTGGCAAAAGATTGCCCAGGCAGTTGGGCCTGGTTACATTGAAATGCAATTGCCCTCGCCGGTCCACTCTTTAAAACTCCCCCGGAGAACATTACTCTAAAGTTTGAAGGAGAGGCTAAGTGCTGTCCCCTTAAACTTGCTTTAAATTGATTTATGTTCATTTAAATTTTTCCTTACCTTCCTAAGAATATGTCCTTTCTTGATTGTGCCCAGACCTTTCTTCTTGTGGCTTTTTTAAATCGGTCTGTCGGAAGAAATAATGCAATGTCCCATTCTTCAACTGGAATCTGAATATATCTCGATTCAACTTGCTCTCTCAAATACCGATGAAGACATGGTTTGAAATATTTATACTTTCTTGTCCCATTTAGAAGTTCATATGTAAGTCTAAGTCGAGTTGTTTCGTCCATTCTATTGTTTCTTAGTAGAGGATACAATTTATCCATTAGTATTGCTCTGTATTTTGGAAAAAGATAATGCATATTGATTGCCAAAAATCCATCTTCATATTGTTCAATGGGAAATACCAGAGGAAGAGTGTCATAATAATTAAGAGATTCTCTTAATTTTGGGTTATATCTAAACATATACATATTGCCAATCATAAATGGCATTCTCAGTCTTTGTCTTAGAGTTCCTCTTGCCTTTGCGTCCAAGAGCAATTGATTTGGTCTTGTTCTTTGTTGGCCTCTTCTGACTCGTCCAGCTTGGCGTCTATACCATTCCCTGGCTTCTTCTGTTTTCTTTATCCCTCGACCGGAATGAAGAATAGTAGTGAATGCGCTTTCTGTTGCCATATTACTATTTATTAGAATTTTTAAGTATTTTGATGCCCAATTCTTTTAATGTGTCCTCTGTCCATATTTGAAATTCCCACCCCCGGGATTTTGCAAACTCTTCTGCATATTCCCACTTAGATGTATTTTTTCCGTATGCCATAACTTCTGTGATATACCTTCTGGTTTTTTTTGTTTTCTTTTTGGGGGGTTTGGTTTGGCGTTTGGGTTTAATTTCAACAAGAATAGTTTTTCCAGTATCATAGGTTATTTTTAAATCCACATAGTACCGATGCCGTCTACCATCGGTCTTTGAGATGTATGGGACTATCACGCTCTCGCTGCTCCACTTTACTACCTTTGGGTTGGCGTCACACCACTTAAAGGCCTGACGTTCCCATAAAGAGCGATATACAATTTTTGCATGATTGCCTTCGTACTTTTCTATATTCTTTGGTCGCCATTTTCCTTTATATGCCATAAATATATGTAGGTCTATTTTTTAAGTTAAAAGGGGAAGAAATGAGTGAAGGAGATGTAACGGGAGATTCGGCAGAAGGAGGAGGGGGAGGCCTCGTCGCTGGAGCCAAAGAAGCCTATGCTGATTTTAGTGGAGCCTTTGAAGGCGTAACCGGCTCTGGGCAATTTGTAGGCCTACATACGGATAAATTTGCTAGACTAAACTTAAGATACCCATTAGATGTCGAGGGCCCTGAAGAGGGACATTTTGTTCGCTTTACTGTTCACTCTGTTCATGGAGCAAAACTTAAATCTTCTGGAAGAAATTCCCCAGAAGAAAACACCGAAGGCGGATTTTTAAATAATGTTCTTAGTGAAATTAAAAATAGTGATGTGGGTTCTGCTATTGGAGGAGGAATTTCTGGTGCTCTTAATGCTGTTGGCGGAGCAGTTAACGCAGTAACAGGAGCCGTTGATTCTGTTACTGGTGCTGTCGGTGGAGCAATGGATAGCGTAACTTCTGCTGTTGGGTTGGGGGATTTAGGAAGTGCCACCATCGGGGGGTTTGTGGACGAGGGAATGGGTCAACTTGGAGGAATAGCGGATTTGCCAGGAAGCATTGGAGCAATTGCATCTGGTCTTGGTGGGTTGAGTGGATTCAGTAAACAAAGTATTGGACAAATTATTTTGTATATGCCCCATCAAATAAATGAAAGTTATCGTGCAAATTGGGCCGCAGGAGAACTTGGCCAGGTTGGGGCGATGATAAAACAAGGAGTGAAGCAATTTAAGCGGGGAGCTTCTGGTTGGGAAATTGCGGGATCTGCTGTTGGGACTGGCACCGGCAGCGCAGCCATAGCTGGGCTTCAAAAAGCAGCCGGAATAATTGGGCAGGAATCGCTTGTTCAACTGGGATTAAAGGAATACGATAAGATTGCAGTCAATCCTCACATGGAACAATTTTTTAATGGAGTTGAATTTAGAAATTTTTCATTCACCTTTAAGTTTTCTCCTAGAAATCAAAAAGAAGCCAATGAAGTTCAGGCTATTATTCGAGCATTTAAATTTTATTCTGCTCCTTCTTTTTACGAAAGTTCCTCTTATGGAGCCTTTTGGCAATATCCAAATCAATTTGGTATCGAATATTGGAATCAAGCAAAACTTCATAAAATTAGAATGTGCGCCTGCACAAGTGTTGATGTAAATTATGCAGGTGCGGGAGTTAATGCAACATTTTATGATGGTCATCCTGTTGAAACTGATTTGACTCTTAATTTTGTTGAACTAGAGCAAATGACCAAGGCTGATTTTCAGCAGGCTGATGGCGCGAAGGGTGGATATTAAATATGGCAAAATATTTTAGAACAATTCCTACCATACGATATGGTGCCTTTGATGATTCAATGCAATCAAAGGTGGTTACTAATATTTTTACTAGTGTTCGGGCTCGATTAGAAGCAAAATCAGATAGGGCCATATTTTATACTTATGATGTAATGGAAGGCCAGACTCCAGAGATTGTTGCATGGAAATATTATGGATCAACTGATTTTACTTGGGTGGTTCTTCTTTTTAATGATATTGTAGATCCAAAATTTGATTGGATGTTATCTGATAAAGAATTGAAATCTTATATAGCAAACAAATATGGATCGGTTTCTTCTGCCATGTCAAAGATTCATCATTATGAAACTCGCGAGCTTCTTGCTCCCGATTCTTCGTTTGGATATACTCAAGGGGATGTTGTCCTAGAATCTGGAATTGAAGTTCCAGAAGATTTTACTTATTCTTATGGTACTGGAGCAGCACCATATGATTTTAATGTAGAACAGGCGAGAAAGGAAGTTATGCAATATGATTATGAGATTGCTGAAAATGATAAGCGACGAACTATTAAATTGTTACGTCGAGATTACTTGCCACAATTTGAGGAAGAATTTGAGGCCTTGGTGAGAAGTAAGGTAAGGTAATAATATGGCGGAAGAGAATAGAGCCCAACGTCCTGGTGATGTAAGAATAAAAAAATTAAGAATAATTTCTTCTTCTGGTGATTCATTTCGACTTGAGCATATGTATCAAACTATTGATATTTTTGAAGACATCTATGAGGATTGTGTTACAGGGGCAATCTTCATTGCAGATTCTTTAAATTTAATTGGAAAGGCACCTTTGGTTGGAAATGAAAAAATTGAAATTGAAATTATTACTCCGTCTCTTGAAAATGAAGATGCTTTAAAAGTTGAAGGTAGAATTTATAAAATTTCAGATAGGGGTCCGCTAGGAGATGGTCAAATTGGTTACGTTCTACATTTTTCATCTCCAGAAAAAATTTATTCTACTGGATTGAAAATTAGTAAGGCATATAAAACCAAACTTCTCTCTGATATTGCCGAGCAAGTATATAAAGATTATCTTGAACCAGTACGAAATAAAAAAATTGTCGTTGAGCCTACAACATTTACCAGAAGTGTTCTTGTTCCTAGTTGGACTCCTTTTTTTACTTTGAATTGGCTCGCAAAGGGAGCTAAATCTGATAAACATGGCGGAGCGAACTATGTATTTTTTGAACGGAGAGATGCCTTTGTTTTTGTTTCAATGGAAACTTTATTCAGCACTCCTCCTTTGGCTAGTTACTTTTATGGAATTAAAAACATGGCTGATGCGAAAGAAAATAAAATGACGGCAGATTTTTATAATGCTGAATCGTATAAATTTATATCTTCTCCAGATTCAATAGCTGGACTTCAGCGTGGAATGTTTTCAGGAAAATTAATTTCTAATGATTTAGTAAATCGAAAAATTGATACCAAGTATTTTAATTATGCGGATACCTTTGATGATTTTAGTCATTTAAATAAATCAAAGTTAACAAACAATGAGATACTTGGGGATTTTGTTACCAGTCATGTTACTTTGCTCCCAAAGCAACTTAATGCCTTTGGAGAAGATGATGAGGGGAATCATTTGGACGAGGTTATAATGGAGAGAAAATCTCAATTTCAACAATTAAATAGTGTTATGGCAGAAGTAGTTGTTCCGGGGAATACTGGTAGGGCAGTTGGAGATGTTGTTACGTTTTCTTTTCCCGCATATGAGGCTTCCGGTGGGGAGGATGTTGCTCCATCAGCGGACAAGTATTTAACTGGAAAATATTTGATTACTGCACTTCGCCATACCATTGCTGCACTTGAAAATTCTCCTAATCATACAATGACTATGGAACTTTCTACTGATTCGTTTTCGTCTAAATTACCAGATCCAGGCTGGACGGGGTAGTCTTATGAAAACTGGATTTGGAGTTGAAGGATTTGTTTGGTGGGAAGGTGTTGTCGAGGACAATACTGATCCGCTTGCCATTGGAAGGTGTCGAGTTCGATGTCTTGGTTGGGATAGTGGAAATAAAGGAGATGTTCCAACAAGGGATCTTCCTTGGGCATATCCTATGCTGCCTTTAAATAGCCCAAGTAAGATTTTTGGACTCAAACCCGGAACAAGAGTTCTGGGATTTTTTAGGGATGGGATAGAAGCACAAGACCGAGTGATGTTGGGGGCAATTAATACAGGACGAAATGATATTGCGGGTGAAGCGGGAGATTTCTCAGCCATGAGCATGGTAAGTACGGCAATTGCAGTTGCAGGTCCGTTGACTGCTGCTGTTCCCCTTGCTGCCACAGTTACAGCCGACATTCCTGTTCTTGGTGCTTTGACCGAACAGGTGGCAGTGGCCACTGCTTTTGTTGAAGAGCAGGTAGATACTGTTGTTGGTTTTGTGGAAGATACAGTTAGTGCAGTAATAGATCCTATTGTTGGAGCAGTTGAGGGCGTAGTTCAAGAATTTACAGAAGCATTTGAAGGATTGGTGGATGAAGCTGTAGGAGTAGTAACAGAAGCCGGAGAAGAATTATGGGACGACGCAATGAATCTTGTTGAGCCCGCAACGATTGTTGTTGAACAGTGGGGAGAAACTGCAACAACGTGGGCTGAAGGAGTAATTGTAAAAGCAGAGACGGTCATTGGAGAGGTGGGGGATACTGTGGGAGAAGCAGTTGAAGGGTTTGTTGAAGACGCGACGGATACCGTTTCAGATTTGTTTGATTCATCAGAGTCTATTGATACTTCCGATTACTCAGATTATTGGATTGGCTAATAGGAGAAGGGAGATTACAAAATGATACGCAACCCTGAAGATATTTTTTATACTCCATCAGGACCTGAGGATCTTCATTATGGTGAGTTGCCTCCTGGGTATCAGCCTACTTCGGTTTTGGGAGCAACTGATTCTCTTAATGGGATGGTGGGGTCAGTCCAAGGAACCTTAGAGTCTCAGGCTGCTTCTTTGGCTGGAGGAGCCACTAGTGCAATTTTGGGAGGTGGTGTTGGAGGTGCAGCTATTGGTACTGCTGTTAGTGCTGGAATTATGGGGGGTTTCTCTGGAAGTGGTGAGACTGTTATTTCTGCTAATCCAGCAAGAACTCCTGGGACCCAAGGATTTTCTGATGATCGAGCCGGGGCCGGGCAACCCATTCCTGGCCAACCCCAAAAGGCAAAAGTTTTAATGACGCCTCTTTTTGCCATGAATGCCCCGGCTTCTGATTATTATCCATTAGATGAAGGAGAAATGAATACTCCTAGATTGGCGAGGGGAATAACTAAAAATACTATTACAGAAGCACAATCATACGGTCTTACCGCAGTTATTACTATGAAGGGATTTAAAATAGAACCGATGTCCCCATACGCTGCAAAGTATCCATTTAATACAGTAGAAGAAAGCGAGAGCGGACACATTCGAGAAGTTGATGACACCCCCGGAGCCGAACGCATCAAGGAATCCCATAGGACAGGAACCTTTTATGAGATTCATCCTGACGGCGGCAAGGTAACAAAGGTGGTCAAGGACAATTTTACTGCTGTTCTTGGGGACGACTCTCTTAATGTTGTTGGATCTTGTAAAATTCAGGTGACTGGAAGTTGTTCTTTATTTACAGCACAAGATGTTGATATATTTGCCACAGGAAATCCTGTAACTACACTTGGAATTAATGTATTTTCTCCGGCCGGCGCAAAGGTTACAGCATCTCATTTAACTCTTATGTCTACAGTAGGTCCTATATTAGTGTCTTCTGGGGCTGATATGATGATCGGAGCCAAGGGAATAATTACGATGGCAGATGTTACTGGAGTGGATATAGGAGCAATTGATGAAGAAGATACGATTCGGGGCAATTGGGATGGAATGGTCGGTGTTGCTGAAGGAAAAGCCTACAGCGAGGGTATCGCCGGGAGAGCAGCAGCCGTTGGAGCATTGAAAGTCCCAGGATAATTTCAGCGCAAAGTAATGTATAAATAGTAAAGAAAAGGAGTTGACCATTGCCGTATGCACAATCTTACAGGGATCTAGATTTAGATTTTGTCGCTAATCCAAATACTGGAAACTTAAATGTGAAGACGGACGATGCTGCCATCCTACGCGCAGTACAATATTTGTTGTTTACAGATAGATATGAAAGACCATTTAATCCTCAATTTGGATCAGATATTAATCGTACATTATTTGAACCAATTCATCCTACTTTTGCATTAGATTTAATTGAAATTATTAAAGATGCAATTAATACCTTTGAGCCAAGAGTCGATTTAACGGAAGTAAAGGTAGACGCAAAGCCAAATTTAAATGGATATTATGTTTTTCTGAAGTTTTTTATTATTAATTCTCCTGTTGAACGAAAACTCGAATTTTTATTGGAGAGAGCACGATAATGGCAACAATTAATACAACAGCAACAAATAAATTAAAAGTTACAGAACTTGATTTTGATCTTATTAAAGAGGCACTCAAAGATTACTTGAGTGGTCAAGATGAATTTACAGATTATAATTTCGAGAGTTCTGGTATGGCAGTTCTTTTAGATATTCTTGCATATAATACACATTATAATGCATTCTATACAAATATGTTGGCCAGCGAAATGTTTTTGGATAGTGCAACTATTCGATCCAATGTTGTATCCAGAGCAAAACAACTTGGTTATGTTCCTCATTCTAGGGCAGGAGCCGAGGCAGTAGTTGATATTACTATTGAAGATGTTTCTTCTGGTGCAGCCGAAATTACTATTGCAAAAGGACACAAAGTTGGATCTACTATTAATGAGAAACTTCATATTTTTACAACAACTGAGGCTGTTACTGCAAAGCGATCTGGATTAACAACAACCTACATTGCAAAGTCAGTTCCCATTAGAGAAGGGGTATTGCTGACATATTCCAAAGTAGCTGCTGGAACAGAAAATGAGTTGTTCACAATTCCAAATATAAATGTGGATACTCGATCATTAGATGTTACTGTAAATGGCGAAAAATATAATTTGGCTTCTGATTATACAGAACTTGATTCCAATAGCAAAGTATATTTTCTTCAAGAGGGAGACGATGAACTATTTCAAATTTTCTTTGGAGACGGTATAGTTGGAATGGCAATTGATGTTGGGGATGCGGTTAAAATTGATTATGGCATTTCTCTACTTGGGGTCGAAGGAAATTATACAAGGGAGTTTACTGCTGCCCAAAACATTGCAGGAAAAAATCCAACATTTGTTCTTAGTAATCTTGCAAATCCGGCATCAGGGGGGACATCGAGAGAATCAACACATTCAATTAAACTGAAGGCCCCAAGAGGATTTGAAACTCAAAAAAGAATAGTAACTTCTCAGGATTATAAAACACAACTAATTAATGATTATCCTTCGATTGATGCAATTAAAGTTTGGGGAGGAGAAGAAAACAATCCTCCTTCATATGGAAAAGTTTATATTGCAATTAAGGTGAAGGAAGGATTTAATTTATCTAGGCTAGAAAAAGAAAATATTAAAACTGCCCTGAGCAGCAGAAATATGGTTACTGTAGAACCAGTATTTGTTGATCCTGAGTATATGTATTTGGTTTTAAATGCAGAAGTTACTTATGATAAAAGGGCAACAACTAGAAAATGGGCCCAATTAAAGTCTGATGTAACAACGACCGTGACTGGATTTGCCCTGACAGATTTGAATAAGTTTGATAATTATTTTAGACATTCAAATTTATTAAAAAAGATTGATGCCACCAATATTGGAATTAAAAATAGTTCTGTGTCGGTTCGTTTGAGAAAGGAAATCCTGCCCACATTAAATACGAGTTTGTATTATACAATAAATTTTAATAATGAAATATATCATCCCCATTCATCGCATATGTCAGTTATTGTATCGACATACTTCAATTATGCTGGCTATGCAAATTGTTTTTTGCAAGATTTTAATGGCATGGTTGGTATATTTTCAAGAAATTCTGATGGATCACTCGTCGTGATTAGTCGAAGTGCAGGAACAATCGACTATACAACTGGAGTGGTAGTCCTTGAGAATTTTGCTCCAACTGCAATTGCAGATGGAACCAGGGTAATTAGTATTACTGTCATTCCAAAAAACACAAATATATTTTCAAAAGAAAATTCTATTCTCACTATTTTAGATAAAGATTTAACCACCACAATGATTGATGATTTGAAAATTACTAATGATAATCTTTCGCCTAACTATTAATAGGAATTGAAAATATAATGGCAAATGCGAATACCGCAAACACAAATAAAATTTCTTTAGTTGTATCTGAGCAGCTTCCCGAATTTGTTCGGGCCAAACATCCAAAATTTATTACTTTTTTAGAGAAATACTATGCATTTATGGAACAGCCAACCGCAGTATCCGATATGGCTGGCCCTCTATATGCATCCAAAAAATTGGTGGATTATCGCGATCCCGACTATACAGATTTTGAGTTATTTTTAGAATCAACTCGTAAAGAGTTTTCTCCAACTCTTCCGTCCAAAATTACAGATTCGGGTATTAATCGTAGAACTCTTTATAAGAGACTATTAGATTTTTATCATACAAAGGGTTCCGAAGATTCATTTAAATTTTTATTTCGAGTTATATATGGGGAAGATGTTGAATTATATTATCCGAAAGTAGATTTGCTATTGGCCAGTGGTGGGAATTGGATTGCTGAAAAGAAGATGTTTATTACGGCACCAGCCAATAGTGCCATTATGGAAAATAGAAAAATTACTGGAGAATCTTCTGGGGCCACGGCAGTTGTTGAACGAGCCGTCGCTCACCCGGCACCCCCCTTTGCTGCAAATTCTTCTCTTTATGATCCTGAATATCTTTCCTCAAAAGAAGTTCATAAAACTACTTTGTATTTAAATACAGATTCAATGCTTGGAACATTTCAAATTCATGAAAATATTTTTACTGGAAGTGCCGATGGAAAGGCAAATGTAGTTGCCAAGATTCTTCCTATTGTATCCAACACAGTTTTCTTTGATGATTTTAGTACCTATCCAAATTCTATGTTTTTCATTTCGCCCGATGATAATCGCGGACCATTATCGAATGCATCGTTTAATGTTCCTTGGGGGCCGGGAGGGAATACTGTTAATTTGGCTTCTCATCCAATTCCAATTTATTTGACTGGAGTTGGAAATTCTACCTTGGGTGGAGTTTCCAATACTGGGTTTTGGTTTAATTATCAAGGAAATGGAGTTATTCAATTTGTTGCCGAAGATAATGTTTCTGGTGGAAGGGTTCTTCAAATAGGAAATAATTTTGCTCCAGATAGTTCTTGGATAGCATCGGGAGAAGATTGGGATTCTGTAGATTTAATTCATACTCAAAATATTCCATATGATCCAACAAAACTATATCGAATGACCGTTCGAGCAAGAGACTATGCAAAATCTGGAAATACATCCTCAATCGTTTACCCAGATGGAGATTGGTATGACACAGGAAGCGAAGGCCTAAGAGCATCTAGGAATAGATGGGGAATTCAAGGAATTCAAAAAAATAAAATTAGTCTTGCTGGCCATGCTGCTCGCTATTTTCCTGCTCAAAATAAAGTTGTTGCATTTTCTAATAGCACAACTAATAAAGATACATTATCATATTCTCAACATGATTTGTTGGTTAATGGGATTCCGTTATCTCCAGAATGGTTTGTTTATGAAACTCACATACAAGGAAAAGTGCCCCAAGGTATTCAGACGACTGCGAATGGTTCGGGCGGATTTGACACTAATGCAACATTTGGTGCAATAGGCGATTATGGAGGATCGAGTGCAACAAGAACATATTATTCTGTTGATTCTCCAGTTGAATTAAATTATTACGTTGATTATATTAGACCCAGAATTGAAACCAATATAAATGGTGGAGCTGATATTACTCAAATTGACTATGTAAAGATTGAAGAGCTTTCGGCAATTGCTGATGCCGGAGAATTTATTGGGGAAACTGGATTGCTTTCAACTAAGAGTGCCTATATCCAAGACAATACATATCGACATGACTATGCCTATGAAATTAAGAGTGAAAAAGAACTTGCAGAGTATCAAGGATTTGTAAAGGAGTCAGTCCATCCTGTTGGAACGGAGATGTTTGGGAATAAACTTCAGAATTCTTTTCTTAATACTTCTTATTTGTTGAATGATGTTCGCCCCGGTGATAGGATTAACATCACTAATACTCCTACTACCAGTTATACAGGTATGGAAAGAGGTCCTGCATGGTCCCCCGATGGAACTCAAATTGCATTTTATTATGGTGGGAGCAACGACCCAGATGGAATTCATATTATGAATGCAGATGGTAGTGGTATTACTCAAATCACTACAGGAAATGATTCATTTCCGGGGTGGAAACCGACTGGTGACCAACTTACTTTTACGAGACATGATGGAAGTAATTATAATGTATATAAAGTAAATCCAGATGGTACATCTGTAACTGAACTTACGGATGATTCTGGTGTGGATTGGATGTCCAGTTGGGAGACGACCGGCCTTACTGGTTTCGGACCCATGGGCCAGACAGGGATAGTATTTGTTTCTACTCGATCTGGCAATTATGAAATTTATACGGTTTCCTCAGGACCTAGCACCATTGTAGAAAATCTAATTTATAGCGACGGCGGCACAATTCAGAATCCACGATACTCGCCAGATGGAGAAAGGATTGTGTTTAATTCAGACGCAGGAGGAACCGGACACGAAATTTATACAATAGATAAGAATGGAACTGATTTAAAACGGCTTACTAATAAAGAAGGTCCAATATCTTCTGGAAATTATGGAGATAATCATTCTCCTGTGTGGTCACCAGACGGCAACTATATTGCATTTGTTTCAGAAAGAGAATCTTATCCGACAGCAGGGAATAAACTTTTTATAATGGATTCGGATGGGTTGAATCAAACTTTATTTAGTGATGGAAATCGTCATGGTCAAGAAGGGGATTCTGCTATTTATGGTCTTGATTGGCATAATTCTCTTTCGCAAGGAAATCGTATTGTTTATGCGGCTGATCGTAGCGGACAGGATGAGATAGGTGGCCGCGCCCAGAATATTATTATATTAGAGTTATTTTCTAGAATTTCTACAAATATGGAAGATTCCTTTTCTCCCGACCAACTAGACTCCCTTGCATCATGGTGGAAGGCAGATGCAATAACGGCAGATAATCTAGACTTTGGAGTAAATGTCCCCGGAATAAATGACACAAAGAATTTATTTAAAGTTGGATATTCAAATTGGGAAGTAAATTCATTACCAACATTGTTTAGCCAGAATGCCACAATTAGTTTGGATAACGATTCTTTCTTATTTGGAAATACTTCCCTTAAGGCTGTGGTGACCGGGGGCAGCTCAGGTTCCCCTGCTTATGGATATGCCTATATAACCGGAAATCCATATATAAATTCTGGAACAAATTTAATCGCAGCCAATCAATCTTATTTTCAGACAGCCATTACTGCAAATACAAAATGGTTATTTAGTGCCTATTGGAAGACCGACAACAATGATTATGTTCAAGCCACCGGAAGCAATCATCTTCCGGGGAATACTGGAGAACTCTATGTTGCAACAGGAAATAATTATGGAGGAAGGGGTTATCCGAGTGCAGTATTCCAATTTCCTATTACTAAGATGCAGGCAAATAATACATGGGAACGTGTTCAAGGAATTATAGATTTAAGTGGAATTGATGACACCAAACTAGCCATTCGATTAGATTTTAATGGATCTATTGAAACTGGAGTTGACATTACTCATTATGTTGACGGCATTCAGTTGGAGCATTATGATTCTAGCGTTCATGGTCTGTATGGAAATGCAACACACGATTCTTCTGATGTTCGATACCGACCTACTAGCTATGCTTTGCCCGGAATGAATGGTGCAAATGTTATGTCATGGAATGATAGTTCGATCAATGAGCATCATTTATATTCAAATACTCATGGTACGGATGGAAACAATCCGAGTTCTGCCTACATGGCTGGAGACGATGATCTTTATTTTGTTCGCCCTCCATTATATCTTGCCAATGCAGTTAATGGTCATCCAGCAATTCATTTTCAGGGCCCTACTGTAAATGCACAAAGTTGGTCTGTAGATACCCATCATGGAATGTCTGGTGCAGACGTTGGTGGTGGTCGAAGAGGATTGCAGGCAAACACATACCGATGGAGCCCCCAACGACGAGATAGTGTTTCGAGTATTCTTATGGCAAATACTCATCTCGGTAATAGTAATGCTCTTGCCAGACCTGTTGCAAATTCATGGTCGGTTTTTGTGGTTTGTAAGGGAAGCCTTCATGCAAATTCTCTAAATTATACCAGTAATTTACAACTCATTTCTTCTGGTGCTGGCAAGGTGGGAAATCCTACGGCTGGAGGGTCGGGTGGAATAGACCTTTCTATAGGATTGACTGCCTTTACTAGAAATGGATCACTTGTCACTCAAGCAAAGTCTACGGCATCTGGTGGTTTTATTAATATTGAACCAAAAGCAAATGTGGCATTTGAAGGCAATCAAATTGCCAATACTAATGAATGGAATATATTTGGATATTCTGAATATGCTCACAATGGAGCATCAACTACTGTTCCAACCGAGGCAATTAATTTTCATATTAATGGTCTTTTGGTTAGTAATACTAATAGTAGACTTGACTTTGGTAGCGCTTGGGGTGTTAGTGAGTCTGATAATACTTGGTATAACTTAACAAAGGACGGGCTTAATGAAGCAGAATCTGACAGTCTCGTAACATCCGTTGGTGGAGCCAGACGAATGGACTATACAAGTTTTTATGGAGATGCATATAATCCGTATGATGGACAAATTGCAGAAATTCTTGTATTCAATAAGAAGTTGGCCAATAATCAAATTGCCAAGATAGAAGGATACCTTGCCCACAAATATGGATTAACTGATAAATTAAATCAAAGAGATAATACTGGAACTCATCCATACAAAACCGCATTGCCTCCAGAAATTGGCGACTAAATAGTAGAGTAATTAGGAGATATAATGCCCACACTCGTTCCCAAAAAATTTGGAGTTTTTGCTGCGAATGCTTTTTCAAAGTCATTTGAGACAGATTCCATTTATTTTTTTATTGGAAAGCCGACGGCCTGGACAACCCCGGAAACTCCAGATTCAGCTAGCGACACAGTAGACGAAGCAAGATCAGTTTGGAATCATATGGCCGGGGCATTTCGAGTTACGTCAGACAAGGTTGCCCAAGGAATCAAAAGAATTAATTGGACAACACAGACACTATATGAGCAGTATAAATCAAATACTTCTACATTAGGAACTGCAAATGGATATTATGTTCTTGCAGGATCAAACAATCGAGATGTCTATAAGTGTCTAGATAATAATGGAGACTCGAAATCTACAGTAAAACCAACTCAAAGAGATTTGGCTCCATATAAAGAATATGATGGATATACATGGAAATATATGTATACAATTTCTGAAAATGATTGGTACAGTTTTGCAACTGCAAATGTGATTCCAGTTAAGACAAATCAGACAGTTGCCGCCGCTGCTGTTGCTGGATCAATTCTAAATATTCCTTTATATAATGCAAATAGTTTGCTCGGAATGGGAAATAATTACCGTGGTGCCGCCTGGGCAAATGGAACGACTGGTGTGTCCTTAGAGAATGCAAATGTGGTTTCAAAAACTACCAATGGAAGTATTCTTACTATTGGTTGGAAAGATGATGATCCAGTAAAGGCTTCCATTCCAGATGATTATTTTAATAATTGTGCAGTAATGTTTACTTCTGGGTTGGCAACGGGTCAAATTTCAAAAATTATTGATTATAAGAGTTCGGCAGCAGAAGTTCAAATATTAACTGCTGCAAAACCAACTGTTGCCGCCGGAGATAAAATCGCAATTGGTCCTGAAGTTATTTTACAAAACGACAGAGGCGGAAAACGATTTAGTGCAATTGCCAATGTTAATCCAAAAGGAAATGTGATTTCTATTTCGGTTGGAAATATTGGAAGTGGATATTCAAATACCCAACTGACAGCAAACATTGCCCATAGATGGGATGCTCTTACAAATGATTCATATTCTGCAAATGGGGGTGGTGCTTTTGCAAATGTGTATATTCCTCCTCCGAGTGGACATGGATATGATTCTTTTGAAGAGCTTAATGCCAAATATGTAATTGTTAGTGGATCAACTCCATTGGGTGGTTCTTCTGATGATAAAATTTCTCCAGATTACGGAATGGAGTTTCAGCAGATGGGTTTGCTCAGAAATCCAATTGATCCAAGAACTGGAAAAAATGCAATTGGATCGTTGTATGATTTAAGAACTCATTTATTTTTTAATGGATTGGTGGACAGTTATTCAACTCTCAATACTAAGTATCCTGCGGACACAACGATTATTAATGCGAATAATTCGGCAACAGGAATTGTATGGAGAGTGGGTCAGCAGGAATCTAAAAATTCTACATTGTCTCTTGTTGGAACAGAAGGAACATTTGCAAATGGGCAATATATCAAAAATTCCGGCGGGGATCTTGCTCAAATTCTTAGTTCAAATGCAGTTAATATAAATATTAGAGGCAAAGTTTCTCAAAATACTATAGCAGTTTATCCAGAACAATTGACTAAATATTCAGGTGAAGTCATTTATTTGGAAAATATTACGGCAGTTAATAGGTATGATAATCAATATGAAACATTTAAACTAGTTTTTGAATTTTAATTAATAAAGGCAGAAATACGAATGGCAATCGACTACAACAAATTTCCATACTATGATGATTATGATGAAGCCAAGAAATTTTTAAAGATTTTATTTCGCCCAGGCCGTGCCGTACAGGCAAGAGAATTAACTCAACTTCAGAGTATTTTACAGAATCAAATTGAACGGCAAGGGCAACATATTTTCAAGGATGGCTCCCGAGTGTTCAAGGGCGAGCCAATGTATCGTCATCAAGAAGATCAAATTCAATATCTTGCATTGGATAGATATGGGCCGGATGGAGTTGATATAGATGTTTCTGGGTGGGTTGGTAAAAAGATCAGAAATAGGGAAGGCACAATTGTTGCAACTATTCGTAATGTTGCTCCCCGAGTAGGAACTGGAGTCAATGATACCATTGCAGAGCCAGATACCTTGTTTATTACTTATGACATAGAACCTACAGATTGGGATAGTACAAAGGGATTCGGACATTCAACTAGAATTTATGTGTTTGATCCAACTGGGGAAGATCAATCACTAGTATCTGCTCAGGCAACAACTCTTCCTTGGGGAGAGCCGGGTGGTAAAGACCTCAATGGAAAATCAATACCCGTAACATCTAAAAATCACAGAATTCATTCTGGGAATTGTGCCGTATATGATGTCGATGAGGGAGTTTATTATTATAAGGGACAATTTGTTCAATCAGATAAGCAGAGTATTGTTTTAAGTAAATATCATAATAATCCAACTTATAGAGTAGGGTTTAAGGTTACTGAAGAAATAATTACTTCAAAAGACGACGCATCATTATATGATCCTGCTTCTGGATTTTCTAATTTTACAGCCCCCGGCGCTGACCGCAAACGAATTAACCTAAAACTTACCAAGGTTGGTGATGGACAGCTTTTAGATAATACTCCACAGCATGAGTGGTTTCCAATTGCAGAAATTGAAGAAGGACATTTAGTTTGGCACGTTGAGTATCCTCAATATAGTGCCATAGAAGCCATCTTTGCAAGACGAACGTATGATGAAAGTGGAAACTATACAGTTAAACCATTTCAGCCATCCAAACGGGAACTTATTAATAAAGATGATCCTAATTTCATAGTTGAACTTGCCCCCGGCACAGCATATGTAAAGGGACATGAAATTAGAACTCAACGAACCAAAAAAGTAAAATTTCCAAAAGCAAGAGACTTTAATCTGGCACCTGCGTTGACTGAAACTTCATTGTATGAACCTGGAAATTTTGTTTTGGTGTATGACGCCGGAAATACCAATCCCTTTGGTACTGGGGATGATGGTGTTGCAGTTAATTCTGACCATCTTGCCGAAAATGCTAATGGTTTATTTAATGTTTCTCAAGGCGGATTGGCAGCCGACGAACTTCTTTATTTACATTCTCAAAAACATGATTTAGTTGTAAAGCATTCAACCAAAAATGCAAATGCTTGGAATTCAACATTGGCAGCAACAGCCAGAGTTCAGGGGTTTGCATACGATGAGGCAGCAACGAAGAGGGGGAGACGGTATAGAGGCCGAGAACAGGGAAATGTTTATCGGCTTTACTTGACTGATGTACGACCAAGTAAGGTTTCAGGAAAAGTTAGTCAACCAAATATATTGAAAGTTACAGGAGTTTCTGTTACTGCTGCCGATACAGCACTAGGAAACCCCGCAAACACAACATTTACAATAGACGTTTCTGGTCGCCATGCTAGTCATGCCGACGCTCGATACTGGCATGGGTTTGCAAATTCAAATCCAGATCCAATTGGAGAGTATACAACTCCTCTTCTTAAGGATGATACGTCCACGGGAGATACAATTACAGTAAATGGTAATGCAGATGGAGAATATCAATTAAGAAATATTCCAGTCTTAGTTTCTACTTCTACTACAATTACTGTTGAGGGAGATTGGTCGGCCGGCTCAACTAACCCCAGCCCACCAGACCTGTGGCTCAGGAGATCAACAGGAGGATATTCTTCGCGTCGAACGATTATGTTGGATGCAAACACCTGTTCGGAATGGAACGACAGTTATGTTGGGTCAGCAATAAAGGTCACTAAAGGTTCCGAATTTACTGATGATGAAAAGACAATAAGAAACCCGGACTATACTAGTGAAGTGAGGACAGTTATTGGGTATTGTGGAAATAATGCTATTGCAGCAAATACGCAAATTAATAACGGAGCCGATGCAAAAAATCATTTTGAGGGTAATGGGATAATTGGTCGTCCAAGATTGTTGGTCTTGGATAGAGAACTTAGTGCTGACCCAGATGTCGATCATGAATATGTAATTAGTTTGGGAATTAAGCAGGCTCGATCAGTTGTTTCTGATGTTAATGAAGGATATACGAATCATTTTGCAAATACAATTAAATTTGGAGCCTCGTCAATAAATCCAAAAACCTTATGGAATATTGATATTGTTTCTGGGCTCACCGGAGATACTGTAGCTTACGATTCTGAAAGAACCAAGAGAGAGCCCGGAGAGGCTATCTTTAATTCTTCTGAAACTCGGGCTTTTGTTACAATGCGAGAAGAAGGAATTCGTAGCGCCCAAACATTCCATACCTCTTGGCGAACTGCCGATCATCCTCATGGAAATGTATCGTTTGTTACGACTCGAACTTTTGATTTTGCTCTTTCTAGCGGATCGTATTCTCTTCTTCCACATGAAGGATATTATGGTGATAATCAATATTGGGATCAGACTGCTGGAAGTCAAACCAAACATTCTGAAGAATTTTTGCCTATAGGCACAACCACATTAGGTGGTGATGCTGGCGGAATTGCGTCCAAACAATATTTTTGGACGGTCTTTAATAAAGATACTGGTAAGACAATTAATGCCAGTTCATTTACGGTTACTCCTCAAACGGGAGATAGCTCGGCATCCGCCGCTACACAGTATCCCAGAGTAGTAATTGCAATTTCTGATACAACCCAGGCGGCCGCCGATGCAAACATTCGAGTAGTTGCTCCTGTTCAAATTAGAAATGCCTCTGCTAAATTAAAGTCTCTTCAGTTACAAAATTCAACCCATTTTCATTCTCATCGGGGACATAGTGATATTGATGCACATATAAATTTCCCTTCCTCTTCGCCATCAACAGGGCACACTATAATTAGAAGTGTAGAGGCTTCGGGAGTTCCAAGAAATTATGCTGATTATTCTCTTGCTGCAAACGATCATACAGATACAATTTCTCTTGGAATTGCTGATGCCTATAATGTTACTGTTTGGGCAATGATGTCGGAAGGAACCAGTCTTCCTGTGAACCCAACTCGAATAGATTCTACTGCAAAAGACATTACAAATTGGTTTGATTTTGATAACGGACAAAAGGGACATATCTATGACCATGCTACCTTGACTTTAAGGCAGGATGCCGAGGGAAATCTTAAAGATTTGGGTGAAGTTCTTGCCATTGTTGATTATTGGGATTCGGATACATTAAACCCATCATATTTTTCTATTGATTCATATAAGCACGTTACCGATGTTTTTCATAATCGAACTGAAGATACTCATTGGGCTGGAACTTTGCACGTTAATGAAAAAGTTCGGGGTGCAAATTCTCGGGTAACTGGGTATGTTTATGATACTCAAAGAAGTACCCCTACTGGCGATGGAAATTATGCATTAAGATTATATGGAGTTTCTGCCTTTAATGGAAATACTATTTTTGATAAGGGAGAACGAATTGAGGCAGCAAATGATTCTACTAGATTTATTCAAGTCACAAGTGGTACTACACCATATGTAAATGCTGAAATTTCTTATAGTGATATTCCAACATTTGTCAATAGGACTGATGGAAGTCGTGTTTCCCTTAGAGACGTTCTTGATTTTAGACCAGTCAGAAAAATAGATGATTTTGCTGCAAATACAAAATATCAAGCTGGCATTGCTTTAACTTCATTTGAATCTACTTGGAATCGGAGCTTTGATGCAGAGCTTGGAGATTTTCATGAAAACTCTAGTCCGCTTCCAATTACGGCATATGTATTGCGCTATTTGGGACGAATTGATAGCTTAATTGTTACTGGGCATGGGAAGTTTACAAGATTAAAGGGAAGGCCTTCTCCTCGACCATTGCCCCGACCTCGATCTGAAGAGACAAACGATTCTCTTAGTCAATATGCCGAGGGCTTTATGACATTGGCCTATGTTAATGTTAAACCATTTACAAAGTCTCTTGATGACGTTGATGTCAAATTACTTAGTCGGCAAAGATATACAATGGAAGATATTTCTCGATTAGATAATAGATTAAAAAATGTTGAATATTATGTTGCCCTAAATGCACTAGAAAAAAATACATCCGATATGGTGATAACTGGCGCTGATGGAATGGATCGGTTTAAGAATGGAATTTTAGTAGTTAATTTTGAAGGAACTTCAGAAGTTGATGTATATAATAGGGATACTCGCGGAACATTCTGTGTTGATCCCGTGAAGCAGGTTTTGTTACCATTTCAAAAGACTCTTAATAAAATAGATTTTAAGGTTGACGAATCTTCAAGTAGTGGAATTCGGAGACATGGTACTTGTAATACAGTATTGTTTAACTATTCTAATACTGCCTGGATTGAGCAGCCACTTGCTACCACTCCAATGCCAGTTAATCCATTTGCTGCAAGAAGTTTTTCTGGAACTATTAAGTTAACACCATCAGATGATCGTTGGATGGATATGACACACAATCCTGACCCCCTACAAATTGATTTAACTGGAGCCCAAGATAATTTTCAAACTCCGGCGGGTTATGCTGATTTGCCAACACAAGCCGGAACGGCTCATGCTGTTGAAATTGGTGAAATTAAAGGAATATATGATCCTTCGGCAACACTAGAACTTTCGGTTGATATTTCTACTCATCCGACATATTATTATGACGATCCTTGGCGCTCTCGCGGCGGGTGGCTTTATAAAAATGAAACAGGAAGCGAAGGCGGAATTGCCCCGCCGGGGGCAACTTTAGAGTCAGGTCCTCAATCTGCAACCCTGCCTGCCGGATCGGTTCAATCTTATTCAGACTATAGACTTATGATGTCGGCAGTAGATTCTTCTCAACTAATTGGCGGCGCGGGTGGAACTAAGTATGCGCATCAAAGTTATATGAGAGATAGAGATATTATTATTGAAGCCAAAGGCCTTAAGCCATATTCTAAGGTGTATTCCTTTTTTGGCGATCTAAGTGTTTCTCGATATGTATCAAGAGCCAATGAAATTTATATTAATGAACCAACAACTAAATTTTCTGTGCAGAATGGTTGGAATGCAGATAAGCCGACAGAATATGAAACAGTTGAAATTTATAGTCCAAGTGTAAGTGCTGCAAATCTTAAAGGACGAGCCACGTTGCTTGCTATTCGATATAATGAGCATTATGTTGAAGATCCAAATAATGCAACAGGAAAGCCTGAAGACAAGATTGTTCAACGCTACCCGGTTGCCTATATTGTTCCTACTGTTAATCATGACCCATCGTCGGGAACGTCTCATGATAATATGGCAGAAGATTTATTTTATGAAACTGGCGGGATGGCGGGAAAATATCTTAGTTCCAGCACAGCAATTCTTAAGGGAAAGACTTCTGGTGCAGAAGTTGTAGTAGATAATCTGGCCTTTCAAAGAAACGGTCACTTTACTGGAAAGCTGCAAGATGCAAATACAGACAATAGGCGCTTTGGTTCTCATGCAACATTGAAAAATGATCTTGGAACAGATCGAGGAGGCTGGATTAAACTTGCTCCAGACGCCGAAATCTATACTTCAAATTCCTTTGGTTATTATCCTCTTACTGGTGCCGGAGCGTTAGACACAAATGAAATGATTGCGGGTCAAACTCAGGTTAATATTGTTCGAGGAGTTCCTCAAAAAGATTCTAATGGAAGAGTTGTCAAAGCTCCGGGTGAGGGAACCTCTTTCATGATTGATAGGTATATAGATAGCGGAGCCAAGAAGGGATATGCGTATTCTCGGGAAATTGTCGAGTCAGATGCTCCCACGACTGGCTCGACATATACCATAATTAATAAGGCTGCGGCTCCCGTAGCCAATAATCTATATTCTGATTATCGCGGACTTCCTGTTGGTTGTGGAAATGTTCCATATACAAATAGACATGGTGAATTTTTTGGAATGTTCCATTTACCATTTAATCCTGAAAAAATTATGTTTCCATATGGTGCGAGAACTTTTTCAATTTCAAATCGTGGAGATAATAATCCAATATACACAACCAGTTTTGCTCATGGAGAGTATTCAGCCGAAGGTTGGACAGAAACAACAAGAGATGCTGTTGTCTCGACGACGAAATACTTCACAAAACTTGAAAAAGCAAATTTTCATGAGATTGCAAATAATCCATTAGAAGCTGATGGTATATATCCCCTTCGTACTACATCAGATGGAGGCGAAGGAGTATTTGCTATTGTTAGTGATGTGACTATTCCCGGCGGCTCAACTTCTTGTGGCGGAACTCATCCCTGGGAAACTGGCTCGGGGGAATTCCGTGGAGATAATGTTTGGGGAAAGATTGTTCACAAGGATTCTCAAGAGGCAAAGGATTATAATTATTTTGGACTTGGAACGGAGACAGGAACTTTTAATTTCCCTGGAGTTAAATTTACTGGAGGGGATGTTGACGGCGTTGAGGGATATTGCATTACCTCGGGTGGTTGTATTACTGATATTGTTATTACACAGCATGGTATAGGCAGCGTTAATCAAAAAACAGGTGATCTTATTCCTCCTACTATTTCTCTTACGGCAGGGGATCTTTATCATAGTAAAGCTCTTAATTGGATTACACATGGCAAGCTCAATGCCCAGGCAAATGTTACAACAGATCCTGATCTTATTGAGACTGTATTCAAGGGCCATATACAAGCCACACAAGATGCCGCAATGAGCACAGTAGTTGGGGCAATGGAGGGACAATGGCAAGATCCGTTGGCACAATCATTTACTATACCATCAACCGGAATGGCTCAAGGTGGAGTTTGGCTTTCTGGAATAGATTTATTCTTTGCCGATAAACCAAATACACAAGTTTCAGTTGTTGGGTCTACTAAGGGAGGAGGAGACGCAGACCTTCCAGTTAGGGTAGATATTAGACCAATGGTTAATAATTTTCCTGATAATGTCATTTTATCTGTGGGTGGTGGTTCTCATGCATGGGCAGAACTTACTGCTGATGAAGTTGTTATTACAGACGCAGACCCATACATAGAAAGTCCAGACGGCACAAGAAATCAAGTTCCAGATATGACAAAGGCATCAACTTGGACTTCATTTAAATTTGATGCTCCGGCATATTTAATGCCAGGAAAAACTTACTGCTTTGTTGTTTCTTCTGCCAGCGATAAGTATAAATTATGGACGGCAGATTCAAGAGAAAATCTAGTAGGAACAGGAATTGATACAGGAGCCGTTCCTATTGGTGGACATGAAAATTCAATTCTCGCAACAACTTCAGATCAAGTTGGTGGAACAATGTTTAAATCTGATATTCAAGGAGCCCCACATTCTCCTTGGAAACAAGATCCATATTCAGACATAATGTTTAGACTTCGCAGATGTAAATTCTCAAATTCTGATGCCACGCTCACGTTAAGAGCGGGCGAGCAAATGGCAACCGGAAATAGTACCATTCATACATTTGCAGTTCGACTTACTGACATGGAACCAACTCAAACAGACATTTCTTATCAATATCGCGGACAGGATGAGGATGGTAATTATGGTGCCTACGATGATCTTGTTCCAAATTCCACATATGAAACTTTAACTGAGGCACTTAAATTAAGAAATGATGATGATTTTCCTGCAAACGAGTTTGGTACATTTGAAGTAAAGGCAAGACTGACTTCTGAGGGTACTGATTTTACTAGTCCGATGATTGATCCAACGCAAGTTAAATTGTCATATACTGAACATAAGATTAATAATGGCGAATTAAAGTATTCTCAAATTGAAAAGATTTCTGATGGCAGAGACAACAGCTCAACAGTTGATGATACCTATGAGGCAGTCGGAGGTGGAGGAACAGGAGGATTGATTACAGTTCTTACTGATAATTCTGGTGACAATGGTGTTGCTACATATGAACTAACAAACGCTGGTTCTGGTTATCATAGTAATCCACTTTGGGTAAATAAGACGGGAAGCCCCACGGTCAATGCAGAATTTACATATATGGGAGAAACTTCTCCTTCTGGTGGAAATGCAGATTTCCGATATATTACTCGGAGAGTAAATTTAAGAAAGGGATTTGACGCAAGGGATCTTAAGGTTTATGTTACTGCACACAAACCAATTGGAACTAATATTCATGTTTATTATAAAGTTCTTGCTGCCGAAGATCCAGACACGTTCGATCAAAAATCTTGGGTCAGGCTTCAGCCTCAATCTAGTGGGCGGTTTGATCTTAAACCCAGTTCACCTGAAAGTGTTGATATGCTTCCTGTGTCAGAATATGAATATGGAACACCCGGCGAACGCATTGCCTATGAAGGAAAATATGAGGATTCGTATGATACTTTCCAAACATTTGCAATTAAATTAGTGATGCACTCTGATGATTCTACAGGAAATAAGACTCCTGTGATTAGAGATTTAAGAGCAATTGCTTTAACTTAAAAGGCTATTATGAGAAATGATGAACTAGATGAAGATCGGCTTTTAAAAACAGAGAATTCTTCTTTTGTTAAAGATCCAACTAACAATGCTCTCCTTCCTTCTGATTTAAATAAATTTAAACAACATTTAATTCGCCGCAAGCAATTCGAGCGTAGCAAAACTGCTGAAAATGAAATAAATAGTATGAAAGACGAAATTAATATTTTGAAGAACGATATGGGGGAAGTCAAGTCTCTTCTTCAGACTATTATTGATAAGCTATAAGGAATATCGAATTGCCGCAATTTATTGGTAATACACAATTTAGATCCACCTTTGAGGCAACCAAACCATCAATTTCTGTTGGGTATGATGGCCGTGTTGGTATTCATACGGCATCTCCTAACTCTACCTTTCATGTTGCTGGCACTATCACCGCAGATGCTCTCATTGTTGATAGGGATACAGACACCCAGCAAGATTCTGCAACCATCTATGGATTTAATCCTCGATTTAATCAATGGGCAGACCCCTCTTCGCCTGCCGATGGATGGACGGCTGTCGGATCAAATTGGTCCAGAAGTACAGACGCCTTTACTGGTGCCTATAGTGTAGATTTTGAAAATACAGGATCTACAAATTATTGGTATCGTAATATTGACTTTGATGGCCAGGGCGAAAATCATGAACCACTCTATCAGAATATATTCCTTACGGGAAGTTATAGTTATAAATTAGATTCATATACAGATGGAACCCCTGGAATTTCAATTACGCTTTCCTATCGAGATGCAGCAAATAAAGACTCAAAGGGCTCCACTACTTTTGTTGCTCCAATTGCTCCCGACCACACTCTTAATGTGTGGCAGACTATTAATTGGAGGGCTGTCACTCCTAAAGATAAAGAAATTATTGGAATTAGAATTGAACTTGATCCTTGTCGTGGGTTAACGGGAACAGATGCAACAGATGGAACACTAACCTATCCAACACCTGAGACTAGTTTGGCAACAGGCATAAGTTCAATTAAATATGATAATATTATATTTGATTTCAATCATCCAAGTTTAAGAATTGATAACGAAGGCTCTATTTTTGGTGCATTCATTAAAGACCTGACTGTCACAAATCAAAAGGTTGCAAATGTAATTCATAGCATTTCGTGGAATCAATCTACTCCCGGCTCGGGATGGCATATTGATAAGGATGGAAATATACAGGCGGGTGGAATTATTATCTATGATGGTGATAATCAACCTATTATTCGCGGCGGCGGTGGCCCCGCCGGATCTCTTCAGACTGCTTTAAGTTCTCATGGAAGTCGAATTAATGTACTGGAAAATGTTACGTCCACAGTTGATATTAATTCTCCCGCATTAGGATTTAAACTAAACCATAGTAAATTTAATGTGGATACTGCCAAATATCTTTGGGTTCATTCCTTTGGTTCAGATGGCGAACCTTCTGCGACAAAAAACGGATTCACTGTTGGCGTTGACGGGACTCGGCAGAATGTTATTCCCGGGGTTGTTAATTCAATTGCCGGAAATACGGATGCGTGGGTTATTTGGAGATCCGATACAACGAATCCTTATGATTCCGATAGTATTGGAAATCACGGTCATGGTGATGATTTCAAAATGGCTATTAACGAACTTGAGCTTGGGTGGATGTATGTTAGCGGGGCAGATGAATGGACTGTTCTTCCCTCCCCAGAAGAATATCTTGCTTTAGGTACTATTTCTACAAATGCAACTCATGTTGAAAGCGCGTCTATTTCCAATTTTAGTGCTTCTCTGGATTGGATTGAAGAACAATTTTTAGATGATACCCAAGGAACTGATCTGACAACTGCTGGTGAAATGGCATTCAAGAATTGGAATTTTAATATAGGGAAGTTCGCGCAGCATGGAAACAAGCGAAGATGGGTTCCCGCTGGACTTGAGGCATTTAGATATGATGCAACATCATCATATAGTGAAGATGTCTATGGATATGTAAATCCAGATCCAAGATTCAGAGGAAATCGAGTTCTACGAATTTCAAATACTGCATTTGCCTCTGTGTCAGATAAGACCGTTGGTGTTGTGACTCCTGCCATTGCATTAAAACCCGGAGAAACACATTGGGCAATTACATATAGTGCAAAGGTCAGCTCCGGGTCGGATGTTACAGCGCCCATATTGCGGATTGTGGAATATGATGCTGATTTAGATGATAAAACTAAAACTCATATTTCTTATGGTGGTGGTTCTGCAAATACTGTAACTGGAAATCGGGTAATAACTGCTGATGAAGTTACTCTAACTGCATCTGGACATACTCAATATTTCTATCGTTATTATCCAACATCGGGTACCAAAATGATGAGTGTTGGTCTGCAAATTACCAATGCTTTTCATCAAACAGACCAGCATCTCGATGTTGAATCTTTAAGGCTTCGCGAAGTTGAAGATCCTTCATGGAAAAAAGATCATTATTCCTTTAGACTTATTTCTCAAGGCGGAAAAAATATAACCAACGGCTTTGATGATCCAGCTAATATGGCTCCATTTGCAGATCCTAGTATACCAACCTATGGTTTTGGTTTGTATCCTGAAGCTGCTGAAAGCGCCACCGCTAGATATTGGGTTGATACCGGGGCCACTAAACTGGCAGACCAAGGAGAGTTTGACGTATATATTTGGGATCGAGTAGTTGGTGGTTTCCGTGGTGCAACGATTGATGATGGTGATACCACAATGATGCCGAACGCACCAGCTTCTTCAACTGAAAATGGAATTCAAACAGTTCCCGCAGCACTGGGAGTCACCCCTCTGCGTTGGCGTTATAATATAACAACTCCAGATAATCATACGAATGCCGACAAGTTGGCAGACGACTTGAATCTGTTAGGGCCAAATTGTTATGTTTTTATTATTGGTTCAGGTGAACTAAGAGATAATCGTTATGGAACCCCAACAACAAAGGGTGGCAAATTATTAGAAGCAATGGTACGTTGTGGTGCATCGAATACTGTCTTTGGTGCCGGAAATACAGACACGGCAACATTAGGTTTTCAGAGTAATGCCTCATATATTCTTGTAGGAACTCCCGGCATTGGGGCCGATGGAGGAGCCGAAGCCTATAGCGGAACGATAGACGATGATCCGAGTGCATGGTGTGAAATAGATGTTAACATTATTGCCAACTCGGCTCTCCAAGTATCTGGAAGTTCTGTTGGAAGTCTTACACTTGAAGAGGAACTTATTAAGCTGGGAATTGACATTTCCAATGCCGACGCAGCAGCAAGAGAAGCCCAACGTCTTGCTGCAAATGCAAGCCTCCATGAAGTTACCATTTATACCGACGCACAAGATACAGATACCTTCTATGCTGGTTCATGGAAACATCTGACTGCCCAATATGGTGATGTTTGGATTAATGCAAATACTGGTGGCGATGACAAAACCGTTCTTCCCGATGGAACTCTAAGCACAAAGGCAATTCATCGTTGGCAAAATTCTATTGGTGGATTTGCCAATACACCAGCCGATCATACCACAGCACTTGCATGGCGTCATGCTCCAAACGATGCCTTTGGTCGAATTTATCTACAATCCTATGCTGCCCAAAATGTTGCAGATCGAAGATCATTAATTTTTTGGGATCATCAGTATCCATACCCACATCAACCCGCCCCTACCTATGGACCTAATGTTGCAATATCGGAAGATGGAACAGCTAATCCAAATCCAAGAGGCGACCTTTGGTTTAATACGTCTAATAATACTGCTGCATTTGTATATTTAACAAATACATCATTCTCCAAAACTTGGGGGCTCGGCGAGGACAATGCAGGAACCTGGGCCCAAACGGTTTATTATACAAATGAATTTAATAGAGCTTCTTCTAAGACTGGTTGGTATGAAGGAAAAGACTTATCTATTCTTGCGGTAAATGCAGTTGCCTATGCAGCAAATAGCCTTGCTGCAAATGCATATAATCTTGCCTTGTTTGCGAATAATCAATTAGAAAGAATTGAATTAACAGCCAATCAAGGTCTATTAAAGGCAGCATCAGCAGATCATTTTGTTGTAGGATTTTTCTCAGATAGTGAACCAATTGCAACGGGCAATGGAGACATCTGGATTGATACGAATAGAGGCCCTGCAAATAGTTGGATTGTTTCTCGTTGGCAAAATACTGATGCTGGCAGCGCAGGAATTTGGTATAATGCCAATGACCATGCTACTATGGGGAATCAATCGGCTGGATTCATGGGGGATCTTTATCTTCAGTTATTTGCAGAAGCCAAGTCTGGAACGAAGAATTATATTCCAACTGAACTTTCATTATTTGGGGGAACTCCACCCGAAGCTGCTTATTCTATAGATACGGCAAATCGTAGATCTCTAAAAGATTTTGCAATAACTTATGATGCAAGTGGTAGTTGGACAGTTAGTTTAGATTCTACAAAATTTTGGAACAGTCCTCGTAGTCTAAAAGTTGCATCGGGAAGTGCCGGATCATATGATATTATATTTTCAAATACAACTGCAACAGGAACTCCTGACACTACAACTTTTGAAAAATATGGAATTGATATTCCAGAGGGAAAGAAGTGGATACTTTCATATTTTTCAAAAGAAACGGATTCGGCTGGAGGCGTTTCTGAGGTTGCCGGTATTGTTGCCGAAAACTCTAAAGATTATACCAAAGATGCCAATGTTGTTACTGATACTGCCACTAATATTAGCAATCTAACTACAGCAGGTTTGCGGGGCTGGTTGAGACAATATGTAATTCTTGATTTATCAGTATCTCCAAAGGACGAATTAAATAAAATTATACTAAAATTAAAACCAACTCTTGCTGGTTCAAAGACGGTATATTATGATGGATTTCAATTAGAAGAAGTTTCTATAGAATCACAAAACCCCAAACCCTCTGACTATATGTCTGCTGACAGCTTTGTAGGACTTACTAATTTAAAGGGGCTTTCTGACGGCAAGGTCTTTACATATATTCAGCCACATGGACGTAGGACTATTGATGGATCTGCCCCGACCGACATAGAGAAGTATCGTTATAATGGTCCTGACCCAACTTTAAGTCCTGTCTTTTCTGATGGGGAAACTCAGATTCCTAATGCAGACCCTCATGGTGATCTTTGGTATAATACTGCAAACAATAATACACTATATCGTTATCATGCAAATAATTCTGCTGTGTATGATGGAACTGGTTCTGCAAATCTTGTTTCTGATTTATATTATTATAATAACGGAGGATACCACGGAACATTAGACGGAGAATATGGTCAGCAATTAGCACCATATAAGAATGTTCCATCCGGGGGAACCTTTGGTGTGCCACCATCTCAATATGCAGAGGCAAAATCTGGATGGTATGAGGTTCGTTATTCTGCAATAGATTCTGTTAACGCGCTTTCACTTAGCGCCCTTAGTGCAGGCAAGGCTGCCCAATATGCTGCCGATAGAGAAATTCTTGCATTCTTCTATGACTCCGATACAGTTGTTAGTACATTTACTCCAACGGGAAATGGCGATGTATGGATTCAAACAGATAAGGTTATTGACTCAACAGGAATAAAGAATCTGAATGCAATCTTTATTGCAAATACACTTTCAATGGCAGGAGAATATCCTTCAATTGATACTGGCGTCACCCGCGATGGACAAATACTTTATTGGAATACTGCTCCAGATAGTGCCATCGGAAGAATGTATCTCGAAAGTTACGCGGCTGGGGTCCTGGGCAAATTTAATCGTGGGACAAATATTATGCCGCGTGGACTTTCGTTATTTGATGCACCGACTTATGACTATTTAATAACAGAGGATTCACAGGCATCAGACATACCATATGTCATTGGTACATTTAACGATGCCTATGGTTCAGTTACTCTTGATGATACAGTAGGACATATTGGAGAAAACAGTCTAAAATTAACAACTGTTGGTTCTTCCGGTACTATGTTACAAATTTTGTTTGCAAATACTGAAAGTGATGTTTTGGCTAGAGCAACTCCAGATATTGCAACCTTTAGAGAATATGGTATTCCTATTCCAAAGGGGAAAAAATGGATTTATTCTGCCTATGTTAAATCGAATGAAGCCCTGGCAAGTGGATTAAAATTTTCTTGGTATACCTCAAATGTAGGTTCGGCTTCTCATATTTTGGGCTTAAATGGTGAGTATGACGCATCTGGATACCCGGCTACTTCCTCTGCTTTCGATCTTATAGAACAGGATAATGAAACAGTTTTTACTCGATATGAATGTGTTATTGATTTAACGAGTGGCGATAGCGCAAATTCTACTCATATTATTCCAGGGATTCAAATAAAACGAACAGCCAATATTGTAAATCTTGATGCATTCCAATTGGAAGAAGCGGTTGGGGATAATAGAACTGCATCTGAATTTAAAGAGCCTTCCGATGGTGTAGCAGTCATCTTTGGAAGAAGGATTACAGACGGAAAACTTGTTGCATTCTATGGGAATGAAGCACCAGGGCCTATGGGTCCAAATCCAGAAATAACTCCTTCGGGGTATCCAAATCCAGAGCCACATGGAGATTTCTGGATTAATACTGAGGCCGGTGCAAACAACAATATGATGTTCCGATACTTTGCAAACAGTAGTGCAGTATATCAAGGAACAGGAGTTCATGCTCATACCTATGCTGCAATTCATGGACCAGGAGAAACTCCAACAGCCTCCAGCAATTCCGGTTGGTATGATATTCGTGATAAAAAAGTTTATACGGCAGAAATTCTTGCTAGCGCCGCCCAGGCAGCAGCAGATCGAGAAATCATTGCATTCTTTGAAAATCATAATGCAGATGTTGATGATTTTAAGCCAACAGGAAATGGTGATGTCTGGATTCATCAAAATAAAACTGTTAATCCAAATGGAACAGCAAATCTCGGTGCAATCTTTGTTGCAAACTCTGGAGCGCACGACTCGGAGGGGATGATCCCAACTGACCATGAAGACGGAGGCGGCAACACATTAACGTGGCATCGAGCCCCGAACAATGCAATTGGATTGATGTATCTACAAAGTTATAGTGAAACTTCTGGTAAGGTTGTTACCTTCTTTGCAAATTCAGCGGCTCAAATCCAAGTCGCGACTTATCCTTCTAGTGCAAAGTGGAGAGGATACGGACCACTTCCAGAAACCACTCCTACGGGTCAGCCGAATCAACGTCCTCATGGAGATATGTGGCTTAATACAGAACCCGGTTCAAATAATAATCAGCTTTTCCGATATTATCAAAATGCTGTTGGAACATATCAAGGAACTGGAACGGCAAATCTCACTCCCTATGTATTCCGTTATCCAAATAATAAACTTGCCGAAAGCAATCCAAAATCGGGTTGGTATGAGATGCGTGATGCATCAATTTATGTTGTTAATGCAACAGCCTATTCGGCAGTATCCGATGCACTTAAAGGAATTCAAGATGCTGCTGATGCAGCAGCCAAGGCAGATCGAGATATTAAAACATTCATTCAACCGACTGAACCTACTCCATTGGGCAATAATGATGTTTGGATTAATACCTCTGTTTTGGATGATTTTGATCGTGTGAATACATGGAGCGTGTCAACATTTGTTAATAATTATTCAGAAACTACTTACGATCCAACTAATCCAGACACAGGATTTCCTCCAGGGACAAAAAAGGTTAGATGGGAAGGCCCGCCTGACTATGAGATTTCTGGCCTGGGTTCATTCTATCTACAGGCATACCTAGAGGCAACCAACCGATCCAAGAACTACTTCCCTCGCCCAATCTCTTTGTTTGATGAGCAGCATTATGATTATTTAATAACAGAGACTAGCAAGGCATCAAATACGCCATATGCCATTGGTATTCCCCAATACTCGACTACTGTTACAATTGACGATACAGTAGGACATATTGGCGAAAACAGTTTGAAGATGACAATAGCTGGCACTACTTCTAGTTATATGCAAATTCTATTTGCAAATACCAGAAGTACCAGAGCGGCTGAACCAGTTGCAACCCCAGATATTGCAACCTTTAGGAAATATGGAATTCTTGTACCAAAGGGAAGAAAATGGATTTATTCTGCATATGTTAAATCAGACACAGCAATAACAGATGGATTGAAATTCTCTTGGTATACTTCAAACGTGGGATCGGCTTCTCATATTTTTGCAAATAGCGTTTCTGCTGTTGACCTTCCAGCTTCAACCGATGGAGTGACATTTCACCGATATTCATGTATTATTGATTTGACAAAGAGCCATAATGCGAATGTAACTCATCTTATTCCGGGGATTCAAATAGATCATATTGCATCCCATATAAATTTTGATGCATTTCAATTAGAAGAAATTCATCCAGATGTTGAAGCCCTATTGCCGAGCGCCTACATTACTTCGGACGAAGGACCGGGAATGAGCTGGAGCCGGGGCCTCACAGATAGAGCAATGATTTCCCACTTGGCCGATCATCGGGGAACTGATCCGAATTATTTTGGACCTGATCCTCGTTACGATCAAAACGGTCGAGTTGTTGCAGATCCTCATGGAGATTTTTGGTGTGATACTGCAAATAATTTTGCGGTATTCCGATACCATGCAAATGATAGTGCCGTCTGGGCAGTGTCCAATGATACAGGTACGGCGAATCTTGGTTGTGAAGCATTTTATTATGTGTCTGCGACGAATCCGTTTCCTGGTGCTGATCTTGCTGTTGGTCAAAAATTCCCCAAGTCCACAAAGGGACATTCTGGTTGGTATGAAATAAGAGATCAGACTGTTCTTGAGATCGAGCGAAATCTTTCTGGAAATGCAGGAAGACTTGAAACTGCCCAAACATCTCTTCAGAGTGTGACTGCTGCATTGACTACCGGAGATGGTCTTGACAGTCTCCTTGGACCTCTTGGTAGTGGTGAAGATCATTCTGGAGGATTAATAGAGAGACTTAAACAGGTTGAAATTTTAGATGACAACGAAATTGTAGCATTTATTCAGCCTACTAATCCATATCCAAATGTAGCCAATGGTGATATTTGGGTAGATACGGGAAGGTATCCAACAGTAAATAGTTGGAGCATTTCGCGGTGGCAGAATACTAGTGCCACAATTCCTCCCGGGCCGGATGGGTATTGGGCTAATCCAAATACCTATACATATGATATTGGCGCAGGCAGTACCCCCGGTTATGCCCCCCTTGGAGCATTCGGTAAATTCTTTCTAACAAATTATTTGGCTTCTTTGGGCAGCAACAAGAATTATATGCCACGGGGATATTCGTTATTTGATTCTCGCGATGATGATTATAGTATTGTTGGCGCACTAACCCATGCTCCTGCAACAGCAATTCAACGACCCTATCCGATTACTCATCAAGCACTTGAACTCGTCCCCGATTCGGGCACAGAAGTTTCGAGTATTGTGACCTCAGTTGGTTTCGATGATACTCAAGAATCTCCCGTTGGAGGAAGGACATTAAAGGTAGTAGTGACTGCTAATGCCTCGCCAAATTATGGTGTTGCATTATCATTTGCAAACACAACAAATCCAATGCTTCAGGGCACAGACTCCAGAAAGCGTTTCGGTTCCGACTTTGCTATCAATATTCCAAAGGCAAGTAAGTGGTTATTCTCTGCCTATGTTAAAACAGATGTTCTTCCTCAAGTCGGTCATGGTGTTCGAGCCACATTTACTGGGGCAAATTCATCAACCATAGATGGTTCTTTGGATGCCTTTCATGGTGGTTATGTTTGGGGGCTGGAATATTCTGATGTTTCCCTCAGTCAATTACGGCAGGGCCCCGATGCAGTTAACGAATGGAAACGTCTATCTTGGTTATTTGATCTTAGCGGAGACATTGATGAATATACCAATGATACAGGTTCGCACAATTTATATGCAAATACATTTACTCGGATTATTCCAAGACTTGATATTCGTCAACATCTTTCAGCAACTCCCGGTGCTATAACAAATTGGCATTTTGCAGGACTCCAATTAGAACAAGTCGCAGGCGATACTTCGTATGCTGGGGCTTCGGCACTAGAACCAACTTTCTTCATGGCTCCCGACGAAGGTCCGTCGATCAATTGGAATCGTGGACTTTCTGATGGCGCAGTACGGATCTATGAAGGAATGTCGCATGAACGTGGAGGAAATTGGAATCCTTGGGGCCCTGATCCAACAAAAACACAGTCGGGAATTGCCAATCCTGCGCCCGATGGAGATCGCTGGCTGAATACGGATCTCAATCTTGAATTTGTATATCAGGCAAATTCAACAAATAGAACTTCAAATTCAATTTATATGTTTGCAAATACAAGTTCCGATGCAAAATCTGGTTGGTATTTGGTTGGAACAATTCAACCTCCTGCTGCTCCAGATTCAGACGGTCTTCGGGGGCATTGGAAGTTTGATGGAGCATTCAAAGAAGGTGCATTGAAACGAGGTGGCCCGGCATTCGGTGGCACCACAAAGGTTTATAATGGAACGAAGGGATTGGTGGCAAACGTCTTCCATGACTATGCAGGAGATATGGGACCGGCACTTGTTCGTGTGACGGGGACGAACCAAAACGGGTATGCCAATGTGGTCAATAAACTCCATAGGAGTACCGATGCCATCATAGGACATTCATTTACTTCAAATGCCGAAATTAATAGTTCAACTGATGGTGCCGGAGTAATTGTTGACTTAATTGATGAGGATGAACCCTTGTGGGGACAGGACACCAAAGAACGAACCCTTGCAGTATGGTTCAAACCAATTGCCTATGATGATATAGCTACTGAGTCGGCAATTTGGGATGCTGGGTACACTAACTATGGTAGATTTGGAAATGCTAATAAAACAGGTCGTTCTTATGCCACACTAGAGCAAAAAGACCTTTGGGTTGAATATTCTTCTAATGATAGACGCGCAAACGGTCATTATTCTAATGCAATGTTTTGGGAAGCGGGAGGAGGACCAGAACATTATATTGGATTTGGAACGAGCCCTGGCCAGCGAGGAACATTTACCGGAACAGGTGCCATAAAACAGAATACCTGGAATTTTGTTGTTACAACCTGGGATTTCAATAAATCAAAACAATCATTCTTTATCTATAATGTTGATGATGGTCTTGTATATGCAAATACCAATACTACTATAACAGTTAGCCAGCCTGCTCCATCGGTTAATGTTCACCTTGGAGGAATTGCATCAGGCTTTGGTACATCTAAAGAGATGGTAGCAAACTTTGACGAGGCAAGATACTATGATCGAGTATTGACAGTCCCAGAAATTCAGGGGCTCTTTATTACTCACCCCGGAGATCAGGATCTTGATCTTGGTGGGTTTGTATATGAAGATGGTGATACTATTGATAGGATGAAACCATTTCAACCCGGCGCAACTGATGGTCGGCATTTGTACCTTTCAGTTAGGAACAAACGTGGGCCCGGCTTTAGCCAAGTGAATGACCAATATGCATATCTACATGGATATAATCAAGACGCCCAGGCTGCCCCAGTAAATGGATTTATTCAAACAAGAGAAGAGACTACTGATGAATTTGGCGACGACCTTACAGTTCACAAACTTACCGAAGCGAAGCATGGTCCAATAAAGGTTGGAATAACTGGAACAAAGGATGATGGATACATTCTTTATCAGACTAATGCCATATCTGGAACGGCAGGAGTTTTTTCACCCGCCACCGGGGGAGAATCAAGACATTTTGCATTTGCCCAGCCCACGGCTCGTCGAGCAAATAGTTCTGGTGGGTGGTCTACATGGAGATATGATGATGGTGAAGGGGATTGGCATTACATTTATCCGAACGATAAAGAAATATTAGTTATTGGAGACGCAAGAGTTTCTAAAGATCCCGACTTTGATGTTATTGATATTTGGTCCCTCGCGCCTGCCTCTCCAAGAACCATACGAAACAGTTCTGATGTTATTATTACGGATGTCGATCAACCGGGGGTAAGTAGTAACTGGGCCAGAGAGTTATCTTCGTCGGGTGGTGCTGGTGGTGGAATTGTTTATGAGGATGAAACGACTGCAACAATATTAGATAGATTAGCAGATGGTGACAAATATCTTCATCAACCCCATTGGACCCGGGGTGCTCGTCACGGTAAAGATGGCGAAGATAGCTGGATTGAATTTCGAGCAAATCAACATCCAACATTTGTTAATAATGAGGAAGATTATAATAATCATCTTTGGGCAACTTCAATACATATCTATTGGGGGCAGAATATTACTGATTTTACTACGGGAATACGAGACGGAGTAACAAAATATCAATATGCAATCATAGCAAAGGCAGATTCCCCCGGAGCAACTTGGACAAATGTTGCAGGAGTCTTTACTGGTCTTGATACTGATTATCCTACAGTAAGTTCTGTTGAAGATCCAAAATCATGGGCAAACTCTCGACCGTTGCTTCTTGCAAATACAGGACCTGATGCAGTATTTTTTCCAACCATAGAACAACAAGATCCAACAAATGCAAAATATGCCGGAAGAAATCCAGAAGGAATTTCTCTTCCAACCATAGATCCTGTCGGTCAATTTGTTGGAACATTGAGGATCTTTGTGGGTAATACATGGTGGACTAGTGCCGCCGAGACTGACGGAATCCAAGATAGCGATGGCGGGGCCCCACAGCATTGGCATATTGCTAGCGATACATCAGATTCTAGAACAATACCAAGTATTCATGAAGTTGAAATTTGGCGTGGATCAGCAGGACGGGACTCCTATGCTGGCGACTTTGCCGGAAGACCTGAAACTGATAATTCATTGATTGGTGATGTTTCAGTAAATTATGCGTCCGTTATTGAAGCACTAGGCGGCACCGGCAGCGAAATTGCAGATATGATTGCGGATACTGGTGATGTACAGATTACCGACACAATGATTGAGGGTCTTAGTGGAGAAAAGATTAATGCAGGAACATTAACGAGTCAATCTATTGGATCGGGTGCCATCCTCACAGGACACCTTGAAGTTCTCGGTGGATATAACAATCTAATCTTTGATCCAGATTTTATTCATGGTTATCTACAGTATCCATCCCCCGGAGTTCATCGAGTCACAGGAGTAGATAGTGGACTCACAGAATCAATTGGATATGGAATTGAAGAACAGATTCGGGCGCATTGTGCCTATGATAGATGGGCAAATGGTCATAATGATGGCCAGTGTACAGCAAATGTTACATTTGATTATAGTCATCCTGATATTAGTGGGTACCTCAACCCGGCCGCGGGCAATATTATTACTGCAAATCTACATTGGACAGTTGCAGAGGTTAACAGACTCAATGGTGGTGCAGGAACGCATTGGAGTCTTATTGACTATCAGGATGGGGCAGATCACATTACACACCCTGATGCATATTCATCAGACGGGGGAACAGTAACCCTGAGTGCAGATAACAGTAAGATGTTCATGTCTGTATGGCTTCCCCCTGGCTACCATAGTAATGGAGGAAGCGTAGGATGGTGGTATGAATCTGATTGGGAAACTGGTTCTCAATCTGATTGGGAGGCCGACAGGGCGCGAGTCGCGATCTCTCACAACAAGGTAATGTTTGGTACTCATGGTCAAGCACAAAATCCAGTCAAATTAATGGGGGAGGGATACGTTGTCGGCGGTTCCGGCCGGAACGAAATGCGATATACAATTGGTCCTACATCCAATGTAGGAACTGATGTGACCAACCCGGCAAATCGAAGACTTGTCTCCCCGGCAAATACAGTTTTCTCTTTCTCAATATGGGCAAGAAAACTTGATTCTCAGGATCATGGAACTTTATACCATGATGGCACACCAAAACCCCCGCAGGCCGGAAATACTGATAGATATAATCACCCCGGGTATAGATCCGTCGATCCCGGGCCCGACGATAAAAACATCTGGGGCCCAGATCATTGGGATACTGATACGGATAGGTACGGCGCTCTACAAGATGGGGCAGGAACGAATCGTACAGGCAAGGCAAACAACATCATTAGAGCCTGTGCAGAATTCTTTGCTGCCGATGGAACCCGATGTGGAAAGATTGTAGGGCCCTGGACAGAACCATTCCATCAGCCCTCGGCCGGACTTTCTCATGTGTCTGGTAGTGTTTATTCAGCAGGAACAACAGACGCAGATCCATTAACCAAAAATTTTGGAAGATATAAGTATGGATGGAGAGAAATTAACTTTACAGGAAACGGGGCAGCAGTAGAATATGGAAGGTCTGGGCATGAAATCAATAGAGTTTGGTCGATTCGAGATCGTGGAATTATTAGTCCAGACCAAATTCCACAAACAGTCAGACCAGAAATTTCATATATGACTGTGGGTGTTGAATTTTCTCTTGGTGCCAGAGTAGGAACCTGGGGAACTGTTGGTGACAACATCTCCCCGAACGCTCAAGGAGCCCATTACTTCCTTGCAGGACCGAAACTCGCAAGGGCAGTCGGAACCCTGGATGTTGATGAAATTAATGCAGGCAGTATTACGCTCGGAGATTTCAAATCTAAATATGGAATAGGAACTAGTGGTAAAATGACGCTCGATGGTGAAAATTCTCGTATCATAGTTTCAGATTAATTATAGGAATATATAGTGTATGTCTACTGATAGAGTAATACTAGGAAGAAATGATGCCGGAGATCATGGGCTGTGGATTTCAAAACCCGGTTCCAATGTGAGAGCTGTGTCCATCCCTGGGGCCTTTGACGAAACTGCCAGTAAAGATTTTGCAGAGATGGAGGCAACTACAGGTTGGACTGCCGAGAATGCAACCATAGAATGGGACAATCCTAATAACCCAGTTTATAATGGTGGCGGAAGTCTGATCTTCAAGCAAACTGGAGATGGCGCATTTCTTTATAGTCCTGAGTGGCCTACTGAAAGGACTGGAGATACAATACATACATTTGAAGCAGATGGAAATACTTATCCAATTCTTGAAATGAATGTGAGAAATATTAGATACGGTCAACCGGCAACGAGTGAAATGAGTGTGTCGGTTGTTCGTCATTCTTACATGAATTCAAAATTGGGACACTTTGAACCAACGCCTGGAGAATATACTTATTATAGAATTCAAGGACTTCAATCAGAGGAAATTGAATTAAAATTTAGTGGAACTGATCTTAGTACCACACTTGCAACCTGGCCCTACTCAGATGATGTGGATGATTGGTGGTATCGGGGGGATGTTGTTGATCTTATTTTGACTATACCAAAGGGGTATGATAAATCCGGCGAAAAAATAATATATCGAAGTAGAATTACTCGTACTGCCGGGGGATTCATTTATCTTGCTTGTAATTGGGCATTTCCTCCAGTTGGAACAGATGATATTGGGTTTATGAATTATTATGATACTTTTATACCTAATGCTGCCGTTCCAGATGTAACGCCGAGCATAACGTATGCAGAACTTTTAAATTCTGATACAGTAGTTGTAAATCGAAGTAGGTCATTTCAGTCTGAACCACATAATTATGATTCTCGTTTGGATTCTAGCATATCTGTTCCTCACTTTAATAAAAATAGTACATATACTCTTAATGAACATCTTTCTATAAAGGAAAGAGATCAAGCCGGAACACCCGGGGAATGGAAAACTCTTGAATGGGATTTTAGAATAGATCCTGCATATGGTGGTGGTGTGCCATCATCAAGTCTGACTGATAAAGTATTTAAAGTTCGTGATGCATATTGGTCATGGCAAGGTACTAATTCAGACTTAATTTATTATATTTTAAATGGAGATAAAGGAGAAACTGATATATCGGGAATCAACGTAGGAGATACGTTTGAACTTCATTATAAAAATTCAAATATAGTTGACACGGTAACAGCAGCTTTTGTTGAAGAATATCCCCTTACAAATTCTAATCGAATAGTGTTTACGCAAAGCCCAGTAGATGTTGCGAACGCTGGAGAACCAACATACCTTTACGGATATACTCCAGCTTTAAGTTATAACACTCAGGGAGGCGCAGCTATTACCATTACTGAAATTGATAAATTAATCAAAACGAATGAAGTTGATGTGTCTTCTACTTCCAGTTCTTATATTGGATCAAAAAAAGAAATTAGTAATTGGACATTGCCTGAGTATGCAGTTTATACTCCTAATGGAGTGAACTGGAATAGCAAGGATGATAGTGCCCTTAATGGATCGGATCTTTATGGATTTCCATATCTTTCAGCGAGAGAACGGCTTCCGGCTACTAATGGTTATGGAGGAACAATTCAACCTGCAAAAATTGCAGGAGTTAGGTTTCAATTTAATGCTGATGCCGGTGGTGAAGCTGGCGGAACTCATTATGAAATTGCATCTATTCGAGCAAAAAAAGCCGACGTGCCATATGGGCTTCCTGCCCATCCAAACTCATGGAAAAATTTACAGTTTGCCACGGGGCAAGTTGGTGGTATTGATCCGCAGTTTTCTGGACTTATTCACCAAACAGGAATTGTCACAGTAGGAACGGATGCAACAGATGTTGGAGCAGAAGGAGGAAGATCCGATTGGGGAAGTGAAGGAAGCAGCCCAACAGGAGTTGTTCATCTTGCAGATCCACTTCCTTATATTCCTTTTATTTTATTTCAACGATATGATGGGCAATCTACAGATCCGGTGGTTGCATATCCAAGCAATATATTGGATATTTCTTATTGTGGTACTTTGGGCAACAAACTTAATATGGGATTATTAGAATATAAAAGTTCCCATACTGATCCAACTTTGCCGAGTGGTCATGGAGGAATGTCATATTCTTGGGCAATGAGGAGAATTAAGTCAACAGGCCGGGATGGAATTTTTGAAAATCATTATAAGCTGCACAGAAACACTCTTCGTCACAGTCAAGATTTTTCTCCTCCGGGTAAAACTAATTGGTTTGGAAAGCTCGGCAATTTTATGAATCGGGGGGAAGGAGCAGATTATCCCGATCACAAAGCTCAAAGAGAGACATCCCCATCGGAATCCTGGCACCCCGGATATGATGCTTGGTGGAGTGATGTGCAATATCAAAATGACATTGCCGGTCGAAATCTTGCATTATCTAATTGGGATGGTACTGGTCGCCCACCGAAAGTTTCTGGTATCTGGACCAGATTAAATAGCCCGGTAGTCGGTCGCAATAATTTTAAAGATATATATGAACATCCTTGTGCTGTTTCTTTTCCTTCTGGTGCCTTGGAAACTCCAACGTGTTGGGATTATGATACTGAGTATGATGGCCGTTATCCTTCTGGCTCACACGCCACGCCCTATAATAAATTATATACCTATGGAGCAGGCGCATGGGGGGCCCTCTCGGCCGGCGCGATGCCTTCAGATACAAGCGGGGTGACAGCGGAATATTTTGCAGATGTTTTTCGTAGTCGTTGGTTCGGTCCGAATGCAGTTGGAATGCCCCCACCATATGGATATTCTGGGATAGACCCCGATGAGGTTCTTGCAGACGCTCCTTGGTCGTCTTCCACGCACTTTAGTCCAATTGATCCACGACCCGGAACAGTACATGAGGGATTGAATCAAGCATCTCAGTTTGGTCTTATGCCTCAAGGGGGGAGGCATATCTCTTCGTCCGTCACGGCCTACGGTCATAGATATGAGTCCCATCCCATGTCTCCTTGGGGCGAAACGGACTTATCTGAAACCGGCCATCAAGCTCTAACTCAAAATTTTTCTTTTATGTCTCCTATGTTTTGGGGACAACAAAGATCATGGAGGCCTGGGTATCCTATTGGTGGTTCATCTGTGCATTCTGGAAGTGAATCTCAATATAATAATCCAATAGGAGAACCATTACCCGATTATGATAATCCTTTTCTTAGGGGTGATAATATTAATGGCGATAGAGGTAATCGGAATCCCTCTGAAAATATTTGGGGCGATGAAGGGAGTCGTGGAATCTATAGGGATGGCTGGCCACAAGTCCCAACAGGAGCTACTGTGAATCATCCAATGGGATTTCCTATTGACGGGACGAACGGAGTCTTCTTCGCGGCGTTGCAAGCCGAACTCGAAGCATTAGGATATGACTACGGATCTGTAGATGAAAACGGGAGGCCAATATATCCTCCTCAGTCCGTAAGCAGCCGCCAAAATCATTTTTATACTGGAATAGAATACGGACCTACAATGGGCCACGGAAAATGGGGAGATTCTAATTATTTGGGAGGTCGTATGGTATCTCCAATGGGTTTCGTGGCTGGTGAAAAACCAAATGAGGGCCCAAGATTTTTTAGTCTTTGGGGAGATTTACACTATGTATCAAAAACCGACACTATGGGAGAGGACAACTCCGGCGTTGGCGATCAGACAACTCAAGAAGGGTATCCAAATTTGGCTCAAATAAATGTTTCCCCAGGAGCAGTTTATAAATGGATGATTATAGAAACACTCAAAATGAGAACATTTGCATATGTTAGAGCCGGAAGCGATAAATTTGAAATTACTGCAAGAGGGGCTTTGGGCCGAGAAGGATACGAAGAACAATCACATGGCACTTGGACTCGACCAACATATAGAAAATTTGCTGCTGGTGATCCAAATGCTGCTCCTGGGAAATCCCCGAAACCCTCGTCATTAGAAATAATGTGGGACCAAAAAGATCATACTGCAAATGGAGTATTGCCCCCTAGCATTTATACTGCCGAACATATTAGTGATTGGGGTTGGTATGGAACTAATTTCTTTAAAAATTTATCTGGAACTGTGGTGGCTCCGGGCAGAAGAACAGAAGGAGATCAGCGTCATGAAATGTTACCCGGATTTAGTTATGGTGGAACTGCTGGATTTTATCAAAATTCAAAACCACCTTGGGATTGGGGAGGAGCCCAAACTTGGCCAGTAGAGCCAATGAATAGCGAATCTATTCATGTGGCTCGTCAGCGCGATCCTAATGAGAGTATTATCACCCGCTTAGAGTTCATTGATGGAGTTGAGACGCCGGTTTACACATCTAGAGATACTCAATATCTAGCAGAGGTATTTACGGATTGGAGAGGCCCCGAGACCGGCGACGGATCTCCACAAGCACAATTAGATAGTTCTATTGCAGAAGCATTCGGTACTATGGGAACAATGCAAAATGTTAATGTTCCTGCTGTTGGAGCACTTAAATCTGGATGGAAACCGTATTCTAGTCGAATGACGCGATATGGTAAAGTATCATGGGGTAGAGATGATATGCTATATGGTCGCAATGCAAGATTGCACCAAAATAATGCAGATATATGTCCTAAAGGTGGAGGCCGTTATAATGATGAAAATAATAACTGGTATGCAGAAGGAGATGGAGATAATACTGTGGGTAATACTGCAAAATTTTGGGGGTGGGGAGATCCTCGGCAGATACTAGTTGAAGACAATAGTAGTAATGAACCACTAATGCCTAACGGCATTTCCGACCCCTGGGGAGAGAATTATTATTTTTTTAATGAAGCAGAATATCGAGTTGCTACGCCAGAACTAGGAGTTGGGACTGGTTATGGTTGTCATGTTCAATTCTGGCCTCCTGGGGGAATGGTAAATATGGCATATGAACCAACACTTAAGGGGGTATCTCCAGCCGGAGGATATTCTTCAATGGTTCGATGGGTACAGGGAAATGATGAAGAACAGGAATATCCTGGTAGGGCAACCGAGGGAATATTTCATCCAAGGGGAGTCAGTCAATATGAAGAAAATTATTTCTCTGGAGATGATGATAATGTAGATGGGACTGAAGTGTGGAAGCAAAATCAAAGTTATGATTTAGTTAACAATAATGAATCAACAGGAAAATGTAGATATAGATATTATGTATTAAGAATTCCGGCGAATTTAGATGCTATGGGAGGAATTGATGTATAATGCCCAATAGAATTTTAATTGGAAATACTGGATCATCTACTGGAGATTTTCCCGAAGAGTATCATCGTCAAGATAATACCGGAGTTTATATTTCAAGGCCTGGTTTTGATGCCTTGACTTGTAATGCAACGGACTTGTTATTTTCTACTGATGGAACACAATCTGGTTTTCTTCAAGTTTTGGCGTCGGGTAGTGCTCTTCTTGACGTGTCGCCGGAACTTGGTACGCCGTTTGAGCTTAAAATAGAAGGACTTGACATTGAAGCCCCTCGCCATTCTGGCCCTGGAACCGGAGGAGATTCTCCAGTAATGGTTCAATGGTTTATTGCTGCTGGATTAGGAAAAGATTTTGGTTCAAACGTATATGATGCAATGGGAGGACAAGGAACAGATTCTTGGGATGGAGATGGTGTAGATAGTTATGGACTTCCAAATGGATATAATCCACTTCATACTGGAGAATGGGAACATGGAGGACGAAAGGCATTTTGGCAATATCCAAACGATCATCCATATCATTTAAGTAACACTTGTATCACAAATGATCCTTCTGCATTTAATTTTGCTTGGTGGCAAACTCCGGTTTCGCCGGAGAATTTAGAAGATGCATTAAATTGGGGACTTAGTACCGACACCTTTGATCCATATGACCCCGATGCCGGGCCTGGAATGATACAAGAAAATATTGATATTGGTGGTTTCGATGTTTTTGTTGGGGGGGTAATGGAAGCTCTGTTTTCAATAGGAGATTCTACCGTTTTCACGACCGTCCCCGATGTATCGCATATTAGAATTCCGGGTTGGGAAAACTGGGAGGCCGGAGGCGGCGGAGATTTTATTCCTGTTGGCGGCCAGCCGAGTCCCATTTTTAGAAGATCGTCACATTTATTGAAGATGCCCGGTGATTTTTGTTGGGCTCAAACTTCAATTGATACTACTGCAACAGATGGAAGTCTACCACAAATTGATTTATATTTTTATAATGCAAGTACGGAATGTAAATTTCAACTTGGATATATAATTTATAGAGAACCGGGAGCATCAGGATAAAATGGCAATCCCTAGAATAATACTTGGAAATAAAGACCTTCCTACAGAATCAACAATTGCATCTAATGATAATGCAGTAGGCTCCCCGGCTCGTATCAAATATTATTTGACAATAAGTAAAGATCAGGCTGCCGGGTGGAGAATAGGCCATGAAGTTCACTTTAGGCAATCTAGTTCAGGCGACCCTGAAGAAAGAATTGTCCTTGCAACTGGTTTTGATGAGATAAAGGGTCCTTGGGTAGATGTATACCCTAACATCCCCGGGCAGCTCACGCTTAATACAAATTTTTTTCCTATTATAGTAGAAAACAATTCTTTGTCTTCAAAAGGAACAGCGGGGTTGTTTGTTTCTGCTCCGGGCATTGATGTAACTGATAATGAGATTGCACATTCAGGAAATTTAATATTTGACAGTTCAACCTATGTGGAAAGCTCTATGTTTGTTGTTCAGCAAGGAAGCGCCATCTTGGCTGGATATAAGCATAGAAGAGATCCAGTTTTTCATGCAGGAAATCGTACAAATGTATCTATAGATTTTAGTGCATCTAAAACTCCGGGTACAGAAAATATAATTCCTATGGTAATGTTACAATTTGCAGTATGTAATAGTTCAGGCCATTTTCATCCAAATTATGCCGACTCTGCAAATTCACAGATATTGAAATATATGGATTCTGTTTGGATAAAGCAACTAAATGTAATTGGAGGAACAATAAACACAGAACATCAATCATTAAAATTTATAGATGATTATATTCAACAAGGAAAGGTGCAAAAAAATCCTGATGGAACGATAACAGATGTATTTAAATATGGTAATATGGCTGCAATTTCAGGAGAAGATGAAGGCCAAGATAGTTCTGGTCCTGATTATCCAGGGAGCGAATTTCCACATGGGACAATTCATGGAATGTCATTTGGAGTAGGCACAGGAGAAATTGTCGGTGAAGACCTTACTGGGGCTCCAGAGACGCATCAACTAGGAGATCATTATGGAAAACATCCCTGGGCCGCAATAAACTCACGGTCAAAACCAAATAATTATCCAAGAACTCAATGGGAAACCTTGGTTCGTCCAGATGGTTGGCACGTTAATTTGAATCTCGACCGTTCAAATTTAAATGCATTTACTCCCCAAAGTTATGCCCAAATGGATGCTCCCTTTGGAAGCATTGATCGTAGAATTGATAAATCTATTAATAAAACTCAATATAAGACTCCCGGTAGAACGGGCTATTGGAAACAAAAAACTTGGGGGCTAATATATTATGTTGATAATGATAAATTAATTATTCAGGCCTGGAACGACAAATCAACTTCAAATGCAATGATTTCTACAAACAATGCAAATGCTCATTATAATGCATGGAATACTGGCAAAGGGGACAGAGGAAGAATTATTGCATCTGATTATTCTGGTGACGGTTCAGCAGGCTCGGGCGAGTATCCAAATCATGGATTAAATATTATGGATGCAAGCACGGCACATGATGATGGCCCCTTTACGGGGGAATGGCCTACTAGACACTATAAAGAACATACTGGTCATGGAGCATTTAATCATGATCTTGCTCTTCAAGAAAATTCGTCAGAGTTTCCAGCCGGAGCCGGAAGTTCTATTTTTGATTACTATCATGATCCCAATTTTGTTGGTTCTTATAATCAGGGTGGTAATTATATGTGGACTTTGTATGGACGCGATAAGTATTATCTTCCTCGGTCTGGGTGGGCGGGGGCTCGGAACGGTATGCAGCTCGATAATGAGGCTCCTTCTGATGTCCGATATTGGCCGCCGGAACATAGGATCATGCTTGAAGAATATTTAAAAACAGGAAGCTATAATTATCGTGGCATTAGCACAGTTCCAATCAAAATGCCGATGTCTTCTATGTTTGGTTTTGCGAGAGGTTCTGCGCGCAATGCCACGAGCACAGCTAGCCGTTGGCCGTCAACATCTCCGCGAAGTGATATTCCTTCTGTTAATGTAAGTGACATTTATAATTTCTTTCCACCAGGGCCGGAATCTTGGGATTTTCCTATTGGCACTCCAAGTGGAGGGGGTACTGGTGGTACAGTTTTGTCATTTATAAGCGGATCGGGCAACCCTCATAATGATCCAACATGGATTGGTCAATATGGTAATGGTGGTGCCGAAATGAAATATAATCGGTCTTCAACTGCATCCGGTCAAGGGGACCACCCAGGAGTTCTTAATGCGACCCCAGGAGGAAATCTTTCAAGTAATTTTGGGCATCCAGAAGACAATGATGGATGGAAACTGGGAGTTAACATCGACGCTCCAGCCGGAGATTCCTCGGGAGGTTGGAGAACTGGCGGGACCGAAGAAGGACCGAACCAATCAATTAATCCAGCAGAGCAGGAACATATGCCACGTTCCTATATGGGTGGCTGGGATAATTTTCTATGGGATAATGTTCCATTAAAGAATTTTTTCATTACTCAGATGTGGGATAGTGATACTTATACCACCCAGAATACTGGAAACTATTCTCAAATTTCCCCGTGGATGACTTTTTCAAATTGTCTTCAAAACATGGAATTATGGCCCAATGGGTATCCATTATGGTATAAAGCAAGTCTAGAAGATACCAGACATGGATATGGTAGTATGTGGTGGTTCCTTAAGGGAGAACTTGAAGGAAGAAATCAGCCATTTAACTTTCAATCTTACTCTGCCTCTGTTGCTTCAACTGAGAGTCCGCGCTTTGAAGATGTTCCATCAGTATCGGGAGGTGCCTATGGTGCAATGACATTTGATAATCAAATTCAACCAACTTATCCAAATAAAATTACTGGATTTGATACTCCAGTTGGCCCTGGTGCTCGAATAAATAATACACATGACTTTAGGTATCGTCCTTGGATTGAAATTGACAGTAAGCGAACTGGGTATCTTTCATATAGGGAGGCAATTGTTCCAAATACTGAAGTTACCACAATTTCAACTAATCATTTTAATCCAATGGACAAAGTTGACGGTGAAGGGGCTCCGTATCCTGACCCATTAGAATGGGATTATTTCTTTGTGAGCTATATAGTATTTAATCAAGGAACCGGAATTGTTCACGATCCCGCGACACCACAAACTGCTACTGGAACCCTTGGTGCTTTTGAAACAGATGAGGCAGGAGTTACAACAGCAAGACCAAACTGGCCGATTGATCCTTGGACGGGTCAACCACTACACGATTAAGAGAAAAGGTAGACGTATCAATGGACAACATTTATGTATATGATAGAAATACTGGATTTATTTTATATTCAATTGATAATGCAACTCCAGAAAAAATAGAAAAATTACAAAAAAAGGGAATTGCTTTTATTGTTGCCCGAAGGGCTGCTTTGTTAAATCAATATGTGGTTACAGCCAATGGTCAACCAATAGGATTTGATAAGATTCAACATCAAGATATTGCTCAAGATAAGCAAGGAATATTTGCTGATGGAAACGATAGAGTAGTATTTACTGGAATTGCTCCTGGGACAGCAGTTAGTGTGGATAAGCAATTTGTCTGGACAGCAAACTCAACAGACACTTCATTTGCATTTTCAGTAAATGGGTTTTCTACAACTAATTATACAATTAGATTTCAAAAATATGGATACCATAAGGCACAATATCAAGTTGCAACATTGCCTCCTCCACCGCTAGTTACCGAAATGATTAGCGATCCACAATAATAAGGAAAATATGACATGGCAGAATTTAAATTAGAAATAAAAAATCCACTTATTCCGCATAAAAGAATCCCTGGAAAATTTACTACTACTGACGAACAATTAAATAGGGTGTCAAAACAGCAAGAAATTAATAGTAGAGTAGCATTATACGGTTCTATTGGAGTTCAGCTTGATAAACTTTGGCACGATATTAATGATGGTAGAATTGTGGCAGATACTGAAACTGCAAATACATGGTATCAGCACGTTAAACAAGTTAAGGAGGCAGTTCCATTATCGACCTTTCATCCGGGGGGGAATACCAGTCCCTTTACCTCTTCTCATAATCCAACTGAAAATTCATAATACTCCCTCAATACTGTACCCTTATAAATAGTATAGACATTACTTTCGGGGAATAGCTAAACTCATGGCAAAACAACTCAATTTATTAATAGATCAGGGGACAGATTTTAGTGCGAACGTGGTTGCCTATGCAAATGCTTCAACAACAACAGTATTGAATATGTCTGGTTATACAGCAGGATATGGTCAAATAAGAAAATCATATTCTTCTACTACTCATACTGCAAATTTATCTGTTAATGTTTGGGTTTCTAATACGAGTGGAATTGTTGGACTTTCAATGAATAATGTAGTCACTTCAGCAATAACCGAAGGTAGATATGTATATGATGTTGAAATTGTGTCTAATGACACTCCTCCTAAAATTACAAGGATTCGAGAAGGAATTTTAACCGTTTCTCCAGAAGTAACAAAGGTATAAGACTATGGCACAACCTTCAACAAGAGCAGAATTTAAAGAATATTGTCTACGACGCCTCGGGAAGCCAGTTGTTGATATTAATGTTGATGACGATCAATTAGAAGATCGCATTGATGATGCCGTTGAGTTTTTTCAGGAGTTTAATTTTGATGGCGTTGAACGGGTATTTTATTCTCATCAAATTACTCAAACAGATTTAGACAATAAGTTTCTTACTGTTACAGAAGGGTCGCTCGCAGGAACTACAGATACAATTTTAGGAATAACTAAAATTGCCAGAGCTGAAAGCGATTCAAGTATTTTTGATGTTCAATATCAAATGAGACTTAATGATGTTACTGGAACTTTTGGTTCGATGGCCACAGCAGAAATGCAATATTATTGGATGAGAATGAGCAATCTTGAAATGATTCAAGATATGATTGATCGAGAGCCTACCATTCGATTTAATCGAAGAACAGATAAATTGTTTATTGATTGGAATTGGAGCAAGGATATTAATAAAGATCAATACGTCGTATTAGATGCCTATCGCGCTGTAGATCCAGGCGCTTATGCGGAAGTTTGGCAGGACCGACTTCTACGAGATTATTGTACTGCATTGTTTAAAGAACAATGGGGAATGAATCTTTCAAAGTTTGAAGGAGTTCAACTTCCTGGTGGAGTAACATTAAACGGAAGGGCAGTATTAGAAGATGCAAGAGCAGAAATAGAACGACTCAAAGAAACTGCATCACTACAATATGAACTTCCAATTGATTTTTATACGGGGTAAATAATGCCCACTAATGTTTACGTTAACAATTTTGAAAGCAGTCCAGAAAAAAGACTTCTTGAAGATTTAATTATTGAATCTATTAAATTTTATGGACAGGATATGCATTGGATTCCTCGAAAGTCTGTCAACGAAGATCAAATTTTCGGAGAAGACACTCTTTCTAAATTTGATGTTACTTATAACATTGAGCTTTATATTAAAAATATAGAAGGATTTGAAGGCGAAGGCGATTTTATTTCTCGATTTGGATTAGAGATTCGCGATCAAGTTACATTAACAATGGCACAGCGAAGATTTGAAGAGCTTGGGTCTGGATACCCCAGGCCCCGCGAAGGCGATTTAATCTATATGCCATTAAACAAAAAATTATTTGAAATTTTACACGTTGAACATGAATCTATATTTTATCAAGTCGGCGAACTTCCTGTATATGACCTTCGTTGCGAACTCTTCCGATATAGCAGCGAAGCGATTGATACTGGAATTGATGATATAGACAAGTTAGAGAATGAGTTTTCTAATGTAGTAACAGCAGACGATGAAACTTCAATGCCGGATAATGCAATTTCAGATAATAAGAAGATTGAAGACGAAGCAGATTCTATTTTAGATTTTGATGAGTCCAATCCATTTGGTTCATTCTAATGTTGGCAGCAAATTCAACTTCACATGGTTTAATTAGGGATTATGTTACTGCCTTTGGCACACTATTCAATAACATTAGAATTAAGCGCCCCGGCGAAAGTGCGACAGAAACACAGCTCATCGCAGTTCCATTAACCTATGCACCAAAACAACGATTTATTCAAAGAATTAATCATGATTTAAATTTGGATCGTCGATCTCAAATTACATTGCCCCGAATGTCATTTGAAATGACTTCGGTGACATATTCTGCTGAGAGAAAATTAAATACAGTAAATCGAACAGTAAAAAGAATTACTACGACAACGGGCAATAGTTATGTAACAGGAACCTATGCTCCGGTGCCCTATGATGTTGGATTTAGTTTGAACATCTATATTAAAAATATTGAAGATGGCACAAATATTATTGAGCAAATTCTTCCTTATTTTACTCCTGAATTTACAGTTACATTAAAGGGAGCAACCGACCTTGGAATAAAAGTCGATGTTCCAATTATTTTATCCGCAGTTACGTTGGAAGATAATTTTGAAGGGGGATTTGATGACCGAAGAATTATTACATGGACACTTGATTTTATTCTTAAGGGAATGCTTTATGGTTCTGTTGCAGATGCCAAGGTTATCAAGAAAGCTATTATAAATCTTCGACCTGTTAGTGGAAATACAATATCGGAAGTTATTGCGAGCAATGGTTCTGTGAGTAATACCAGAACCACTTATCAATCTACTTCCAATGCTACTATGTCTGTTATAACAACCAGACCGGCAATGAATGTTGCAATTGATGGAACAAAGACAGCAACCACAAATACTGCAAATTCTGTAGGCATAGATAAGATTGATGCAAATGATCCATTTGGAATTGCAACAGATTTAACCATTATGATTGCAAATACGGTAGTCGTATAATAAAAGGTTTATTTTATGAAAAGCAAAGAACTTGAAGTGCTGGATGCTGTTCTTCCGGCAACAAATCGCGAAGAAGACATAGATTCAGATTACGAATACACAAGAGACAATTTAAAATCACTTATTGATAAAGGAACCGAAGCTCTGGACGGGATTCTAGAATTAGCTAAGGAAAGCGATCATCCCCGGGCATATGAAGTCGTGGGACAGATCATCAAAACGGTTTCTGATACCAATAATGATTTAATTGAACTACAGAAGAAGATGAAGACCCTAAAGGAAAAGGAAGGCCCTAAGTCTGTAACCAATGCATTGTTCGTAGGGAGTACGCTTGATCTTCAAAAGCTATTAAAGGATGGCAAAAAATAAATGGCAACAATGACAGATCGGTATATGGGCAATCCATTGCTAAAGGCCGTCGGAGTTACTTCTGAATGGACTGAAGAAGAACTACAAGAGTACGTTAAATGTTCTAAAAATCCGGTTTATTTTATTGAAAATTATATGAAGATTGTCAATGTGGACAAGGGGTTGGTTCCCCTTAAGATGTATGGCTTTCAAAAAAAGATGGTCAAGACATTCCACAAGAATCGCTTCTCAATTGCAAAACTTCCACGCCAGAGTGGGAAGACCACAATGGTTATTTCATATTTTCTTTGGTATATTTTATTCAATCAAGATGTTAATATTGCCATTCTTGCAAATAAGGGCTCTCTCGCTCGGGAAATTCTGGGCAGACTTCAACTTGCCTATGAAAATCTTCCCATCTTTTTACAGCAAGGGGTTAAAATTTGGAATCGAGGAGATATTCATTTAGAAAATGGATCTAAAATTGTGGCTGCATCAACATCCTCTAGTGCAGTTCGTGGTGGAACATATAACATCATCATGCTGGACGAATTTGCATTCGTTCCCAAGCACATTGCAGACGAATTCTTTAGTTCAGTCTATCCTACGATTTCTTCTGGTAAGTCCACCAAGGTTATTATTGTCAGTACCCCTCATGGAATGAATCATTTCTATAAGATGTGGACAGATGCAGTAGAAAAAAGAAGCCACTATGTACCAATCGAAGTTGCATGGAACGAAGTACCGGGCAGAGATTTAAAATGGAAACTTGAAACCATATCGAATACGAGTGAAGAACAATTTGCACAGGAATTTGAGTGTGATTTTATTGGATCAGTCAATACATTAATTGCTGCCAATAAATTAAAAGCAATGCCCTTTAAGGTTCCTTTGTCGAGTCAAAACTTCTTGGACATTTATGAAATGCCAGAACCCGGAAGATCCTATGTAATTATAGTGGATGTTTCTCATGGGGAAGGCATGGACTATTCTGCATTCTCTGTGATTGATGCCTCTGAGGTTCCCTATAAACAGGTTGCCAAATATAAGAACAGTAAAATTTCCCCATTAATGTATCCAACAGTAATTCATAATGTTGCCAAAAAATATAATGAGGCCTTTGTTTTTATTGAAATTAATGATATTGGTCAACAGGTAGCTGATATTATTCATCATGATTTTGAATATGAAAATCTTTTAAAGGTTAGTGTGAAGGGAAGAGCCGGTCAAATGTTAACCGGAGGATTTTCTGTACAATCACAATATGGAATTAAGACCACAAAAAAAGTAAAACAAATTGGATGCAGCAATCTAAAAACTTTGATTGAGGAAGATAAATTATTGATATATGATTTTGATACAATTTCTGAATTGACTTCTTTTATTGCCCAAGGACAATCTTACCAGGCCGAAGCAGGATGTTTTGATGACCTCGCCATGACCTTGGTATTGTTTGCATGGCTCACAACTCAACAATATTTCAAGGATACCACAAATCTTGATGTCCGAAGAATGATGTATGATGAAAAGATGAAATTAATGGAAGACGAAATTCTTCCATTTGGATTCATTGACGACGGAGTAGATGATGCCTCCGACTGGACTGACGAAGATGGGACTTCGTGGTCTGTGGTCGATCCTATCTTTAGAGTCTAAAATTTAGTTATTTATAAATATCGTTAGGATCATGGGTTTATGTTTTAGTAAACTATGGAATAACGAGGAGAAAACTAATGGCATTTCAAGTATCACCGGGAGTTAATGTATCAGAAGTTGATTTGACTACAATAGTTCCCGCAGTATCTACTAGTGTTGCGGGTATTGCTCTGCCTGCTGTTTGGGGTCCGGTAGAAGAAATTACCACTATTACTAGTGAAGATGAATTGGAAAGCATTTTCGGAAAGCCAAATAGTAATACGGCAGTTCAATGGCTATCCGCAGCAAACTTCCTTCAATATGCAAATCACCTAAAGGCAGTTCGTACCAATTTGGCAGGATCATATAATGCATCTTCTAACGCTATCAATTCAACTTTTCATGGAGATCAAAAATTAAAGCGAGTTCAAGTTAAAACTCGAAGAGATTATGATGATGGTGTAACGGCTGGTTCTGGTACTTTTATTGCAAAATTTCCTGGGGCACTAGGAAATTCTCTTAAGGTTATTGTCTTCGACAGCAACGAGGCATTTAATACAGATGCAAGTAAGACATCCGAGGGAGGAATTGATACATACACGGGACAGGGAGCCGATGGTGGCGTTGGAGCTACTGGTATTCACGCCAATAGCATATTTGATGGACCTCCCGGTACTTCTTCTTGGGCCAATAGTTTTGGACACGTTGATGGTACTAGTGACGGAGTGAAAGATGAACTTCATGTTCTTGTTATTGACGAAGATGGGCTCATCACAGGAACCAAGAATACAATTCTTGAGAAATATCAATATCTTTCAAAGTCTATTCAAGGACAACATGAGGATGGTAGTGGAAGCTATTGGAGAGACGAAATTAATGCCACATCTCCATATATTTGGGTAAATTCTGCCGGTCAGGTTTATCAAGATAATATTACATTGGCAAATAATGGAACCATGCCAACGCCCACACTTGGAGTTGCAAATGTTGGTACAGGATATGGCGTTAGCTATGCAGGGAAAGATCCTCGGGCAACTACTACTTGGGGCTTGGATGCAAGGGAATTAATTGCAAACGGAACTCCATTTGAAACTCATCATGTTCCATTGGCATATTCACTTGTTGGTGGAAATGATGGAACTGCGAGCGCAACGTCTTCAGCAGAATGGCAATCCGCCTATGCAAAATTTATAGATGCTGATGAAGTAGACGTTTCAATGCTTATTGCTGGAGAACTAGACGTAACCGATCAGAAATATGTGATTCAAAGTGTTGCAGAAAAACGTAAGGACTGTCTCGCATTTATTTCACCGGACAAGGCTGATGTTCAAGGACGGGCTACTGATTCGTTGGTATTGACAGAAGTTCTGGCGCATCGCGCCGGTCATGTTGACAGTTCCTATGCAACAATGGATAGTGGCTGGAAGTATCAGTTTGATCGGTATAACAATATGTATCGTTGGGTTCCTCTAAATGCTGATATTGCTGGTCTTTGTGCAAGAACAGATTATCAGAGGGATGCATGGTGGAGTCCTGCTGGATTTAATCGAGGACAACTAAAGAATGTTGTTCGCCTCGCATGGAATCCAAAGAAGGCACATCGAGACGATCTCTATCGTAAGGGAATTAATCCGGTTGTGACCTTCCCCGGTCAAGGAACAGTTCTATTTGGTGATAAGACACTACAGAGCAAGCCAAGTGCATTTGATCGAATCAATGTACGAAGGCTGTTCATTGTTCTAGAAAAGGCAATCTCAACTGCTTCTAAATTCTCACTCTTTGAATTCAACGACGAGTTTACTCGGGCTCAATTCCGAAACATGGTAGAGCCATTCCTTCGGGATATTCAAGGACGAAGGGGCGTGACGGATTTCCGGGTTGTTTGTGACGAAACAAACAATACTCCGGGGGTAATTGATCGAAACGAGTTTGTTGGGGACATCTACATCAAGCCTAACCGATCAATCAATTTCATTCAATTAAATTTTGTTGCGGTGAGAACTGGAGTTGATTTTGCAGAAATAGTTGGGCAATTCTAATAAATATATTAGAAATATAAGGAGAATCAATAATGCCTTTTTCAGTTCAAGATTTTAGATCAAACCTAACTGGTGGTGGAGCCCGACCCAATCTATTTGAGGTCGTTGTTCCATTTCCTAGTGGGGTTGTTGATAATTCAACAGCATCACAAAAAATGACTTTCATGTGTAAGGCTGCACAAATCCCTGGCGGAGATATTGGAACAGTAGAAGTTCCTTATTTCGGTCGAATGATTAAGTATGCAGGAAATAGAACCTTTGCCGAATGGTCAACTACAGTAATTAATGATGAAGACTTCAGAGTTCATTCTGCAATCACAGGCTGGATGGATTTAATCAATCAACACTCTAACAATGCCCGTGGCGTAGAATCTACCACGGACTATCAAGTTGATGCCCAAGTAAATCATTACGGAAAAACTGGAGAAATCATTAAAAAGGTTAACTTTATCAATCTCTGGCCTTCGTCATTAACACCAATTGATCTTGGTTGGGATACCAATGATGTTCTAGAAGAGTTTGCAGTAACTTGGATGTATGATTATTGGGCAATTGAAGATGCTGACCTTCAAACTCACTAGTTCTATATTTGTTGGATTGATTATTATATTATTATAAAAAAGTGTAATAAGAGGGAGCCTATATATTATAGTATGGGCTCCTTTTTTTTAAATTCACTTGAACGCAATATTAATTCGTTCGTATGAGGAAAATTAAAAATGGCAATTAAATTATTTGGCTTTACAATAGGCCGAGATGAAGTAGTAGAAGAAACTCCTCCGGCAGTTCAATCATTTACATTACCCGATAACGATGATGCCGCAGCAACGATTGCTCAATCGGCTGCCGCATATGGTCAGTATTATGATTTAGATGGAAACATTAAAAACGAAATAGAGTTGATTTCAAAATATCGAGAAATGGCATTGTACCCAGAAGCGGAACTTGCCGTTGATGATATTGTCAATGAAGCAATTATTATGAATGATCGTGGAAAGCCACCAGTTTCTATTGTACTAGATCGTGTTGACGTGAAAGAATCTATTAAAACTAAAATAAGAGATGAATTTGAAGAGGTCATTAAACTTTTAGATTTCAATGATTATGCCTATGATATTTTCCGTCGATGGTATGTAGATGGAAGGTTATATTATCATATTATGATTGATACTACAAAACCCAAAAATGGTATATATGAACTTCGACCAATAGATCCAAGACAGATTAAAAAGATTCGTGAAGTAAAGGATATTTCTAACCAAACAGCCAAAACAATTACTGCCCCCTCTTCTATTGAATATTTCATGTTTAATCCGGCAGGCATAAAGGGAGGTGGACAGGGCCTTAAGATTGCAAAGGATTCGATTTGTTATGTTCATTCTGGAATTTTAAATTCAAATAAAACTTTAATTCTTTCTCATCTTCATAAGGCAATCAAGCCACTCAATCAACTTCGTATGTTAGAGGACGCAACAGTCATCTATCGAATTTCCCGGGCACCTGAACGAAGAATCTTTTATATTGATGTTGGCAATCTTCCCAAGATGAAGGCAGAACAATACCTCAAGGGTATTATGAATCAGTACAAGAACAAGATTGTATATGATGCACAAACTGGCGAAGTTCGGGATGATCGAAAGTTCATGTCCATGCTTGAAGACTATTGGCTACCTCGACGTGAAGGTGGACGAGGAACAGAGATCACAACTCTTCCCGGTGGAACTAATCTTGGAGAGATTGAAGACATCATCTACTTTCAAAAGAAATTATATAAGGCTCTTGGTATTCCAATATCTCGAATGGAGCCAGAAGGAACTTTCAGTCTAGGACGGGCAACAGAAATTACTCGGGATGAAGTCAAGTTTTCTAAGTTTATCTCTAGACTGCGAAAGAGGTTCTCTCTTCTTTTTGATAATCTTCTAAAAACTCAACTTCGGTTAAGGGGAGTCTTGACAGAAGAAGACTGGATTTTAATCAAGGATGATATTCAATATAATTTCATTAATGATTCTCATTTCTCTGAATTAAAACTAACTGAAATGATGCGCGAAAAACTTGAAATTGTTCAAACGATGGATGAGTATATTGGAAAATACTATTCAAATGAATGGGTACGAAAAAATATTCTTGGTCAGACTGATGAAGACATTGAAGTCATTGCTGCACAAATTAAAAAGGAAGAAAAAGAAGGAGAAGAAGATGGTGTTGGAATAGATCCAGAAGAAATGCCTATGCAACAAGCCCCCCCACCCCCGGCAGCAGCACCACCACCACCACCAGGACCTTCAGCAGCACCGAAACCCGATCAGCCCATTGCAGCAGAAAAAATTCATGGTCAATCAGCTAAAGTTCTTAACCTCTATAATGATTCTTCAGTCTTAGAAGATGCAGATGATGTTGAAGAAATTTTTGAAGAAGTTGTTTCAGAAGAAGGAAATGGCCATGAACGAGAACAAGAATCTTAAAAATCTTCTTCGTCCTATTGTTCAATATGTAAACGAAGAAGTAGAAAAATCAGAAGAACGACTTAGAGAATCTTTTCCCACGGACACAAAGGGGGAGGTTGGAGCCCAGGGTGAACGCGGACCCAAGGGCGACCAAGGAGATCCTGGTGGCCCTCCTGGCCCCCAGGGCGAGAAGGGAGATGTTGGCGCACAAGGCGAACGTGGTGAACGTGGATTTCTTGGTGAACAAGGACGCCCCGGAGAAATTGGAGATGTCGGACCCAAAGGCGAACGAGGAGAACGAGGATTCATAGGCGAACAGGGCCCACAGGGCGAACAGGGTCTTCAGGGCATTCAAGGACTTACTGGAGATTCCGGTGAAAGTGGCGAAAGAGGCGAAAAGGGAGACAAGGGTGATCGCGGAGAAATAGGGCCAAGGGGTCTTTTAGGTGAACAAGGTCTGCAAGGTGTTCCCGGTAATCGAGGTGCCAGAGGACAACGCGGACAAAAAGGCGATGACGGGCCAAAGGGAGACAGGGGAGACATTGGAACCGTTGGTCCCAAAGGTGAACGGGGCTTTCAGGGCGCGAAAGGCGACAAGGGCGAACCCGGAGAATCGGGCAATACCAAAAAAATAGAAGAAAATTTTGATGCACTAAGAGAAGACGTTGCAGTTCAGGTAAGACAGGCAAGGCGATCTCTTATGGGATCTCTTGCAGATGGCCCTGGTACTGGTGTTGTTCGCATCATGGATCAAGATGATGTCAAGTCTGGTACTCCTTCCGATGGTCAAATCCTAAAGTATAGCAGTTCAGATGGTAAGTTTGTTCTTTCTGCTGATGGCGCAACAGGCTTTGCAACAGAATCTTATGTTGATACTGCTGTTGCTGCGGCAAACACAATTCAAGACACCGAGCTTGCAAGTTTAACTGCCCAGACGGCAACCTTCAATAGCACAAGTACAGTCAACCTTTGGGGTAAGGCACAGGGAGCCACGCCAACAGTTGTTAGTAGTTCAGGTTCAGCTTTGCAAATAGACTTACAAGATTCAAACTTATTTCATATTACACTCGGGCATAATGTAACTGTGGAGCTTTTAAATATTGCAAATGTAGTTGGTTGTGCATTCACTTTTATTATTACCCAAGATACTACAGGAAATCGAACTTGGGAATGGCATAGTAGCACAACACCAAAGTACCCTGGCGGATATGTTACGGCACTCTCTACAGCTAGACGATCTAGTGATATAATTTCTTTGGTTGTTGCAAATTCAACTTTTGTATATGCAACAACAGGACTTACATATCAATAGGAGTTCATAAATGTTTCCAGGCACTCACTTTAGCCCTCCTCATTTTTACTATGAAATAAAAGCCACTACAGTTCCCGAATCCTCTGGTGGAGATTCTAACTATGGGGCAAAAACTCCTGTCATATCTGGAATTGCTAAATTTCATTGGCGAAGAGATTATGCAACCGGATCAACATGGACCAGAACTTCTTTTCCTGGGTGGGAAAGTCCAGATTCATATGCATCAGAAGGATATGATAATTGGGCAGACAACACACTAAGACAAAAATTTATTGGAGATTCTGTTTCTGCTGTAACCTCACCAGGAGTCTATGTGATAAATATCCCTTCCGATGTTGCAATGGGAACAAAAGAACATACATATAATGTCTTTAATGGATATTGGATTCCCGAACCAGCAGTTTTAACTGGAGAGTTTCCGTATGGATCAACAGTTATTATTCATAATCATGGTATTATTGCTGGAAGTGGTGGTTTGGCGGGTCGGGGTGGTGCTTTTTATAACCATGCTACCGTAAGCAAAAATGCAATTGGTGGTGGTGGTGGCGGGGGGTCTGGATTGCAAGATTGGGATTTGCCCGTTGATGCCCATGAACAGGGAGATAATTGGGGGCCCTATCCATTAGATTCAAATAAAACATCGCCTGGAGGAGAGTTACCAGATTTCCCCTTTTCCGGGTCTGCCGGGTGTTCGTCTCTTGGCTTGGCCGATATGTCTGTTAGCGAAACAAGGGCAGCAAATGGCGTTTTTGGGGAAGGAAATTTAGTTTCTACTACTTCTGCTGATGGATCGGCGGGAACAAATGCTCCAGATGGAGTTACTTCTTCTGGTTCTACTGCAACTCATGTACCAACTAATGGTCAGTATGGTGGTCATGGAATTGGAACAACTTCTAAAAAACAAATAATTCAAATTTATAATCACTCGACCGGAAAAATATACGGAGGAGGAGGCGGCGGCGGCGGTGGAGTTGCAGTTGCCGACATTGGTACTGCCGGGGGTGACGGAGGAGTTCTCGGAGGGGCTGGCCAGGCAGGAACTTCTGGTGGAGGAAGCTCAGGTGGAGCCGCAGGTGCCGCAGGAGAATGTCTTTATCACCATAGTTTTTGGGATCAGGCAGACTCAGATCAAAGTAAATATATAATTAAACTACAGGCTGGCACAATGAAAGGATCAGACGGAGACAGTTCTTCGGATAGTAATTTTGATGCGGGAACGGAACATTAATAATGGCCATTATAATAACAAAACATAAAGAAAATTTAAATAAGAGGAAGTATGTTGTGACCATTGAAGATAATGGTAATGTTATATTAGATAAAAAAAATATTGGATGTGAATTAAAAGAAGATGGAACTCTTGATATTGAAGATTTGCATAAGAGAATTTCAACTTTGGTTCTTTCTTATAGGACGGCAACTCCCCAGGCAAATGTCAATATAGATATGGGATAATTAATATGAGAAAAGTTAAGATTATAACCTCACAAGATCATTTGTTAATTTTTATTGAATGCACCGAAGAAAACGATGAAATAACTTGTATAAACAAAACAACTAATTTACGTTCATTTCCTCCCCCCTTTGCCGCCTTCGGGTTAACGGGAATCTTTAGACAATTTCGTAAAGACAATGCAGGAGAGTGGCAAACTACTCGTACTAGTACGGCTCCCATGATTCTATTTCGCGATGATGACGTTGAGGCCGGGCACGTTTCTGTATCAAATACTGTTGTTGTTGGAGTGCTTCCAAAAAAATCTGAAATATTAACAAACTGGAATAATACTCTTGGCGAAGCTAGTGTTAATACAACCTTAAATACAACCAGGGAATCACATGATGTTATTGCACAGGGAAATCTTACTAGGAAAATGAATGCAAATACTTTTGTCGAGTTGGCTCCAGACAGTATTGATGATGAAATTATTATAGGGTAAAGATCATGGCAATTAAAGTGGTTAGACACATTGAAAATATAAAAAGGGGATTTATTGTTATTTCAATTTTTGATAACGATGTTCGGATAGTTACTCGTAAAAGGATTGCACTTAAATTTACTGAAACTGGAGAAGTTAATTGGGAGTTTTTTAAAACCCAAGTTAAAACTCTAGTTCATATGAGCCGTGAAAAAACGGTCTTGGATATTCAAACTGGAGGAATTATAGAATGAATGTACAAATTGCAAAAGATAATTATAGTTTTTATCTATTAAATTTTTTAAATGAGGGGGATGAACTAACATATGATTGGTCATTGAGTAAATCTTATTCTTTGATTTTAGGGAAGGGGAAGGTTACGATTGAAGTCGAAACCCGAGAAGGAATTGGAATTTTTGATATTGCTCCAATTACTCCTATTACAATGACGGCTCAACAAGAATCAATACTTTTTAGTGCCTTTCTTTTAGATGATGATGTTATTATGAATGAACTGTTTCCTAATAGTACCGTACTGGAACAACTTAGGGCATCATCATCTCATTTGGCTGCAATTGAAGAGTCTACTTCGTTTGAGGCAATTACTGAGCGCTTTTCTTTTGATGGCTTGTCTTCTCCGACAACCTTTTCATTATTAGATTTAGAATATCTAACATTAGGAGCAATTTAATTATGAGACAGTTTAAAATATTGAATGCACAAGATCATTTAATATTATTGGGAACAGGAAGCCTAGAAGATGAACTTACTGGTCTTGGTATGCGAGCAGGAATAACTTGGCCGGCACCAACTACTGCCTTTTATGTAAAAGGAAATCTCAAAGGGTTTTTCTTTGATGAGGATACGCAATCTTGGAAGCCTGGATGGGGAAATGGGTTTGGTAATAATTTAGATCAAGAAACTTTTAAGTTTTCTCCTCGAATTTACTTTAAAACTTCAGATTTTGAAGAAGAAAATTCTGTAGGCAGAGGATTAGTCCAACGTGATGACGGAGCTTTTGTGATGGTATTTCCAAAAAATAAAGAGGTTTTAGAATCATGGGGAGAGCTTTATAGAACAATACAAAACCAAATAGTGCCGGAAGAGCATAAAAACCCAAATCCTCCGGTTAAGACTTCTACTTTCAATTTGCCTACAATTAAACTGGGCGGGATTATTTCTTCTTCTGAAATTCCGCCTGTTGTGCCAAATCAGATTTCTTCTAATACTGCAACTTTTTTTGATAAGGCTCTTGATAATCCTCGATCTGATAACCACGAAGTTCTTTTTGATTCTAATCCTTGCTCTAATCACAATAAACGCATTGTCGATACGTTTGAGGAGACAGGAGTAATAGAAGACGACGAAATCATCTTTGAATAATTAATTTATTATAAATAGTTTAACAAATTTACCTTTTTAGTTAGGAGGCTTTCAATTATGGCTAACGAAGAAATTGAACTTGATGAAATATCATCACTTAAGCAGGCAATAAGAACACAGAATAAACTAGACGCGGAATCAGCCAAGGAAAGAAAGTCTGCCCGGGCTGCATATAAGAAAGCTCGGGCTGCCAATAAAGCCAGAGCCAGAGCCAGGGCCAGGGCTGCACATGAAGACACCATCCAACAAACTCAAGGAGACAATGAAATGATGGAAGAACTAGACTTAGACTTTTCGGATTTTACCGAAGAACAGGTTGATTACTTTTTAGATTCTTTGACCGAAGAGGAATTAGAGTTTGTAAATTCCTATATTGCCGAAAAAAAAGTATCTGATCCAAAAACAAGGGTAAAGGCCGATCATGGAGTGACCGCAGCAAAAGGTAGGGCAATAACCGCTTTTGGTGCTTCCTCTGTCCCCGGCGGCGCGTTGGGGGTTAAATATATCCGAGCCCGAAAGCATGGAACTTCAATGAAGGGTGTACGAGCAAAGGACAGGCAGCGTACTGCGGATAAAGTTGCAGCAAAAGCAAAGGCAAAGCCAACAAGCGGTCGTCTAGCCAGAAAGGCAGTAAGAAAACAGAAAAGAGCAGATCGACTGGCTCGAAGTAGAGCGAAAGAAAAAATAAGGGCTCAAAAAACAGCAAAAAAACATGGTATTAAGAAAGACACAACTGGTAAAGACACAACCAATCTTCAGAGAAGGGCTTACGGAGAACAATTTGAGTCCGTTATGAATTTGGTCCAGGCTGCAAATGAAGGAAGCCCATCAAGGGTTCTTGATTTACTAACTCCAATCATGTCAAATAAAGTAACAGACCATCTTGCCACCAAGAAGATCCAGATTGCAGGAGATTTTATTGGTATTCCACCAGAAGAGGGCCTTCTCGACGATGAATAAACCCTTTAAAGAATTTCGAGCCGAATCTATCTGCTCAACTTCTAATCCTGAGTTGGCTTTAGAAACTCCAGTAATTGAAGGAAAGGTAGCAAAAACTGCAGGCCTGGGTGCAGCAGGAGGAGTCGCAGCAGCAGGAAAATTTGGCAAATTAGCAAAGCTCAACAAAGCCAGAAGGGCGGTTGGTCTGACTCCCGGTGGACTGGCAATCGGTTATGCATTGGGAAAGGGAATTTCAGGACTAAGAGCCAAGAAGGCAGGAACAACGATAAAGGGAATAGAGGCAAAAGATAGGGCTGAAACTGCTGCCAGAAAAATGCACAAGGCGGCAATGAAGCCCGGAAGTTCATGGCGAACCAGAGCCGCAGCAAAGGCTCAAAAAAAAGCATTAAAGGCAAGAGAAGTCAGGGACAAACAAAAGGAAAAGGCAATACGAAAAGGAAAAACAGGAGCAATTGCCACAGGCGAATCTTTTATTCATGAGGCTGCGGCAGATGATTATGTTGCAGACAAGGCCATCAAAGGGGGAAAGATAGGAATCAAAAAGTTTGTGGCAAGAGTTTCCCCAACAGATAAGGCTCGTCTCGCAAGAATAGAAAAGAAAGAACAGAAGGCAGCACAAAAAAAGGCAATTGAAGATCGTCTGGCCGCCCTGAAAAATAAACAGACTCGGGAAGATGTCGATCAGGCAATTAAAAAGGTTAGGAAAAATACTTTAGTCCGAAAAGCTGAGAAGGCCAACAAGAAAAAGCAAGATATGTTGGACAAGGCAGCAGATTCAGTTTCAATAGCAGGAGAATCGGTCGCTGTCCATGAACAGGCGGGCAAGGGAGAAGCCATTATCAATACCATGAGAAAAATTGTTAAAGATTCACAGGGCCAGAAGGTTAAATTGGCTGATGGAAAACATCTTTTAGTAGATATGATGACTGCAAATGCTGTCACAAAAGTATATGATGCGTTAAGTGTAAAAAACAAAGTTAAGTTTGCATCTACCTTGGCAAAAAATCGAGCAGGATTTCTTAAGATGTCAGGCTTTGCAATCAAGAATATATCTTTTTAGGAGAAAATCAAATGAAACTCATTACCGAAGTAGTAGACGACGATCAAATTGAAGTTTTGGTAGAAGAAACTAAATCCGGCAAGAAGGATTATTATATTAAGGGCGTCTTCATGCAGGCAGAAACAAAGAATAGAAATGGACGAGTCTATCCCCGAGAGACTCTCGGAAGGGAAGTTGCGAAATATAACGACAAGTATATTAAGCAAAATCGAGCCTTCGGAGAACTAGGTCATCCCGATGGGCCGGTCATTAATCTAGAAAGAGTTTCTCATATGATTAAGGAATTAAGCCCAGATAATGATAACTGGGTAGGAAAAGCAAAGTTAATGGACACCCCATATGGAAAGATTGCAAAGAATCTTATTGATGAGGGTGCCAAGTTAGGTGTTTCGTCTCGCGGAATGGGTTCATTGAAGCCACGACGAGGCGTAAATGTAGTGCAAGATGATTTTTATCTTGCTACTGCGGCAGATATTGTTGCAGATCCATCTGCTCCCGATGCATTTGTTGAAGGAATGATGGAAGGAAAAGAATGGATTTGGGAAAATGGTATAATTAAAGAAAGAACCATTCAAGAACTTAAATCTCAAATTGAAAAATCAAAACGAGCCGATAGAGAAGCCGTTCAATTAAGGGTATTTAAGAACTTTCTTTCAAAATTGTAAAATATATAAATATGCATTAGGAATAACAACCTGATAGCTTTAAACAAAGGAGCCATATAATGTCAGAAGAAACCGTTTCAACAGAAGCCATCACAGACGAAGAAATCGAAGAGCTTCTTCGCGAAACTTCTGAGTCAGAAGAAGAAGTCCTTCAGGAGAAAACTGAAGAAGACGAAGAACCTTTTGAGGATGATGATGATGAAGAAGAAGACGAAGAAGATGAAGATGAAGAAGAGGGGGTTAAGGAATCGTTGACTAAGCCCGCTATGGTTCGCGCTATTTTTAATCAGCTTCAGGATACCAAGAAGACCAAGCTAGAGTCTCACTTCGATAAGATCATGCACTCTCTTACTACTCTTGAAGAGGACGACGATCTTGACGAAGCAAAGGACGATCCCAATGTTGCAGATCCAGACGAGATTTTCAAGTCTGTAGATAAGACTACAGAAGTAACAAAGAAGGTCAAGGCTGGAAAGAAGGGCGACAAGGGAGAGAAGACTAGGCTAAAGGCAGAGGATGTTGATTTTTCTGCTGATATTGCTGCAATGTTTAACGACGAAGTTAATCTTTCCGATGACTTTAAGTCAAAGGCAGCAATAATCTTTGAGGCTGCGCTCATTGCCAAGGTAAATGAGGAGCTAGAGAAGATTGAAAGCAAGTTTGACGAAGAGCTAACCGAAGCTCGCGAAGAAAATCTTACTGATATGACCGAGAAGGTTGACGAGTATCTTTCCTATGCCGTAGATGAATGGCAGAAGGAAAATGAGCTTGCAATCACCAAGGGTCTACAGGCAGAGATTAGTGAAGAGTTCATTACAGGACTACGCAATCTCTTCGCAGAACATTATATCGAGATTCCAGATGAGAAGCTCGATGTAGCAGATACTCTTGCAGATCGTGTCGATAAGCTAGAGGGTGAACTAAATGAAAGTATTGAAAGGACAATTGATATGCAGAAGCAGATCAATGAGTATCAGAAGACTGAACTCCTTATTCAGAGTTCTGATGGTCTTGTCGATACAGAGTATGAGAAGTTGAAGGAACTGTCCGAAGGAGTAGACTTTGAAGATGTCGAGCAGTATGCAAATGCTCTTGGCACACTCAGGGAAAACTACTTCCCCAAGACAGGAACAACTAATCAGCAATTTATTGTAGAGGAGCAGGAAGTTGAGGGTGGCATCTTTGAAGAAACCACCGGCACAATGTCTGCTTATGTTGGCGCATTAGCTCGAACACAGAAGAATGTTATTCAAGAGTAATTGCGTTTACTTATAAACCACTTTTAACAAGGAGTTAAAACAAAATGTCTGATTCAAATTTTGATCGACTTACACAAAAGTGGCAGCCCGTACTAGATCACGAAGACCTTGATCCAATTAAGGACCCTTATCGACGCGCTGTCACAGCACAACTATTGGAGAACGAAGAAGTTGCTCTTCGCGAAGACCACGCCTCCCAAAGCGGCGGCGGGCTTCTCGGTGAGACAACAAACTTTTCTGGAATGGATACCGGCGGAACTAACGCTGGTGGCACTAATGTTGCTGCCTTTGATCCAGTCCTAATTAGTCTCGTTCGCCGCAATGCCCCAAATCTCATGGCATATGATATTTGTGGCGTACAGCCAATGAATGGTCCTACCGGACTTATCTTTGCTCTCAAGGCGAAGTATGCTCCAAAGGGGGTTGTTGCTGGTTCCGCGACCGATGGAACTGGCGAAGCACTATTCAACGAAGCAAATACCGCATATTCCGGTATTTCTTCAGATGATACTTCTGGTGAGAATAATCCAGTACCAGCCGATGGCAAGCTCCATACAGGTGCAATGGAAGCCATGTTAACGGCAACTGCTGATCCTGATGGAACTGTATCAGGCGACGGCTTGGCGGATATTATTACCCAACCAGACGGAACATTTCTTACTGGTAATGGTGCAGCGACTTCGGTTGCCGAACTTTGGGGAACTGAGGCAACTAATCAGATTCCAGAGATGGGATTCACCATTGAGAAGACTTCTGTTGTTGCACAAACTCGGGCCCTCAAGGCTGAGTACACCACAGAGCTTGCACAGGATCTCAAGGCTATTCATGGTCTTGATGCCGAAGCCGAGCTTTCCAACATTCTTTCGACTGAGATCAATGCTGAGATCAATCGAGAGGTTGTTCGTAAGATTGCTCTGGCAGCGCAAGTTGGTTCTGGTGCAAATACAGCAGCAGCAGGACTTGTTGACCTAACGCGAGTAGAACACCGAGACGATCTCGGTTCTGCACGTTGGTTGGTTGAGCGATTCAAGATTCTTAATTGGTACTTCGAGAAGGAAGCCAATAAGATCGGTATCGCAACACGTCGCGGCAAGGGAAATATGCTAATCGTGTCACCCAACATTGCATCTGCATTGTCAACGTCTGGCGTTCTTGATCCTAGTCCTGCATTGAACAGCGATGTCAATGGCAGTACGTTTGCAGGAACTATTGGAGGTGGTGTCAAGGTCTATATTGATCCTTATGCTTCACTTAATCCAACATATGAATATGCGATTAATGGATATAAGGGCACTTCAGCCTATGATGCCGGTGTTTTCTATTGCCCATATGTACCACTACAGATGGTGCGTGCAGTAGGAGAGGACACCTTCCAGCCAAAGATTGGATTTAAGACTCGTTACGGGTTTGTTAATAATCCATTTACAGGCGGCGGGGCACACAACAATGCCTATTATCGAAAGGCTCTAATCAAGCTCTAGGTAGTAGATATTTTTGTTACCCATAAAAATTAGGGGGGGACTTCGGTTCCCCCCTTTTTTCTTGTTATGCCTAAATAATAAAGAATAGCAAGAGGTTCTTTCACATGGCAAAAGAGTTCCGACATCCTGACAATGAGAACTATCTCTCTCCTGTTGGGTTTAAATTTATAGTACAAAATCTTCCAAATGTAAATTGGTTTGTACAGGCAGCAGTTCTCCCAGGAATAAGCCTTGCCGAAGTATTAACACCAAGTCCATTATTGGATACCCATGTACCCGGAGACAATCTTGTATACGAACCATTGAATATAACTTTTATTGTAGACGAGGATTTAAGAAATTGGATTGAAATATACAACTGGATGGCAGGACTGTCTGCACCAGAAACCTATTCTCAATACAAAGCCCTAACAGAATCTCCAGCAACCCAGGCGTCGAAGGGCAGTCGCGAAAGCATATACTCTGATGCCACATTGATTATATTGAATAGTAATATGAGGGCAAATCATCAATTTATATTTAAAGAGCTATTTCCCACCTCTCTGTCTGCTCTTAATTTTTCAACCATCCAGGGAGATGTTGATTATATTACAGCAGATGCCACATTTAAATTTACTCATTATAATTACGAGAAAATTTGAAAAAAACTGTTGACAACACAATTGATCGTGCTATACTACCATACATGATTTTTTGAACATATATTGTTATTTAAATTTTTTTAAATAAAGGATTATAATGAAATTAGAAGAAATTCAACGCGAGTGGTCAAAGGACTGTAGCCTCGACAAGACAGAGCTTTCGTCCGAGAGCCTTAATATTCCAGTTCTTCATAACAAATACTTAAAAATTCTAGTAGAAGAAAACCTTCGACTAAAGAAGTTGAAATTGCATCATCAGACGTTAGAGCAGGAAAAGTTTGAATACTACACCGGCAAGATGGATGAAGATGATCTAGAAGAACGTGGGTGGGAACCTTTCCAGCATAAACTATTAAAACAAGATGTTCCCCGGTATATTGCAGGAGACAAGGATATTATTTCTGCTCTTCTTATTATTGCAGAACAGCAAGAAAAGGTAGATTGTCTTCGAGAAATTATTAATAAGAGCATCAATACCCGTAGTTTCAATATTGGTAATGCAATCAAGTGGGAACAGTTTCTTAATGGGATTAATGTTGCATGAGTATGATTAACGTAAAAAAGTTAAATGAAGTTTCAATTGTCATTGATACCGAACCGGGAATTGAACATGAGATAGCAGACTATTTCACCTTTATGGTTCCCGGTCATCAATTCATGCCCCAGTTCAGAAATAAAATGTGGGATGGAAAGATTCGTATGTACTCTCATATGAATCGTACTTTATATGCCGGATTATTATCTCGCCTAGATCAATTTGCAGAGGAACGTCAGTATACGTTACATATGGACAAGTCTATTGATCGAGCAAAAGAATTTTCTGCTCAAGATGCCGAACGATTTATTGATAGGCTGAAGTATCCATTTCCCATGAGAGATTATCAGATGAAGGCATTTATTCATGCCATCAGAAATCGTAGATGTGTGCTTGTATCTCCTACGGCTTCGGGTAAGTCTCTAATCATTTACTCTATTGCCCGATACCATGAAGGAAAAAAGATATTAATTATTGTCCCAACAATATCCTTGGTGTCTCAACTCTATTCTGATTTTAATTTGTATGGTGCAGCGGGGGGATGGGATGTCAATAAAAATGTTCATTGTATCATGGAGGGGAGAACTAAATTCACCGAAAAACCAATCACAATTTCAACGTGGCAAGCCGTATACAAACAAACCCAAAGATATTTTCATCCATTTGATGTTGTCATTGGAGATGAATGTCATTTATTCAAGGCAAAGTCATTGTCCACTATTATGACTGGACTAGTTAATGCCAAACATCGCATTGGAACTACGGGAACATTAGATGGAACAGAAGTACATCAGCTTATGCTTGAAGGATTATTTGGGCCAGTAAAACAAGTTACATCTACCAGAGAACTTATTGAAAAAAAGCAGCTTTCCGATTTTCACATTAAGGCATTGACTCTGCGTTATTCAGAGAACGAACGAAAGCGAATGGTTCGATCTCGTTACCAAGATGAGGTAGACTTTATTGTTGCCCATGAGAAACGAAGAAACTTTATTCGCAATCTAACTGTGAGTCTTAAAGGCAATACACTAGTCCTGTTTCAGTATGTAGAAAAGCACGGCAAGCCATTATACGAATGCATCAAGAATGCCGTTGACAAAGATCGTAAGGTATTCTTTGTCTATGGTGGTACTGATGTGGATCAACGCGAACGAGTACGGGCAATTGTAGAAGAAGAAAATAATGCGATCATTGTTGCATCCAACGGTGTCTATTCTACAGGGGTAAACATCAAACGGTTGCACAACATCATATTCACACACCCCGGTAAATCGAAGATTAGGACTCTTCAGAGTATTGGTCGGGGACTAAGAACAGGAGAAGACAAAACTGAAGCAACGCTATACGATATAGTCGATGATCTAGGGTACAAGGCGCACAAAAACTTTGCGACCAAACACTTTCTAGAACGACACAAATACTACATGGATGAAAAGTTTGACGTAAAAATCTATAAGGTAGATTTAAAATAAAAGGATTACAATAATGTCACCAAGAAAAAAGAAACAGAAACTGAATGAGCCTCAATACAGGTATCTTCAATTAATAGATGGAACAGAATTGGTTTCCGTTGTCCATGAAGGAGATACTCCCGCAATAGTTAGACTGGAAGACCCATTAAAAATTGTTGACATGACACCCTTTCTAGAAAATCCTAGTGATGGTTCAAATACAATTATGTTGACAGCATGGATTCCATATACAGACGACATACACATTTCCGTAGATCGCGATAAAATTCTAGTTATTACTAATGCATCAGATCGACTGATTAGGCACTATAAAAAAGTAGTAACCATGATTGTTGAACGTGCCATGAAAGAAGAATTGGATATGATGGATCGTTCTTCATTACCAGATTTTGAGCGAGAAATGCAAGAGTCTGATAATCCCCTACAGGATTTAGTTGAAGGATTAAAGAAAATTGTTGAAGGCAAAAAGAAAGATATAATTTATCACTAATTGAAAGGAATATGATGAATGAGTAAGAAAAGTGAAGAGAAGAAAATACATTATGTTGATAACAAGAAGTTTCTTGCAGAGATGATTAAGTTTAAAGAAGTCATTGCAGAAGCAAAGTCAAAGGGCGACGAGAGCAGACAGAGGGTTCCCAATTACATTGGGGAATGCTTTGTCAAGATTGCAGAGCATCTATCGTACAAACCTAATTTCATCAACTATACATTCAGAGATGAGATGATTGCAGATGGTGTAGAGAACTGCCTGCAATACGTCAGTAATTTTGATCCACAGAAATCGCATAACCCCTTTGCGTATTTCACGCAGATCATTTACTATGCATTTCTGCGTCGAATCCAAAAGGAAAAGAAGCAACTGTATATTCGTTACAAGTCTATTGAACGTGCCGGATTGGACAATGATTTAATGGTATTGCAAGAGGGAGATACTGAGTCAGCACATGAAGTAAAGTTAAACTTTATTGATGGTGCATCAACAAATATCTCTGATTTTATTGATGCCTTTGAGGCGCAACATATTAAGAAGGCCGCCGACACTAATAAGAAGAAAAAGGCAACCACAAAAAAGAAAAAGGGCATCATTGATGCACTGGCAAATACATGAAAATAGCATTGATTAATGATACACATTTTGGAGCCAGAAATGATTCCAAGGTGTTTGATGAATATTTCTATAAATTCTATGATAACATATTCTTTCCATATCTGAAGGAACATGATATTTCAACGGTAGTACATCTAGGTGATATTGTTGATCGCCGGAAGTATATTAACTACAAGATCCTACGCAATTTCAAGACAAACTTTGTGCAACGATTGTTGGATATGAACATTGACCTTCATGTGATTATCGGAAACCATGATACGTTTTTCAAGAACACAAATGAAATCAATTCCATGACAGAACTCTTCAACGGAGACTCTGCATTATCCATATACACAGAACCCGAAGAGATTCTTTTCGATGGCACCAAGGTTCTTATGGTGCCTTGGATCAACGACAGCAACAGGAAAGAATCGCTGCGACTGTTGGAGGAGTCCAATGCAGAGATTATTCTGGGACACCTTGAGGTCAAGGGGTTTGCCATGATGTTGACTGGTGGTATTAACGAGCATGGGCTGGATGCATCTGCATTCAATCGTTTTGATATGGCAATGTCAGGACATTTCCACCACAAGTCTGACGATGGTACGGTGTACTACCTTGGGGCTCCCTATGAAATGACATGGGCAGACTACCAAGACCCCAGAGGGTTTCATATCTTTGATACAGAGACAAGAGACTTGGATCATATAATCAATCCGTATAAGATGTTCCATAAAATTATCTATGATGATTTGAATAAGACCTCTGAAGAAGTTGTGCAACAAGATTTTTCGAGTTATGAAAATACCCACGTCAAGGTAGTTGTTCAAAACAAAACCAATCCATATTGGTTTGATCTAATGCTCGATGAACTCTACAATGCAAATCCGTTTCATGTTTCTATTGTAGAGGATTTTTCTGATGCAATAGATGTGACTGGAGAAATAAACATAGATCAGGCAGAAGATACGTTGACTATTCTACGAAACTATGTCGATGACATTGGAGTAGAGGATGACAAGAAGAATGAATTGAATGAATTGCTTCATGGACTATACCTTGAAGCAATCAGTATGGAGACTGAATGATTCACTTTAGTAAAATTCGTTGGAAGAACTTTCTTTCAACAGGTAACAATTGGCTTGAAATAGAGCTAGACAGAAAACCCAATACCCTTATTGTGGGTGAAAATGGATCGGGCAAGAGTACCGTACTGGATGCACTCACCTTTGTATTGTTTGGCAAACCGTTTCGTAAAATCAACAAGCCACAGGTAGTCAACACGATCAATGGGTCTGGTACACTAGTTGAAATTGAATTTAATATAGGCAAGAATGAATACCTTGTACGCAGGGGAATCAAGCCTACAGTATTTGACATTGTGGTCAATGGAGAGTCGCTCGATCAGAGTGCCAATGCCAGAGACTTCCAAGAACTATTGGAACGTCAAATTCTCAAGCTCAATTACAAGTCATTCACTCAGGTAGTAATTCTGGGTAGCTCGACGTTTGTTCCCTTCATGCAGTTGACTGCTGCAAATCGTAGAGATGTGATCGAGGATCTTTTGGACATAGAGATTTTCTCGTCCATGAATGTCATCCTGAAGCAACGTCTGTCTGAGATCAAGGATAGCACACGGGACAACGGAAACTTAATTAAGATTGCCGATGAGAAGATTGCCCTGCATAGCGACCATGTGCAACAGCTAAAGCAGGACAATGCCAAGCGCATCTATGACAAAAAGACATCCATAGAACAAATTAAAACGCAAAATAATGAATTAGCCGAAAACGCATCCGAAAAGGTAAACGAAATCAAAGCGTTGGAGAGCCAAATTTTGGATTTTTCCAAAATTCAGCAAAAACACACAAAAGCTACTGGGATACTGGGTACGCTAAGTAAGAGTCAAGGAAAGCTGTTTTCTGAGATCGAATTCTACGAGGATCACAACGAATGTCCTACCTGTGAACAGGAAATTCACGAAGAATTCAAATCAAATATAATCAGAGAGAAGTCCATTAAAAAGGATGAGATCGTCAAGGCGGTGGTTGCCCTGAACTATGACATTGAAGGAATGAAGACAAGGCTTGAGTCTATTGAGAATACCATGACAGAGATACAGGACATTGAGCATATGGTATCACGGCTGGAGTCAGATCGTAGTGCCAATGACAAATTGATTATCAATCTCAATAAAGATATTGAAGAGTTTGAAACTAGCACGGGCAATATTGATGATGCAGCCCATCAGTTAGAGGTTGCAGAGAATGAGAAGACTTCGTTGGAAGGGGACAAGGAAATCCTTATCAACAAGAAGCACATTCACGATACTGCATACGGGTTGCTCAAGGATACAGGAATCAAGACGCGAATCATCAAGCAATACATTCCGATCATGAATAAGTTAGTGAATAAGTACCTTGCGAGCATGGACTTCTTCGTTAACTTCACACTAGACGAGAGCTTCAACGAGACAATTAAGAGTCGATTCAGGGATGACTTCTCATATGCATCATTCTCTGAAGGTGAGAAGATGCGTATTGATCTTGCGCTATTGTTCACATGGCGTGCAGTAGCAAAGATGAAGAACTCTACGAATACGAATCTGTTGATCCTTGACGAAGTATTCGATAGCTCATTAGATTCTTCTGGTACAGATGAATTCATGAAAATTCTCTGGACATTGGGAACAGATCAAAACGTGTTCATCATATCCCACAAGGGGGATGTGTTGCAAGATAAATTCCGTGGCTTTATGCGATTTGAAAAGGTCAAGGGATTTACACAGATTAGTAAGAATAGGAGTATTGATGAATCCGCATGAAAGATTCGCCAAGTATAAAGGCAAGAAATGTTGGCAGGGTCACATCAAGGATGTGAATCGCAATGATGATTTGGCTACTGCTGGGTTAACTCAGAAACAGGCCGATGCCCTACGCACATCTGATTTTGATTTTGCATTTATTCGCAAGACAGACAAGCAAGGGTGTGCCGAGATCAAGGCATTCATTGAGCGACATGAATGGCTAGGCAAGATGCCCATATTTCCTACGCATCGTTTTGTTGCACGATTAAAATCCAATGGGCAGATTGCCTGTGTAGTTGTAATGGCAACACCGAATGCATTTCAAAATCTCTTGGGTATGGAAAACAAGAATCTCGAAAAACTCATTGCACGGGGAGCGAGTATATCATGGGCTCCAAAGAACATTGGCTCATGGATGATTATGCAGTCAATACGCTGGATGGTAAAGAATACTGACTTCCGTATCTTTACTGCATACTCTGATCCAGAGGCAAAGGAACTAGGTACAATATATCAAGCCTGTGGATTCTCCTATCTGGGACAATCTTCTGGTGCAACAAAGCAATGGCAAGATCCATTGCATCCCGAGAAGGGATGGTTCTCTGATCGTATGCTAACTATGAGAAGTGTCTATGTACGCATGGCAAAAGATATGGGTATTGAATTTCTTCCTGAGTGGAGAACCCCCAAGGGTAAAGTGAATTGGAAGAATGTTCCTGATGAGATTGAGAAGAAAATTCGAGATGCAGCAAGAGCCTACAGGGATACCTGCATTTCTAGAATCTGTCCACCGAAGCATAAGTATGCAATGATTATGGGGCCGTCCAAAGGACAGACAAAGTATCTGCGGAGACTATTTGCAGAGACTAAACCAGAGTTAGTCAACCTTCCCTATCCTACGCAGAGAGGAAAGTAAATTATGAGTAGTACGCTTGAACCGTTTTTTATAATAACAAATAGTAATAATGTCGTTAGAAAAAAGACTATTAAAAAGAAAATTTATATGAATCCCTATGAAATTTTGACCATGAAGTTTTGTACAAACCCATATGAAATTTATGGATACCGCTGCCCAAACAAAAATAAGTTATTACGTTTAGATAGATTTTGGAAAGACTCCCGAAGACAAGATGGGAGAATTGCAGCTTGTATTGATTGCGGGACGTATAATAATAAAAATAGAAATTGCATGAGAGAAATCAAGGCAGCCATTCCTGCGGACATGAAACACTGTACATTATGTTTGGAGCTTTTACCTCTTGATAAATTTACTATTAAGAATAGCCCCAAGACAGATAAAGGAAGAGCTTCAAGATGTAGAGAGTGTACCAAGAAAGGACTCGATGCCAAGTGGGATGCAATGTCTACTGAAGAAAAAGAAACAAAGAAAAAGATACGCAGCATCAGGGCAAAAGAGCTACTCGAAGACATGAAAAAAAATGACCTGGAACGCTATGCAGAACATTGTGAAAGAAGCAAGAAGTCAGCACAGGCATATCGTGATAATCCGGCAAATCATGGAAAGCTCAAGGCTCTGCGAAAGAAGCGGTATTGGGAAACTCCTATGGAAATTGATGGTGTCGTATACAAAAATGGCAAAGCGCGAGACAAAGTATATCGAGATGAGTATTTCTCAGATCCTGAATTGGGCGAAAAACGAATTGCCAATAGCAAGGAAAAGGGAAGCAAGTGGAAAAAAGAAAATAGAGATAAGGCTGATGCAACTGTAGCCAGAAGGCGAGCCAAGAAAGCTGGAAATGAAGTTCCTGATACATGGGAGCCTGCTGATGAAAACATTATTAAGGAGATCTACAAAATTAATAATAAGATGAATAAAGAAGCAGGTTGTCAAAGGTCTAACGAGCCCCACCCCGAAGGAAGGTGTTGGGGTTCTTGCGCCGCATATAATGTGGATCATATTTGGTCTATAGAACAGGGTGGTCCGCACCATCAGGATAATTTGCGAATTACTTATGCTTCAGAGAATAAATCAAAATGGTCTTATCATGATGAGGAAAGGGATAATATTCTTTATGACTTCTACAGGAAGGGGTATTATACAAATACAAAGGAAGGGAAGAAGACTTTCATAAAAGAGGAAATGCCTCCTGCTCCAAGAACCCCTCTTGTTTCCTTTATAGGGGCAACCAAATCTTCTCTCAAAGTAAAGATTTAAAATGACTAAATAAACCTAAATCCCCCCGCCCAGACTTATAAACCCTACAATCGGCTTAACTGCTGCGTAGGGTTCGCTCGTCTGCGGGGAGCTTTTTACTGCCATTGGCATTGCCATGTCAGTAAAATAACAACCGTTGTATTATAATAACAACAAAAAGGAGAACTAGTAATGAATAGTAATGATGAAAATCAAATAGACCGGAAGTTCAATCTCGTAGCCTATGTTGCAACAGCAATATTGTTTGGCTTTGCGTTGGTTTGGGCTGCCCCTTCAAGTGCAGATGACAGCGGTAGTAGTGTCATGGGCAATATTGCTGTCGTTGAAGTCAACGATGACATCACAGTTTCTATCGGTGGCGGGGTTCGCGCCGATGGTAATTTTGAAATCAAGCCAGATAAGACAAATGATTTTGCAGTAGACAATGCACGTCTCACCTTTGGGGTTGATACCTCTTATGGTGTGAGTGCAGATATTAGCGCCCAGTACGATGGTACTGCCACTAATAATTTCGATCTTCTCGATGCCGCTGTTTCTTTGGATCTTCCAGTACCTTTTGTGGATACAGTAAAGGCTGGTCGATTTATTGCTCCCGCTAACCGTTCAACCCTCAACGATACCTACGGACAAATCACATGGGATCTTCCTACTGTGGTTGCCAAGTATCCATCCGTCAATGGCTATGGACGCCTTGATGGTGGTGCCGTCTATGGTGGAGTCGATCACAAGGTTTCTGGCGTTGCCGATGCAACAAAGGGATTCCTATCTGATGACTTCGGCGTAGACTATTCTGTTGGTGTATTCCAAGGAGTCAATAATGCCGACGATGCCCTATTCGCCACGCGAATTGCGCTCGACCTCGGTGGAGTTGATCTTGGTTTTGCACTACAGACACAGAACGAGGCAGTAGGAACCTCCGATTATCTCGGATGGAACCTTGACCTTGCCTATTCCACGGCAATTGGCCCGGGTGTTGCAACCGTAAATGGTGGTTTCTTCCAGTATGATCTGGATGATGCCGCATATGTTCCGGGTGTAGGACTCAATGAAGGTATCGGTGGATATGTTCTTGGAGCCTATGCTCTTGACAAGTTTGCTCTCAAGGCAGGCAAGTTGAGCGTGACCCCAGAACCGTTCGTTCGCTATCAGAACTTTCAATTTGAGGGTTCCAATGATGGTGAGCAGCAGCGATGGGATGCTGGTGTGAATCTTGTTCTTGATGAGGCAACCAACACCAAGCTGACTGCATCATATTTCAATGATGAACTACAGGATGTCAAGAATGAAGGATTCGTCGTAGGCGTACAGTTTGCATTCTAATTAGACATATATACTACTGACGCTGAACCCCCAAAGAAACCCCTCATGCACTTCGGTACATGGGGGGTTTTTTTATTTGTAAACCTCCTATATATTATATGGAAAATCAAATGCTACAATCTATGACAATCATCACCAAGGACAATTGTAAATGGTGTGTCCTTGCAAAAAAATTGCTAAAGAAGAATGGCATACCATTCAAAGAATTGCATATACCAGAATCCCTATCCAGAGAGGAATTTTTGACACTCGCAGAAGAACATGATACACTCCCCACAGTCCCAAAGATTTTTGTTGGGAGAAAGAAACTCATTGGAGGCCATGATGACCTCGTTGAATATTTGTTAAAAAAAGAAAGGCAATAATAAAATGTCAATAAACTTATTTGATACTGATGAAGAACAATGGAAGCCGTTAACCAAATACGGTATTGAGTTACCCGGTTATCTTATTTCTAATTTTGGAAGAGTGATTACAAAATTGAGAGGCGGCCCAAAACAAATGAAAATACAGAATATCCCGAGCAGTCCAGGGGGAAGGGGAGGTGCATCCAAAATTCAGGCAATTATTCCCGAGGGTATTTTTGAGGATTTTAACTATGTCAAGAAATGCAGAAATGGTAAAAAAAGAACTGCAAGGGAAGAATCCACCTGTGCTGTTAATGTTGCAATTCATCGGGCAGTAATGGAGGCCTTTTATCCTATTGATGAGAATCCACCGATCCCAATGGAGGACTGGGAGAAGACACCAGAGTCAGCCAAAGAATTCATTAGACTGGCTGCCTATGTAGACCATATAGACGACAATCCATTTAACAATCATGTTAGTAATCTTCGATGGTGTACACCAAAAGAAAACAATATTGCCATCAAGCACCAAAAGACAACAGGAAAATCTTATTCTTCTAAAGACGGAGGATCTTTTGGCACATTAAGGAAACGCACAGGGGGCCAGTCCCTTCATGAAAGCAGCAAGCTCTATAGTGATGGAAAACTAACAACAACAACAATAATAAAAGCAACAGCACAACAACAACAACAACAAAAACAACAAAATAACGATAAAACCAGACTGCCTATATAATACACATTGAAAAAAAGGAGTGAATAATATTATGGGTGATGCAGAACGCAGAAATGCAACAATTAATGGAGTGATTAATGTGGGCAATAGTGGAATCAACATTGATGCCCACAAGAATGATCTAATCACACAATACGAGAAAACCCCTGACCAACATGGTAAGACATACACTGTCGAGTTTGAAGAAACCAAGACAGACACAGAACACTATGTGAACTACTGGGTGTATTAATAATAAAATGAAAAAGTTTCCCATCTCCATTCATAATTCCGGGCCTCGCTACATTCGTCTTCCGAATTTCCTTTCTTATTTTGAAGATGATGATCTTCCCAAAAAGCTCATTGCCTTTCTTGAAGAAAACAGAAACAAGTCTTCTGTCAACATCACCAATGATGTTGTCACAGAGATTCGATTCAACTACACCCTTGATGACAGCGGGAAAAAAGAATCATGGTTTTCTGAGAACAATGTTGCTGCTGCCAAGATCCAAGAATGCGCCATGCCCCTCATGGGCATTGCCAATCAAATCTTGCCCTACAACAGTCCCATCAATCAAATTGACACATGGGATAGTTTCTGGATCACAAAGTATGAGCCCAATCCAAATCGAGAAAAAGGTGATGAAATCGCCCCTGGGGATATTCACTATGATTTCAATTCCCATGAGGAGGATGGCATCTATTCCGTTCCTACAATGGCCACTCTTTCGGTTGCCCTGAATGATGACTATGAGGGAGGGGAATTTGTTATTTCCAATGGTTTCAATGCAGAAAAAACCGGGAGCCTTCAGCATGAGTTCACCACCCTGAACCCCAAGATGAAGGCCGGAGATGGCATCCTCATTGATGGATGGTCACTACATGGAGTTGCCCCTGTGACCCAGGGTGCCAGATATGTTTTTCTGGCCCACTTTACAGGAACATTCAAAACAGGAACGAAAAATGACAACAACAAAAAAGAAAAAGATTAAAACAAATCTACATAATTCGGCACCGTATCTAATTACGTTTCCCAATATGTTTGAAGATTCATTCAATGATCCAGAATTGGCCAGGGAATTAATCCAGTACCATACAGAGAATGAGAGAGAATCCCTTGTGGACATCTCTACTGATTACATCACAGAGGCCATCCTGAATCCAAAGGCCATGAATCATCGTCTACATGGTTATCTAAAAGACATAATGCAATTGTTGAATATATACTTCATTCCAAATTCCCCTGTACAGACTCTTGATTCATGGAACGATACAGTATGGATTCGTAAATACAGCCCCAGTAAAGAAAAAGAAAAAGAAAAAGAAAAAGAAGAAGCCATTATGCATATGGACTATAACATAGATCAAAAAAACAATGAATATGCAATTGCAGAAGGATACTCCCCACAACCCGATGTGGCAACTCTTTCTGTTACACTAAACAAGGGGTATGTTGGAGGCCAGGTAATAATCTCTGCTGGCTATAATGAAAAAGGCGAACAAAAAACCCTTATATCAGATGCAACAAAAACAAACATTGGAGATGGAATTGTATGGGATGGATGGACCCGACATGGAGTAAGGCCGGTTATTGCAGGATCGAGATATGCAATGGTTGTTCATTTTAGAGGAACTACCATATTCCCTCCCCTGGACAGAAAGCATTTCAAAGAAGAAGAAGAAGAAGAAACCCTATAGTGAAAAAGGACCCCCTATATGGAGGGGCCGTGTATATGCGGCTTATATGCGGCGGTCCATTTTATCCCACTTTATCCCACCTTTTTCCCTGTGTAACCCCTTTAGGTTTTTTCTTAACCTTAGTTTAGATTAAATCATTAGTTGTCTCAGCGCGCTCGCCAACGGGCCGCAACCCTCCGCGTTTTTTTGTGAGTGACACACCCAAAGGGGGCCTAGCACATCGCACAGTCACACACAACCCCTCCGAGTTTTCTCTACACACACATACACCATACACCATACACACACCATACACAGTACACCACCTGTTGTATGTGTGTACCACTATGCCCCTTTGAGTTTTTAATTATAATTTTAATTAAATTGTATGTATGTGCATAGGTACGCTCCAGGTCATCTCCCTGGCCGGCCTATTCTCAAATATAAAACACAGAGATCCTTTGAGTTTTTTAATTTATTTGTTCATATACAGCATATAAAAAGAAAACTCAAAGATTCTCTGTGTTTTATTTCATTACGGCGCGGCGGTGGCTCGAATTCGACGAGCTGCTCCTCGAAGAGCACTCGAAGTTCTCCTGATAAAAACTCAGAGACACTTTGAGTTTTATAAATAGTAACAGATTATATTTAAAATGGTTCGGGGGGACCGGGGGACCATTGTTGAGGTCCCCGGTCCCCCATCGAGCCTCAAGTCGATAGCTGACCATGAAAGAAAAATAATTTTTTCGCGCAAAAAAATTCTGTGCGCTCTAATAAAGGAAACCCCTAATGAAAGTAACCAAGCAAAACTTGATTAGCATGAATGAAGCGCCTTTAAATTTAGGGCAGATTAACTACCCCACAACCAAACAGATTGTTGCAATTCAAAGAAAACTCAGAGCAGACGCGCCGGAAATTCTAAAGCAATATCGAGAACTCCTCAGACGACTACAGTTATCCAAAGTGTCTGGCAAAGAAATCGTATACATCCGAGATGAGCCCGATGCCAATTATCGTAAGCGCACAGGACTCGGAGATTCTCATAGCATCGAGATTCGCGATAAAACTAACAGCCCATTAGGGAAAGAAGTTGTTGCCCATAAGAATTCTGGCGAGACTTCCTATGAGACAATTCTCGCAATCAAGGAAGAATCGAAACAAATCACTACCAATGACGAGGGAGACGAGATTATTAACGAAGCCACCGACGTAGGCAAGGGAAAGGTTCCTGTCTATGCAGAGATCAAAGGCAAGAGGGGATACCACAAGGTTATCGGTCACGTTTCTAAAAGGGCATCATCTATTGGTGCCGCAAAGGTTGGCAAGAATCATGGTGCCGTGGCTGCACAGAGAGCAACGGGTCTAGTCAGCGATAAACTACCCGAAGGACCTGGATGGGTCATTCTGGCTCAATCAGGACCGGGAGCAAAACCAGTTGCAATCAACGAGGCCGTCATGGTCAACTTCGATGCAGGAGATCATCATTCCCAGAGGTGGGGAAAGATTCATGCACGGGATCTCATAAAAAAGCTCAAGAAGGCAAATGTTAAACATAAGACGGACAATGCATACTATGTTAGTTTTGATATAACTAGTTACAACAGTTCATCTCTCGCAAAAGAAATGCCTGTTAGTGATCTACTCGCAGATATAAAGAAGAACAACGGAAGAGTTGATTTTTCAGAAAGGGACGCAATGGGACGCAAAAAACGATTTGAGGAATTTGTTAATGAGGGCGGCATGGGAAATGAGAAGGAGAAGGCGCGTCTGGCTCATATGCGGTTGCGCGGGATTCCTTCCAATGATGAAATCAAGGCCTTCTATGAAAAACAAAAAGGCAGTCATTCTCAGAGAATTGCCGCAACAAAGAAACATTTCAATTTGCAGAAGATGACAGTTTCAGCCAAGGGCAATGTTTCAGCAAAAGGAATTCGCGAAGGTGGACTGGATAGTGGTGCCCATAAAATGGCCAAGGGACGCATTGGTGTCTCACCGTCACACGCCAAGAAATATCGAGGAGATCACCGTGGCAGTAAGTTTGAACCCTCCAAGGATCGCGATGCAAGAGGTGGACGATGGGATGGTGATGACTATACCATGTCCAAGAAGGACTATGCAAGACTGCACAAGGACTTCAAGAGCAAGATCAAGGGAAAGCCATATGCAACAGCAATGGACCCCAAGACAGGTGCAACGATCCTGACTCCTGTTATCATCACAGAGAAAAGAGGAGCCGAAGATCCCTATACCGTCAAGTATTGGTATGACAAGCAAGGTCGAAAGATGTGGGCAACCCTTAGTGGAGAAGCCGATGCAAAGAAGTTCCTTAAAGATGTCAAGGGACTCGGTATGGGTGGAAAGATTATTAAGGGTGATGTAAGAGAAGAAACTATTGTAACAGAATATCGAGACACACCCAAAACCAAGCAGGCGAAGTTTGCGGTAGGCAATCGTCCCGGTCAGGCATCAGATCCGTACACCGTCAAGTATTCCTATACCAAAAAGGGACGCATCATGGTTGCAACACTAGCCAGCAAGAAGGATGCAGAGACTTTCCTAAAGAACGTCAAGGGTCTGGGTATGAGAGGGATCATTGTGAAGGGTGCAGCAGTCAAGGAAGAGTACATTCCTGAAGCCATCTATAAAAAGAAAATCGGTGTTCAAGGAGTCCGCGACATTAAGAAGGGGACTCCCCCATATACTGTTGTAGCCTTGAAGGGAAAGAAGGTAGTGGCACAGTCCAAGCCAGCAATGGTTTCCACTCAGGTTCCAGCAATCATCTATGATTTTCTGGAGAAGCATGGCAAGAATGATTCCCTTACGATTGGTGTAGAGGATAAGTCTGGACAATTGGTCTATACATACTATAAGCCACTCGGGTTCAAAGAAGAAGTAGAGATTGACGAAATGGAATTCAATCGAGCCTACAAGGGGAAGCCCCGTGGTGGAGACGGAGACGATCCGGCCGTAATGGCAGACCTACAGCGTCGATTGCTCAGGATGGGAAAGCGGCGCTCGGAAGAAGATTCCCAAAAGCGCGCCGCGGCCGCAAAAAAGAAAAAGAAGGTCAAAGAAGAGATTCTTCCTCCTCTTGAAGAACGAACCGACTACAAGAAACTAGGAGCCACCATTGCAATGCTAATCAAGGGTGGAATGAAATTCAAGGATGCCCTTTGCAAGATCGACACCACAGGAGTTGTCAAGGGTGGAGAAATTGACCAGCGAGCATTGAAGCGAGCAGTAGTCAAGTATGCCGCCAAGGAGGGAAAGAAGGCCTTGGCTGCCCAGATTGCCCAGGAGAGCGAACTCAAAGAAGGCACATGGTCTATTCCTAACAAGCCAGCAACAATCAAGAAGTTACGAAAACTCTTGAAGAAACCTTTTCCTGTTGGAGTGAGCAACTATAACGATCCAGAGTCATCCAAGGAAGGAGCCGAGGCAAAATTGAAGGGAATCCTTGGAGACGATGAACTTTTTAGCAAGTTTGATGCCCTTCGCAAGAGGAAGGGACCAAAGGCAGATGTCGGACCCCTCATCAGGAAATGGCTAAAGAAGAATGATAATTTTGAGCGAGGTGGAGTACCAAAAGATGTTGCAAAAATCTGGACAGAGCTGGGAGAAGGAGTTGAACTAGAATCAATCAATGAGGCAGTTCGACTTCCAAAGAATATTGAAGATGTACGAATGGCAACACTCTATGTCATGCTACAGTCCGCAGTAGTCAAAAAGGAAAAGACATTGCCAATTGGTTCTCCCATTGCAGTTCAAGTCATGGAAGCACTCAACGATATTGTCAAGACACTCAAGAAGGGAAACCGAATGAGGCTAACAGGGAAGGCTGCCGTCGTTGCATTCCTTGATGCTGCCCAGGAGCATTTCATGTTGCCTGTTTCTCCTATTGGAACTCTGGCAAGAAAGTATAATCTTCCTGTGGACAACTATAGTAGCACCGTCGATACTTCAAAGATTAATGTTAATGAAGAAGTCGAGAACATTGACGAGTTACGCGCAGGAGCCAAACGACATGGTGGTGTTCTGATGGTACGGACGATGAAACAGGAAGACGGATCATACAAATGGATTCTTCAGAGGGTTGAGCATGAAGGAGGAAAGGGGAAACAGACAGTAGTGGATACGGGAACAGAAGATTCCAGATCAAAGGCGGATCGTGCAGGACAGAAGGCCAAGAAGAAGCATAAGGTATCGGAAGAATATATTGTAAATCTAAAAGAAGCTGTCGATCAGAATACGGTCAGGGAACTCGTTCTCTATATCACCAATGACGGACAACTCTATCGACAACGCACCACATCCATTATCAAGAACCTTTCAAAGAAGGTTGGCGATGCAACCTATGATGGACTAAAGGCAATCAAGGCATTCATGTATCTTGTCAAAGATGGAATTAAGAAGTATGAGAAAGAACACGCCAGCCCAGGATGGGCTAGGCAGATCAATAAGGAAACCAAGCAGGCAATTGCAGAGGAATTACTCGATTATTATACCGAAGAAATTGGAGAGTAAGGACAATGAAATCATTTACAGAGTATCAACAAGTTGATGAATTGTTTGGCAGAAAGAAAAAACTTTCCCCAACTCAACAAAAGAAGGTTGAAGCCAAGGAAAGAAACCTAGAAGGCATAAGAACTTCAATTGCAAACATACAACAAAGACAGAATGAAATACAAACGCTGCTCACTCCAAGAGAACAAGGCGGAAAAGGAGTTTTTGCATATAGTATGCATGGAAGGAATTTAGTGGACGAAAGAAGAGAACTACGACGCCAATATAAAAAAGCAAGAAAAGAATATAGTCAGGCAAAGAGGGATCTTCGCTCATTAAAAAAGGGCGAGCCACCACATAGTCCATAAAAAGAAAGAAAGAAACAATCAATGAAATCGTTTTACCAATTCATACTTGAAGATATGTCAAATCCTAGAGACGTTGCACGGCAGACAACCAAGGATCTTGAACCAATGTTCGTATGGCTCAACACTCAACAGTCAGGGCAAAAACTTGTCAAGACAGACAAGAAGTGGGCCAAGACTCGCGACTTGGTTTCTAGGGAAATTGCAAAGAGAGCCAAGAAGGGCGACAGAGAAGCCAAGGCGGCATTCAAACATATGGAGGTAAATAAACTTCATCATAAGGGACAGACCCAACGCGACTTTCAGCTAGAAGGATGGTCTGGCACAAAGTATATCGTAGAGAAGAATCCACATGACAAGAAGTGGTATGCAATGGGTCATGTCGGAAAAAACAAGTGGATGCCCGTCTCCAATGGATTCAAGAGCAAGGCAGAAGCTCAGAAGTGGGCGAAGATTCAAGCCAAAGTAGTGAATCCTGCCGCAGAGAAAGAGTTGGGAGGAATATAGTAATGAAAACCTTTAGTCAATATCTCATTAACGAAGACCTCAGAATAAACTTCCTCGGAGGGATTAACCCAAAGCTCCAGGCAATCCTCGACAAGTTTCCCAAGGAGTATGCAAGAGTCATGGCTGGAGCGGAACTCTCCGACAGAAGGAATGTTCAATTCTTCGATGCTGTATACGAATACTTCTATGACGAAGATCCTGTGGCAGCGAAACGACAATCTGAGGATACCGAAGAATTTGTATGGGAACGGTTGATGGACATTGGCGATTCCCATTCACAACGATGGGGCGTGGCCTATGCAAGGGACTTGGTGAAGGAACTCAAGAAGGCAAAGATCAAGCACAAGACAGACAAGAGATACAAGGTTGAGGTTGACATCCAGAGTTACAATAAATCTGCCCTTGCAGACAAGAAGTCTATTGGTGAATTCATTGCAGATATGCAGAAGAAAAATGCAACGGTTGACTTCACCGAGAGGTAGACATGAAATCCTTCGTGCAATACATACAACTCCAAGAAGTAGGCAACCAGCCATACCGATGGAAACGAAATCGCTTCATTGAGGATAAGGTGTGGAATGCCTCGTTTGTCACGGACAATAAACAGACGTATCACTTTGAGGCATTGAAGGTGAGCATTGGTTGGGAAATTATATTTCATGCATCTCAGACAGGTAACGATATGGGAATCACCGGAACACAGGGGACGAGTGCCGTCCGAGTCTTTTCAACAGTCGCCAAGTTGCTTGAGGTATTCGTCAAAGAGGTGAGCCCCAATCTGTTTTCCTTTACTGCCGACAAGACAGAAAAGGATGGAGCCGGAAGTCGAACCAAACTCTACTCTCGGTTTGCAAAGGTGTTTGCGAGAAAGAATGGATATAACACAAGAGAACTTGACAAGAGTGACGAGGTGCATTTTGTGTTTTCAAGGAAGAGGAATGAAAGCCTTGAAGAAAAGAAGGTTCCCCTGTTCGTCTCCCTTCCATACAAAGGTGCCCATAAGAAAGAGAGCATTACTGGATTGGAGAATCCAAGTGCCGGGGAGACGTTAGGGTTTTTAAAAAAGATCAGATGGAAGCAGGCTCGCTTCATCGTGGATAAGGTAGGGAAGCTCTTAATCTGGGATGCCGACAATGCCATTCATCAAGAAGTAGTAACAGGCGAAGGGTGGGATAGAAATGAAACTTCTTTGGGTATCATGGATTGGGTTGCCGGGGGCAAGAACGATAATAAAGATTTGGTGATTCGGATCTGGAACCCCAAGGGGGGAGAGAAAAAATCTCGAACCCTACAGGCATTGAAGATGCGCGACGAAACAGTATGGGAGACAAAATGAAATCATTTAACCAATATATAAATGAAACGGCAGAGCCTACTGGGGAGAAGAGAAAACCCGGCAATGTCTATTGGGTTGCCAAGCAAGGAAGGCGTGGATTTTCACTTCAGAGAAGAGTTGCTGATGAGAATGGAAAATTTCGCGTAGATGCTGGTGCTGCCAAGAGGATGGGAGCGGCTGGAGTATACACGTCACAGGAAGCATGGTTTAAATGTATTGTATTGCAAGCCAAAGAAAAGAAACGTGCCAACGAACCCAAGAGTTATCCATACTATAAAGAGTATGTGGCATTCCAGAAGAAGAAGGGAAGACCCATTGTGGAGGGTGATTCGGTTGCCCTTCAGAAAAAAGGGGAAACCACAAAGGCATCCTTCAAGACTGTCAAGGCCGGACGCAAAGAAAGACACAGCGTCATCATTGCCCAGAATCCTGTGGACAAGAAGTGGTATGCATTAGGGGGGGTAGGCTGGATGAGCATCTCTGCTCCCATGAGAAACAAGGCAGAAGCAGAGAAGTATGTTTCCAAGTTGACCTCTGGTGCAAATCTTCCAAGTCCAAAAAGATCCATGCAGGATACTCTAAAGCTCCGAGGCAACTTTGGGAACATCATCTCCGATGATCCAAAGCAGGTATCTCGGGATGCCCATAGGAAACAAAAAGAGAAGAGCAAAAAGAAATGAAATCCTTTAACCAATACCTCATCGCAGAGAAGCGCGATCTATCTGTTCCCACGATAACCAAAGGAACGAAACGCAAATGGTTTCGTGCGCCCCTACATATATTACACAATCCAGACACCGACGTAACAAAGGATATTTTTGATTTGATCCAGAAGACCTATGAACCCATTGGTGGACATCTTGATTTTAATAAAGTATCTGATATTCCTTCGGACTTTACTCAATGGCTCGTTGTGGATATTGACAAAGATCCTGAGATAGATGCAGTCAAGTTTGCAAAGGGAGGACCGGGAGGCCTGAAGTTTACAGGGAGCGCAACCGATGGATCGGCAGCAGCAAAGAAGATTATGTTAAATAAAACTAATAAGATACTGAGAACAAAGGGAAATTATGCTGAAGTCTCCGATGCCATCGCCCATGTTTTAATTAAAAAGTACAAGATCCCCTACGTCAATAGCGAAGAGAAGGTAAGACAACTCCTCCCCGGAAAGAAGTTAACATGGGTAGGGGCAAATCCAAACGGGAAGTATCCAGATTACGTTGGATGGTATGAGCGCAATCTAGGAGGAAGTAACCATTTGAAGATTATGGTAGGGAGTCCAAACTAATGAAATCATTTAAACAACTTATAAAGAATATTCAAGAAGAAGAAGAAACATCCAACAAGCAAGAGTCTGCATGGAAGATTGCATTCGATGTATTTTCAGAAGAGGATGAGAGATATAAAGGATTCTTTATTGTATTTGAAGATTCTCAGGATGAAGCCATTGAGTCTGGATCTAAGATACTTGAAGGAATGTATCCAGAACATCAGCATGAGATTACTCTGTCTCGCGTAAAGAATTTATCAGAGCGAGATTATAAAAGAGAATATGCGAATTATCATTCGCGGCCTGACCAGATAGAAAGAAGGTCTGCGAGAAACTCGGCAAGAAGGATTATGAAGAAGAAGGTTAAAAGCAATGATGAAATTAATGGAAAGGATGTCCACCATAAGGACAACAATCCATTAAATAATGACAGAAAAAATCTTTCTATTGTAACTCAACATTATAATCGTAGAGAACCTAGACTGAGACAACCAGAAGTAACACCACCAGAAATAGGAGAAGAGTAATATGGCAAGTTTGACCGATACATATAGAATGATGCAGGGTGAAGAGCCTGTCAATAAAGAACGCATTACAGAAGAAGATCAGACCAAAATCGAAATGAGTCAAAAGGGAACTGATGGAAAACCGATTACTCAAAATTTCATTAATGATATGAAAAGAATTAGAAATGGCGAAACTTTATTTGTAGAGCAAGTAGTAACTACAAAGGAGTCTATTAATAGATCAATTATGGATGTATTATCAAATGGGAAAGAAGTCTAAATCAAAATTTCCACATGAAGTCATTGAGAGTTCAATCCAAGATCAAAAGGATCTTCCGGTATTTGTAAGGGATAGCATGGTCGAAGGTCTTGGTATTGAGGAAGAAGATATTTTAGAAATAACAGAAGAGGATTTAAATTATGACGACTAAGAAACAACCATTACAAGAAATTTATGGCGATGAGGATAATGTTGAGGTCACACCAAAGGAAATGGGAAATGCACTTCATGAAATTATTAAAGAATTGAAAGAGAAGTATGGGGACGATTGGGCAAAACATATATCTGAAGTGGATGAATAGAGAGGACAAAATGGAAAAGACAGTTGAATTGAAAATTAGCCCGATGCGGATTATGACTTCCATCATTACGGCAGCGACGTTCATTGGAATTATTGTTGGTGTATCCCATTGGGTGTTCCGGGCAGAAGACTCCCATGAGAACACGGACAAGCTGACTACTATTGTAGAACAACTGAACCAGCAACAGGTATTTGAACGGAAGTTATGGGGAGATTCATACGAGCAACGAATCTCTGATATTCTAGAAGAAGAGAATCAACGACCAACCAACCCAGAGTAATAATTCAATGGCAAAAGAAGAACAGGAAAATAGATGGCCTTGGTCTATTACAGACAGAGAGTTCGGGGCACTTGAACAAGAACTGAAAGAGTTGCGCCATGACTTTAGGAACCTGAGAATGATTGTTGATAACAGCGGAATGTCCTCGGTCACAAAACAAGACGTGATTGATATGCGAGAGAGCCTGAATAATCTGCATACATTAAAAGCCAAGCGAGTGGATACAGAAGAACTTAAACACGAATTTGACCAATTCAAATCAAAGGTATATACCATCCTTTCTATGGTGGTTGTGTTGGCAGGTTTGGTAGGATGGTTGATTGATACAGTATTAAAGATTGTGGATTAATTATAATATAAATAATGTTGTAGAACCTTTACTTAGAGGGATAGCATGAAAAGTTTTAAGCATCATTTAAATGAAGAGCTACGGACTAAGGAAATAAATAAAAAATATTTCCCTAATCCAATAACTGATATATTGAAAAAGATATTTACAAGAAAAGGAAAAATGGATGGTAATGAGACGGATGATATTGTACAGGCGACCCCAAAGACTTGGAAGGCGACAAACCTTAAAGCATCGCAAGATTCGGTTTATCTCGGCAAGGCGTTAGGCATGGCAATCAATGGTGTCAAAGGCGGCGACCTTGGAGCCATTGTTTCAAAAGATAAAAGAATTCTTGATGGACATCATCGTTGGGCAGCAACGATATTCAATGACCCCAAGGCAACGATCTCTGGAATTGAGGCCAAGTTAAAGATTGGTGATCTGGTTCCTGTGCTTCGCGCATTGGGAGACGTGTTTGGTAACAAGCGTCGTGGGACTCCAGCAGGAGGAGATGTAAACATCTTCAAGGCAACCATAGAAGATGCTGTTGATGCAGTTCTTACTGGAAAGAACATGAACTCAAAGTTCTATAATAAAGCAAAGGCAACACAATGGTTAATAAACATTGGTGGTCGAGTTGAATTAGAAACGAGACTAAAAAAGATTCAACGATCTACCCCACCTAAAGGAGCCCCACCCCGAGCTGATATGCCTGTCATTGATGCAGATAAGGCACAGCATACACAGGCGGCAGACCTTCTTGCAAAGGGAGACTTAGATGTGCGGGCACCATACGCAAAGGTAAAGTAAAATGGCACAAGAAGACTACGAAGATTTTCTAAAAGGGTTTGAGGAAGAAGACTTTGGGATGGAGGCAGTTAGCGCCGAGGAGTTGAGCGATAAAGTTGTTGCTCCATCTCAGGCGACTGAAGTTCTAGAATCTAACGTCCAAGGTATTTCCAATCTAGAGACTAAGATTGATAAGATCATTAGCGGAGTTAATGGTATCAATGCACTACTCGATTTTGATGAATTGAATATCGAGTCTAAGTTAGATCAGATTCTAGATCATGTGGATAGTGTACAATCAGCAGCGCCCGCAGAGGTAAATGCCGTAGTCGAAGAGTCAGCCGAAACCAAAGAAAAGCTCGACAAGATCATGGCAGCAATCGGAGATCCAGAGAAGCGCAAGGCAGAAGTGGAACGAAGACTCGCCGAAGCAATCGAAGGTAGGGAGGCTGCCGTAGATGAGAAGCTCAAGGATGTTGAAAAGTTGATTATACCATTGCTAATTAATTTGATTAAACCAGAGTCTCTAGAGAAGAAATATATCTACTGGCCTAACCGTAAGCCAATTGTAGAGAGGCAGATTAAGAGAATCATGGCAATCACCAGAGGGGATAGTTAGACTAAATACTTAGGTATAGATCGTGATAGTTTTTTGAAATAAAAGGAGGATAAAGCCATGACACTTGCATGGACTTTTGCTGGATTGCTGGGATCGTTATGTACGGTATTGATAATCAATAAAGAATATAGTAATCATAAATCTATAAAATATGATCGAAAAGAATGGGTCAGAATGAAACACCGACACAAGAGACATTCCAAGAACCAGTATAAGAAGTATTCTGAAGAGAATAAAGACTCTGGCCTCTAGAGGTATTCTAAAGTAGACACTCTTATATAGTATGATGGTTCAGATTTTTCAAGGGGTATCCCTGAAAAAACTTTTCTTTAGTTCTTCAATATAACTTCAACATAGATATTCAATTTCACGAAGGGCACCATTCCTGTCTCCGCCCCCCGGCGAGAACCCAGGCAATCGCGTGTCCCTCTCTTAAAAACGCTGTAACCCCTTGATTCTAAAGGGGAAACCCAGATTCCCCCAATTTATTTTTTCTAGTGCCCCTGTGTTCGCCCTTAAGATTTCCTTCTAAGTCCCTGATTTTAAAGGGGAAAGTCTTACATTTATGTGTTATCTTTTCTAGTGCCCCTGTATTCGCCTACAGATTCCCGGGGGGGAGCATCCTCCTCCAAGCTGTGCTATGCTTTGGTTCCTAGGTGAGAGAAGGACTTAGATTTATGGCACAGAAAAACTCAATAAAAACAGCTACTTGGACGGATCTGGACGAGATCCGTTCTGCCCTTCCGGGCGTATCCCTTGACGACGCTCGCGCGATGCTTCATGCATCCCGCGAGCGTTTTCTGTCTGCGGACGAATTGACTGCCCATCGCAAGGCGAGCGTTGACGCTCTCGCGAAGCGATCCCCGTGGTCTTCCTTCAAAGACGCGACCGGCGAGCGCGAGTCCTTCGCCGCTCCGGTCTTCTCGCGCCGCGCCACTCGGCGCAGCGAGACTGCCAGCGATCACACGCTGCGCCTTTCCAACTCCAACAACGATTCTGCCGCGATGAAGAAGTTTCTTGAGACGGGAACTATCACCGTGGTTCC